TCGTGCCAGAGAATCCAGACTGTCATGCTTCCTCTACCCATCCTCTCACAACATTGTAGCCTCGACTAAGAGCCTGCATCATTCGATGCCCTCCCACACTGTTACTAGTATGGACAATGAATAGGCCCACGTCAGCAGGCTTGCCATCGAAGGCATCATTCTCTAGCCGTACGACCAGTGGCATGATGGTGCTCTTGCCACTCAGGTCATGGTCGAGATATACCTCATCCCACGCCTGCGCATAGAGGAGTCTAGAACCCTCCTTCAATGTCCGGGCGTAGACGGCTTCCATTCCGGTAAAGGTTCTTTGGTCGTCTATTACGAGGCGACTCATCTTCTTGGTGCTCACGGAACTTAATGTCCCTTCTCTTGGCTAATCGATTGACTTCCCTAAGAGTATGACGGTCGATGTCAAGAATGTCAACGTTCATCTTGTCCTCTGCGATTATTCAGCGCATCACGGAGCGCAGTAAGTGCTTCCAGCGGAGTCTCACCGGGCATATACCAAACAGTATAGCCCTTCTCATGGATGATATCCGCGAACCAATTTCCCCCTAGGGTGACACAGACCCTTCGTCCCTTGGCCTCCGGAAGCAACTGGACCTCTCGAAAAACCCTACGAAGTTCCTCGTCGCTATTCATTTCTCTCACCACTTCTGAGGATTGAGTTGGTACTTGCTTGGCTTTGCTCTGGCGCTTTCAAGGATTTCGATCATCCTTGCTGGCGTCGTCTTATCCGGGTCGGGCTCATTGCGCCATAGCCAGATAGCCAGTTGCATCCTAGGGTCATAGAAGGCATCCATGCCATCACCAAAGACCTCGAAACGGACACCAGTGCTGTTCCCAAAATCGTAGAACCTGATTACGAATTCACTTGTGCTCTTGTCGTCCTCGATAACGATGTTCAGTTCTTCCTTAGAGCCCCAATCACCATGAAGATTGGGCCACGCAACAGACCTCTGTGTATAGGTGAACTTGCTCATCAAATCCTTCCAGTCAATTTCTTGCCGATCCAGACTAACATTTCCTTGAAGCCATCATTGACATTGCGTCCGGGTCGGAGCCATAGGCCCTTTCCGGTACCACCGAAGAAGTCCTTCTCTTTTCCGATTGGCTCTCGGTATTCATACTTCCAGCGCTTGAACAATGGCCTAGTCACCATGCCAACGAGGAAGGCAAGGGGCCAGAGTAGTATCCAGATTATGTTCGATGGGCTTCTCTTAATGATCCACCATTCACTACTAAGTAGCATACCTAGAACGATCAGGTAGACGATGGCAAATGACGCCACGACCAATGGTAAGAGGTTCACTGCATCTGCTCCAATAGGTTACGAGAAATATCTCGCATCTTCGTGACTCGTTTGATTTGCTCATCATGACCCTGCCCTGCCGGTCGATCCCAATAGGCAGAGCCAAGGACATTGAGACGCTTCCACTCGGCAATGGCGTCGGCCTCAGCCAAAACCAAGATACGATATAGGGCATCTTCGAATTCATCTGGAACTGTAAGGGTCTTCATTTTATCCTGCCCTGAAACTCGCATGCACTACACCCTGTTCTCCTGCGACAGTCAATTGCTCTACAGTAGCCTCGGACCACACCCTCCTATGCCAAGGGGTAGGGCTACGACCCGCGACCGCCTCCGCAGTAGCGATTGCCCTAGCCTCGTCAATAGACTTCGCACGAATGACGAATGAGTCGTACTCATCGTATTCCCACACAGTGGCAGAGACAATCCAAAGTTTCATATTACCTCACATCAACGTCGGGAACAATGACCGAAGGCTTGAACACGACGCGGTAGTGGTCCTTGCTGACATTAGCAGAATCCAACTGCTCCACAAAGTATGTCACGTTGTCGGAGAGACCAAGGAAGTTCTTCTTGTATTCGCCCCTACCAACCTCACAGGTGACAGACAACGTACCAGCGGCGTCGTTGTTTCCAAGGGAGCAATAGCCCTCGATGGTGAGCATGTACTCACCAGTAATGCCGTTGTAGAAGACGATCCTACGCAGGACTTCGAACTGGTCGGCAGCCTTTGATACGTTCTCTGATACGACATCGGCATCATTCTTACAACCGGCGACAGAAAACACAATGAACAGACCCATCACAAGGGTCAGCAACTTCTTCTTCATGTAGGAAAATCTCCTTCCGTCCAGTCGTACTTTGATTTCTTCGGTTGCACAGGCCCACAGCAGCCATCACAACCATGAACTCCCCAACCAGCCTCTTGGTTCGCCCAATTGAGATAGGCCACACTGTCAGGATTAGGATGCCCGACTCCGTGCTTGCAGATATCCTCGATCAGTGCCGATGATCGGAGCACCTGAGGACTGCCTGTCAACTTGTGCAATGATGGCTTATGGATAACACAGTTCTTCGGTGCGCCCTGAGCACGAGATGCCTTGCACTGCACCTTGGTATGAAGACGCCCACCGCTAGCAACATATTCCGGCAATGAGATAGACATCTCACCGAGAATAGAAGCATAGAGATATGGGTCAATGTGGGTCATATAGATTTCCTCATCAGAAACAGTAGTCACAGGTACAATGAGCGTGGCCTTCCATCTTGCCTGTCTCTGGATTATACCATCGAGACCATGACTGGCAATGATAGGTGTAACCATACGCCTTGTCTTCGGTCAAATCGTATCGACCAGTGTAGTGTCCGGGCATCATCTCTCCGGGCTTATGTCGCTGACACGAGGTACAAGCGGCAACGTCAGCATCGACAGCAGCCTTCATCTTCTCGACCTCGGCCCTGTTGTAGGTCTGCTTAGTCGAGCGACCATACTTGTAGCCAAGGGAATGCCAGACAGGTACAGCCGGGATATGAAGGCCCATCAGTTGACCCTCTTAAGCGTAATCTCGTACAGGCCAGCGCCAATGGACTTGCCTACCAACGACCATTTATATCCCTGAGCCATGATCCGGCCCTGAGAATGAAGCATGATGGCTCGATAGTTCTTCGTCTCGGTGACGAGTCGCCAGTAATATGGATTGAACGCGGCCCTGTCCAGTTCTCGGTCTATCTGCTCTGTGGTCATGACACCCTCCCTACTCGAATTGGTCCCGACCATCCGCACGATGGGCAGAACTGGCCATCGGCGTAGGCGAATGAGCAGTTGGGGCAAGGCTCGATGATGGGTCGAGTCGTCTCACCATGAATGGCCTTGACCGTCTTCTCGACGATGAGGACAGGCTCGGTCACGACTCGCTTCTTCCGGGCGACCGGAGAGGGTTCGACCTTGACGGTCCTGACTGCCTTAATCTTCGCTCCATGCGCGGCATGGGCAGTCCCATCCTTGTTCACATGTCCCTTGCGGGGCTTACCTTTTGGCCACGGCACTGGTCAGTTCCTTTCTGAACTGTAATGCTTTTGGTTTACCTGCCTACACCAACGTATTGCGACTCTAGCCGGGAGTCCAACCCGGAACGTTGCCTTCTATGGCCCCTCGGCCACTCCCTTACGGGCTCCACCCTACTCGTGAGCGCCTCCATGGGCTGGTAAGCCTAGGCTAGATCGCGAGCCACCATATTCTCTATGATGCACCTTGGCAGGATTTGTATGTCGCGAGAGGCCCGGTTCCCAATTGTCCATAGCGCCGGGATTACTTGGACCTCTCGCTTATGATTGACACGGATGACCGGCTCATGGTGGGCTTGTACCACCCTCTAACGGTTCACGTCGCGTTCGTCAGCGATCCGTGTCTGCATCAATCTTAACGGTTCATCCCCTGTCTGTCAAGTCAATCGAGGCCATCGATACGAGTGATGATTGTTAAGGTTTGATTAAGGTTTCTCAACTATTGTTATGCCCTTGCTCATAGCCATACACATAATCAGCATTGTTTGCCCACTGCTGATTGAAGTTTCGACCGTCATCAGCGCCATCCAGATACCCTATATCTTCCAAATGAAAACGGTTGATGTGTTTACCAAGACGACGGACTAACTTCTTCTCCATCCAGCAATAGGGACATTCTTTCTTCGGGCGATGGTCGGTCATCGCAGTTCCCAATCCTCGATCATATTTCGAGTAACGTGCGGGGGAAAGGTGGCTAATACGGCGTTGTCCGTGAGCCTACTCCACTTATCGAACTCAATATCTTCGTCGGCCAATAGGCCAGCCAATTCCTGATAGTCATCTTCTGAGATGTCGAAGATCAACTCGACTCGGAGTTGGCGAGGTAGCGTTGTTCTAGTCATATTTTCACCCTCCCACTACCGATCATTGCGATCCGCCATGGACAGGTTGGAACATGGTAGGCAATGTCGTTCCTGTTGCCCCACACGCAGACACAACCGGGCTTACCGAGTGTCTCTCCCTCGGGCCGCTTGCCACCGGTCATCACATCGTATTCAACGGCTGCCTGCGTGGCGATATTGGCATCGACCCATCCGCCTGCCCTGCGAATAGCATCGAACAGAACAGTCCCATCAATCTTGGTCATGACCAGATGCCTCCATATCGAAAGGGTTCGTCCTTCTGGCGAGCAGGGCAGTGTTGAATATGAAGCGCATCAGCAGTGTAGGATGCCCGACATACGCAGCCTGTTATCGGATGCCTTGGCCTGTCTCGCGGAGGAACGTATGACCATGTTGGTCCGGGCACAAAGCGCTGGACAGCCTCGCCCAATTTCCCGAATGAAAGGTGCCTGAATGGACGGGCCTGCCGATCCCAAGACCGCGACCGAATAGCAGCAGCCCCATTACGGGCGACTGTACTAGGTGAGAGTGTCACGGAATGTTCCTCACATAATCCTCTGCATCCAACTTGGTAATGATGTCACGCAGGCCATGCATGTAGTCGAACAGCGGGTTCTCCCCATACACGTTAACAAGACGCTGGTGGATGAAGACAAGAAGCCTGACCTCTCGGCTTACGGTTCTACCCTCCAAAATACGATCCACCAAATCATTATCAAGGTCATTGAGATTTCTGCCAGTCATCGAAGCCTGCTCGGGACCAAGGCCCTGAACGTCGCTGTCTCTACCGCTGGATACTCCGGCCCACCAAGGAAAGAATAGTGCCAGACAGGAGGCGTCTGGAAGGTCGCCAGAGGGTCTACGATATTGCGTGGACCGTTCCGACGAAATCCAAGGCGTCTGATACTAACTCGCGCCATCTGCTTGTCTGTTGAATAACTGTAGCGACTAGACATCTTCATCAACCTCGCGTACTGCTGACCTAATGATTTCGATGGGCCTAATGATATTGTTCATCAACTTAAAGCGAGTCGCGGTGAGGTCGTTGACCTCGGCAACGGTTCCCCAGTCAAGAGAGTAAATGATACGCTCCTTAAGATAGCCCTTAAGGTCGTGAGCGTTCATCGACAACTCGCTCAGCATCGCAGTAAGGTCAACGTCCTCTCCTGCCCGACGAGCGCTGTATGTACCCATTTACTTGCCCTCCTCTCTGGCTGCTTTCTCTGTCTTTAGGATGGTGATGAATGCCTTGCCACTGAAATCAAATCCACAGGGCAGGTGTTGCATGAAGCAATCACCTGTTGGGCTACCGCACTTAGTGCATCGATAGCCGCGCTGAAACTCGGGCTCGCCATCGAGCAAGGTATCTGGCGCAAACGTATGAGTAGGATGTGTTCCACGGACATGGAACAAGCCGCGTCCGAGTCGATCAGACTTCCGGATAGACTCATGGGCCATCCACTCGGCATCGAACCAATCGTCTGTTCGATGCACTACGTAGCCATGATAGTCAACGACATTAAAGGTCGTCACTTCGATCCCTCCCAATGCCGACGACACACAAACTCTGTTGACCCATCTGGTCCCTTGTTGCCAAGCATCCAAGCGTTCTTGCAGTAACGCTTCACTCTAGGCAACCAGCGCTGACAACGATCCTCATCAGCGTATCGACAGTCATCTGAGTAGTGGAGTGTTCCTTCGGGAACGGCCATGATTCACCCCCACATCGAAAAGAGATACCAACCGGGAGTCTTGACCTCCAAGCCAAGTGCCTTCTGCGCTTCGAGAAGGCTCTCATCCCAATATCGAGTCCGACTTAGGAGAGTTGGAACTTTCTGAGGATAGCCACGATTGGCTCGTGTCACTGATCCCCTAGCGGCAAGGAAGTACATCGGGTAATCATAGGAGCAGTGATATTCAATCTCTACTCCTGTCTTCTCCTCGGCTGCTTGCTTGCGGTCGAAGTAGGTCTCATCACCATCGGTCCATTCATCAGTGAAGCCAGCCAGTTTTTCGAGCAATCTGCTCTCTAGGGCCTCGCCAATATCGTCTACATCTTCGAGCCAGTCGAGGTCAATGTCATCGCCTAGGTCAACACCATAGGCGAGGATGGCATCTGTTGAGACTCCCATTTTATCGACTCCTCTCCGGGTCGTTGGCTTCGCAGTAAACAAGCAGGCCAATCGCAGCGGCCCTTAGGCTCTCGATAGTGAAATCTTCCTTCGCGACAACACCGGGCCGGAACTGCATCAGGAGATGCTTGCCTGTCTCATGGTTTGGCTGAACACTACCGAGTTCTCCAAGCCCAAAGTTTTCTGAATATGTCCAAGGTCGATCAACACCACTAGGATAGAACTCATCAAACAGGTCCCTTGCAGCCTGCCTGATAGCATCGTACTCAGGGTCAACTCCAACAGTCATACTTCAATCCCCTTAGTGCCTGCCTCTAGGATATACTGGTCCTCGGTCGTCCGAGTACCATCAGCAGAGACATATTCAATGAGGACGCTGGCCCGAAGGGTCTGTGACATCGAACGCTCTACTACTATTGCGACAGACCGATTTGGCTTGATGTCGAGTGCTTCGTAAAGAGCGTTCCGAAAGGCATTGGATGCCTGTATGAAGTTCGACACTAAGTCTACTGCATTGTGTGACGCAACAGACGATCCTTCACGCTTGAAGTAGTGGATGCTCTTATTCACTTCTCAGAACAGCCGATCCTTGATGGCCTTTGCAATGTGCTTGCAGTAGCCAGCAGCGTCAAGACCAGATGCGAAGATAAAGGACTTGCAGGTGCACTTGTAGGTGAACTGCGGGTATCCGAACTTATTCTCGGTTCGAGTCACGTCATAGAACTTGAACCAATCAGAGTCACTTCGGACCTTGACAGTCTTTACTGTCGTCGGGGAGTACGGAGGCGGAAGAAGAACGCTATTGATTGCTCTGATGTCTGTCTCAACAGCAGCAAGGTCGGCCTTCTTCTGGACAACTGCTGCCTCGGCGGTCGCAAGTTCTCCCTTGATGACATCACGCTTCTTGACGAGCGTCGGCAGGATAGATGAAAGAGTGTCCTTCGAAAGGTTTGATAGGGTAATGCTCACTTGTTCTCCTTGTTCTGCCTGCGATCCGGCAGGCCAAATGCTAGTCTCCCACCACGGGTGTCGAGGTCAATGTAATCCTCGCCCTTGACAACTTCTCCACCGAAGATGTCAAACAGGTGCGTGCCATAAGGAAGGGTGTCGAATTTCTCAGGAGTGAGAAGTTCAATAATCCTGCCATCTTTGAGCAGCCACGGGACAATGAGTTCATCACCGTCTTGGTAGGCGCTCGACACCTTAAGGCCGTTCACTACGATATCTGCTGAACTCACTTGTTCTCCTTCTCCATCTTACACCGGGTCAGGACAGTCGTTGGACGATTAGTGAACTTGTCCAATTCATGTCCTTTCACAGTACCAGTCAGGACGTACTCGACGCCTTCCTCAATCTCGCTCGTGGCCGGTGACCATGAAGCCCACCATAGCAAGTCATTGGTCCCGCTGGTCATCCGAATGAGGTACCGCTCGAAGCGGTCGAACGCATCCGACACCTTGCGCTTTCCTGTGACCCGAACAGGGACGGTGATGCGCTCGCCAATCTGACCAATCCACTCACTCACACCCTTGCCCTTCGATTTGCGATCCATGGCCCGAAGGCCCTGAATGACAGCCGATGCAAGGGTACCCACGTGTCGCCACTGAATACCCTTGGCGGTCACGAGGTCGATAATCTTCGACTCATACTCGTTGTACGGGTCGAGCGAAGGGATGGCAGCAAGGGTGAGTTCAACAATCTTGTCGGACTCATCAGTCTTAGGGTACTTGCCAACGAAGTATTCCAGTGCCTTGCCCTTGGCTGACATGTACTCACGGACCAGTTCAGCGGTGCTGGTTCGATCATCTTCCTCGGCGCGAGCCTTGGAGATGTAGAACCCTTCCTTGCCCACGATCCGGGCCGAGATATCAAGGACGTACTCTGGCGGGTAGAACTTGGTAGCACTGCCTGCCCATCCAGAAACCTCATCATCATTGAATGAAAGGGATTGGTACGCTTCATACATGGCAATGAGGGCTTCGGGTGAATGTCCAAGGAAGTCACGAAGACAGTTACGGCCAACCTGACGCACGATACCAGACCCAACATGCCGCACAAGGAAGGTCTCATTGCGTCGGCGTGAGGTTTCGCAGTGGTCACAATAGTCGTACTGGTCAATTTCAGGAAGGTCGCCCTCGATACCGGGAACCTTGTCGATGACAGGCTTAGCCTTGCCCTCGGCATCCTCGATGAATGACACGACACCGATCAGTTCCCAACCAGAGAACTTAATCGGCTCACCCTCGATGATGGCCTCGACCCATTTGATGAACTGGCCCTCGATGGCCTTGCCTTCCTCATCAAAAATAGGGCGTTCCATCGTCGCACCCATAATGAGTTGCGGCGCAGGAAAGCCCTTCTTGGCGGCACGCTTAGCGATCCGAGACACACGCTCGGCAACGATATCAAGTGCATCTTCGGGCACGAAGGCCCTGCTCAGTTCATTCATGAGAGAATTATACCACCTTTCGGGATGGCTGTCAAGAGGCTGTTAGCAACTGCTGGATTGCCTTGACGATAGCCTCTCGCTCGGTGTCACCCGAAGTATCCGTCCAGTAGTGGTCGTTGTAGGAGTTGTAAATCCAACGATGGTCGTCTGTCTGTCTCGGTCGCCAGCCATCGGGCATTACTAGATACGCCCACCACTTGCCGCCCTTAGCCTGTGATGCATGAAGGGTGGCAGGCGGGAACAGAGACGCCATCACATCGGAGACAAGAGGTCTCGTATGCCCGCTCGTGTTATACCTCTCGGCCAATCGCTCGATACGATCAGCAATGCTTTGCAGTTCTTGCTGGATGCTGCTCACTCATTCTCCCTTGTGCTCGAAGGTCTTCCGGTGCAGGACGATGTTCTTGCCCTTGACGGTGATGGTAATTTCCTCGGCAGGAACAACGAGTTCCTCGGTTATCATCTTGGAGGTCTGGCTAGTGTAGATATCTACGGTCTTCCAGATGCCATTAGATTGGGTGGCCGGTGCTTCTGCCCTGCCTGCTCTCTTACCCTCACCATATCCGATATACAGAGCGACAAAGACGAGGATTACAAGAGCAATCGCCGTCACTACATCAGAATTCATTCCACTCCCCTCAGTTGCTCGACGGTCCATTCACCACGAATGCTACGACCAGTTTCGACCTTGCCACAGGTCGAGCATCGATACCCGACAATCGTTCTTGGCCCGGTGATAGACTCATAGACGCTGACATTCACGATTGACCACGTGTGTTTATGTCGATTACCAAACGGCCACTTCATGACCCACACCCGATAACAAGGAAGATGAAGATGAGAATGATGAACGGCATTACTTGGACGCCTCGATAATCCGAGTCAGTGTATCGCGAACCTGAATAGCCTGCTCGCGGTTGATGAAGATAGATGCCTCTTGGTGGAGCGGATGCCGTTGTTCTTGGATGAGGAGATATACCGCAGTCCCGTTTCCGATAAAGGACGGCTGTACTGCGAGAAGGTCATCATGGAGGCTAGACTTGATGTCTAGGAACTGGTCATCACTAGCGGCCATTACTTCGTAACCTCCTGATTGTGCTTCTCACGAAGCCTGACATTCATAGCCTCGACAACCTCGACCGCCTTGGACAGGGCCTCGGCGTAGAGTCGAGCCAGTTTGGGCGTCATCTCGGATGAGACAGACGACCGAAGGCTGGCAGGATAAGTGACATCATCGTAAGGACTCTCATCCCTGACGCTGATTTCGAATTGCTGGTTAGCGCGAACCCAACGCTCCTCGTCAGGATGCTCAATAGCATAGGCATCACGACGAGCAAGGTCTTCCGCATCATAGGCGACCCACTTGCGGACGAGCCCATCGTAATATCGAGTCTCCTCCTCGTAGGAGAGAAGGTACTCGGGCTCGTTGTCTCGACGCTCCCAATACGTCTTGGCAATCCCTGCCTGACGCTCATGCTCAGCGATATCTCGTTGAACCTTCTCGGCTGCCTGCTCGACTGTCTTGCGCTCGGCACGGAGGGCTAGAGCACGCTTGGTCACAGGCTCGATGGGCACCCAACCCCACTTCAACTGATAGTTGCTGCGCTTCTCCGGGCCGGGACCATGGATACCACAACGGGTCTTCTCGTGGGCCAATGCCTGCTGCTCAGGGTCGGTCGGGTCAGTGACAGACAAGTCAGAGCGCTGGTACTTAGCCTCATGGTTGCACTTGTAATTGCCACACTTGGTCATCAGAACCCACCCTCATTAGTCTCGTATGCGAGGTTGTCTTCGAAGTCATCATCGACCTCGATATCATCCTCTGGATTATAGGGGTAATGGTCGCCTTCGTCAAGGTACAATCCGCAGAATGCACAGGTATCGTACCTCGATCCGAAGACAGGAACGAATTCGTGCTTCATGCCTTCTTCCGATCCACAACAATCGCTACGATGCGCCGAACATCAATGGTCAGGATGATGCGCTTAGCGTCGTTGTTCCATTCCAGTTTGCTTATCACGCCACCGTTGTGCGTTGCAACGATATGCGTGTCGGGCAACTCGATAACCTGTCCGCTATCGAGGTAGATAAAGGTTGTTTCGTTCTTCACTTCTCTCCTACCCATGCATTCAGGCGTGCCGACACAAGGGCATCATCAAGCGAACGATGGCTGATGAGCCCGCTGATGTCGCCAGTCACAGTGTCGATAGTCGCAGCGTAGTATTTCTGCTCGTCTGTGACAACTGCGCCACCAGTACGATAACCATTTAGCCAGCGTGCAGCGATGAGACGGAACTCCTTACCAGCGTAGCGCTCATCACCAATGGCCTTGACCTTATCGCCAATCACAAAGGTCTTCATGGGTTGACCTCATCGAAGATGACATCACCGGGAAGCGTTACCTCAACGACACTCAGTTCAGTACCGAATGTCCCGAAGCCGGTCTCGAAGTCCTTCGCGAAACCCTCTGCCTGTTCGCGAAACCCGAAAGGTCCGAAAGCCTCCGGCTCGCCGTCTGCATCCTCGGCGTCGGTCACAATCACGACAAACATCACAAGTCTCCAATATCAATTGACTGATACCATGGCAACACGTCATCAAGCGTGCGCTGAAACAGAGCCCAATCGTCAGGCCATGCTCCAATCTCATTCCAGACTTCGACGGCTGCCTTGCAGACAGCAGCAACCTTCTCGGGGTCACCTGTCTTTCGAGCGCGAGTCAGTGCTGCCTTCTGCTTGGGGAATTCCTTCTGCATCCGGGCATAGTCAATGGGCTTGCGGGCGGGACGATTAGCCTGACGTGCAAGAGCATCTGCAATAAGGGTCATCGCTGCGTCACCCATCCTGCCTCGATCAGACGCATAGCCATCCGACCATACGTACCCTGCAACGTCCAAGCCATGCCTGTATCAACAAGGTACTGGAACAATTCAATAACGCCATCCATATCGAGTTCGCCAGCCTCGAAATCCATGATGGCTCCGATCAAATCAAAGTTCATTGTCAAACCTCAAACACAATGATGGAGTCAGTACCGGGGATGACATAGCCGTACGGGAAGTCATCCTCATTCAGCATACCAGCCTTGGCCACTGCCTGATAATCAAGTTCACGACCGTAGATGACAACCATGCCCTCCTTGGTGATGCCAAGGTGACCATCGACCCGGAAGGCTACGTCACGCATTGCTTCGAACATAGCCTTGGTGAAGGGCTGTGAGGGCTGGTAGTCAGAGAATTCACCACGACTCATTCCAGAATTTCCTCCGCGATAAGGCGGAACCGAAACTCCCTAGGCGCGGGCTTAGACTGGCCAAGCGCAGGATACGCATCGACAAGCGCATCGACAATCTCTTGGGCCTTGGCCTCGGAGATATTACTACAAACGATGGCAGCAGTGTTGCTGGAGTCGCTGATGTCGAAAGCGGCCTCTCCGTTGGTAATCGGAAGGATGCGCAGTGTCACGCCCTTACGAAGTTCAATACTCACAGGTTCAGCCCTGCCTTTCGAATTGCTGCGTACGCTGGACGCGACTCGTGCGTGTACCCTGAGGCATGCTCGATACCGGCGAGAAACGCATAGGCAATCTCGGCAACGGCTCGGGTATTGAGGTCATCGGTCGCCGTGTTTTCGAGGTAGTCACGAAGACCAGCGATCCTGTCGCCTTCCTCGGTATTCACGTCACCGGTCTTGTTGCCCTCGACATCGGCCAGAGCCTCATCGAGAGTGTCCAGAACTGGCTTGATGTTCATCGATCCTCCTAGATGAATGACTGACGGGCCATCAACTCGGCCCCAATGACAGTCGAGCAATCAAGACGACCATCATGGTCGGCGTGCTGAGGATTACGGAGGTCGCCGTACCTGTCTCGGCACAGGCTCTTGTCCTTGGGCGTGATGGAATTGAATGGCTTCCACTCGGGGTCATAGAGCGCTCGACGCATGACGCCGATCCCGACAGCCTTGGCAATCTGGCCAAGCAGGGTCGGATGCTCGTTGGCAAGGGCCGTAGCGAAAGCATCGAACCCGACGATACCAACTCCATTGATGAATGAGGACAGGCTATCAACGAGAGCCTTAGCCTTCTGCTCGGCCTCGTACTTCCGCTGCTCCTGACGTACCTCGAACGTTTCGTTCATCGTGTCTCCTGTGTTCATACTGCCATCATAGCGGCTTGCTCAGGACTTGTCAATATCCCTTCGCTCAACCTCAATGACAAGTCGGCCATGAGTGTTGAGGGAGAAGACTTCCGTGACATCGGCATCAAACGACTCGCTCGGAGCGCTGGATGGAAAGACCACAACCTGAACCTGCCTGTATCCGCGAACGAATTGCTTTGCCTCAATAAGACGAGCAATCAGTTCATCAAGCGTCATTCCTCATCCTCCATATCCGTGAACAGTGACTCAACAACTACCTCAGGAGCAATGCCCTTGCCAATCATCTTGGATAAGGCATCACCAGCAGCAGTCCATGAGTCGCCATAGTGTGACTCGCCAAGGACCCAATTGCCGAAGCCCTTGACAAAAACACTCTCACCACCGTCGAAGAAATGCTGCTCGACCGTGAAGCCAAGAGGCCCAAGGGCATGCAGCAAAGTTTCATACTTGATGTTGGTGATGTTGCGATCAGTCATCGATCCGTAGTCCTGACGGTGACGTATTCCACCCTTGCATTCTCCGGCGCAGGGTAGCCTTCCTCGGGAAGCAGGGCATACCAGACACCAGCAATACCCTGCGCCCTGTATTCTGCCGGGATAAAGTATGCCTTACCTCCACCCAATTGCATCAGGCGAGAGGTAGGAATACCGGGCAGGACTTCACCTGTTCCTACCTTGATAACCTCGATGTCTCTCATGCTGTCCCAAGGAAGGTTGCATTCGGGCAATGCCCGTGGTCAGTCTCCCCGTCATGAAGACAGAGAATGTAGGTGGATGACTCATGGATATGGGGCTCGCATGAAGCGCTACAGGTGCATTCCTGCTCGGACATGGCGACCTGTTCGCGCTCGGCTTCGAAGCCCATGCTGCACTGGTACATTTACGACTGCCCTCCAAAGACTTCCACGAACCTCTGGTACGTGGACTCATCCTGAGCGACCAGCGTGATGCCCTTGCCATTGACCGATCCTGACACGTAGCCAACCATCGGCCCATCACGAAGGTCACATCCGCAGGGACAGGGCCGCTGCGCCCTGACCGGTCGGTTCTGGTCCACGTTCGGACCCTGCCAAAGGGTGACTTCGACGGTGTTCATGCTGCAATCTCCTGCTCGCTCTCGATGTTCTCTGCCTTGATACCCTGCTCGCCAAGGATGTAATCGCATGCCTTTTGTGCTCTGCCAGCAGCGGTGATGACCAACTTCGGGTCGGCCTTAATCTTCTCGATCCAGCCGCCGATGTACGAAGCAGTGTCCTCGATGATGTCGTCAGGCAGCCCTGCCATTGAAGACAGGAAGGCAGTAGCAAAGTCAGCGGTCAATTCCTCGACACCATACTCATGCGTCCCGAAGAAATTTGCCATGTCACGGTTAAGTCGGTCCCTGTGACCAGTGCTATGCGAACCCTCATGAAACAGAGTCCGATAGAATTTGAAATTGGACAGGAAGTTTTCCTTCTTCGGCAGGTGAATACTATCCTCGCTCGGGACATAGTAGGCTCGGTCGCCACCATCGAAGTGAACAAGAGGCCGATCCTTGAAGCCCTGCCAAATCGCCTCAGCCTCGGCAATGGGGTCGAATTCAATGGCTCCCTCAACAGGTGCATTCAACGCATCGAGCGAAGCCTGAACCTTCTTGGGAAACTTGCACCCTTCTGTTTGGGCCACATTAAAGACAGTGTAATATCGAAGCGTGAGCAGACGCTTGCGAACGGTCTTGCCCTTCTTCTCGTCAAACTCATCCTTCTCAAAGGGCTGCCAGAGAATGACGCTCATGCCCTTCTGGCCCGCAGTGACCTTGCCACCAAGGGCAACGGCCTGCTTGTAGGTCAGGAAGTATGGGGACTCATATCCAAGCATGGACAGGAGCCAGAGGTTGATGCCACGGTAGGCAGTGCCACGGATGTTGCGCGGGATGTTTCCGGTGCGACCACCGATCCAACCCTTGCGCCACGGAACGATGCCACGATCAAGGGCATCAAGGATGCGGCTGGTAATGATTTCGTAAACGCTTGTCTTCTCGCCCTTCGTCATCGAACAACCTCCACAGGGTACAGGCCGAATGAATGCCACCGATCCAAGGTGAACCTCGGAGCACGCAGGGTCAGGACGAATTCCTCATCCCGGTCGCGGTCCCAAGTCTCGACCGTGGCCCGGTCGTACCGAAGCATGTCGAACAGGCCAGCCATGTCATAGGTCCGGTTGGCCCTGACCTTGACGGTGTAAGTAGGGAAATTCACTCAGTCCTCCAACTGGTAGATGTGCTGGACCTGAGACACGTTGACCGGACCAAGGTCCGGGTCGTTGAACCGGAAGCGCTCACCGATGCGGGGCTCGGCCCCGATGACCGGGCCGCTGTAGATGCGGTCGGTGGGCATGAGCGGGGAGTCGAAGGACACCCTGCCCTCAATGAACGTGCTATCGCCGGGGTATTTCTTGCCGACGTAGACGCTCTGGCCGGTGACGATGATGACTCGCACTTACTTCCTCCAATCAAGGGGGTCGATTGATGTGATGTAGATATTAGCGGGTGACGGGACGGTTGTCAATACCCTACTTACCAAGAACGATCCCGATCCGCAGTTCTGCACCAGCATCAATGCCTTTGAGGTTCGGATGGATTTGCACCAGCACCTTGGTCAGGTCGCGAATGTACTGGACAAGTTCATCACGTTGAAGACGTGCCTTCTGCTCGGCACTCGCAGCCAGACTCAGGTTCGTATCAGCAATATCGAGCGCTCGCTTGGCGGCATCGAAGTCTTCAATCGGGACCGCCACCCAATTGCCCTTGAACCCCTTCTCATCACTGATAAGGACGTTTCGATTAAGCACGTTCGACCTTCTCCTTCCCATACAGCAGGGACAGCATGACCTGATAAGCATCGGTAATTCCGAAGCCGATGGACTCAATCGTATAGAACGATGTCGATCCATTCGCATCGACCAGCAGGACATCGCCCGTGCTCAGCGAGCGAACGTATGAGGGCCAGCGATTGTCCTCGTAATCGTAGCCGATCCGATTGCCAATCTCGAATGCCCTGTTGAGCGCAGCATCGATGTCGTCTGCCTTTATTCGGATAGTGACCTCGTGCGTGAGTTTGTCAGTACCTTCCTCGTACTTCCAGAAGCGACCCTCACCACTGTTGATGAGGGCTGCGACGGTGTAAATCATGCAATCCTCCGTTCGATGTAATCGCCAATCGGACAACCGATGACGAAGAACAGGCTGATGACGATTATGACGATGCCGATCATAGCAACTCCTTGATAAGTCTCATGGCTTCGGCAAAGTCAGGATGAGCGCTGTTGCGAATACCAAGATTGCGCGACAACCAACGCACATCGTTCTGCCGGAGTATCGGCACATCCATCTTATTGAGGATGACCTGTAACCTGATAACTCGCCAACGGTGCTGCATATGGCGGCTCAGGTCGTCGCCTAACTGCGCATCCATTACTGGTATTCGTACCTCACTACATCGTTCTTGCCACGACCAGTTACGATCATGTCACCGTACTTCAAGCACTTGGCGTCGGCCCGATACCGGAAGTTATGTCGAATGACATGATAGACGAGTGACTCTATCGTGTCAAGACAGAAGTCACACTTCACGGCTCGCTTCATCGTGACTTTACCGTGAGCCCACATGCATTGCACGGGACCACATCATCCCGGTCGTGGTCGTAATACCACGGCTTGTCATCGGGCTCGACATACGTCGATCCGTCCAAGCGAGTGAAGATATTGTCAGGCAGGGACGACCAGCGGATGCCACACTTGGTGATATCGTCATCCTCCGTCCGTGCGTCGATGTCTAGCACATGCTCGGTGAGAGTATCGGGCTCGGTCCAGATGTATGCAAACATTAGATGTATTCCTCCATCTGCATCGAGCGAGTCATATCTCGCAACGTATGGCCGCATTCGAATTCTACTGATAGGTTCGCCCACGATCCGTAATCGTCACCGACTACTTCACGAGTGGCGATGACCCGCAATGGACGATTGCATATCACGACTACATCATTGTTGCTCGTGATGACAGGGCATGCATTCAATTCGACACTGTTGATTGACAGAGTTTCGATATCGCTCACAGTGTTGCTCCTTCTCCACCAATCGGCCAATTCAGCCGACACTCACGACAGACTAGACCACGATCCTCGATGGTGAGAATGTTCTCGCACTCGGTGCATTGTAGCGTCTTCTCGACCACCGGGATAACGTAGGTTCCGCCATCGGCTCGCTCGATAGGCGGGTTGTCGCTCGGCGCGACGATCCATGAGACAGGCACCTGACCCGTGCGATTGCGCAAGTCAAGGTCGCGAGCGATGTCTTGAAGGTCGAAGATGTCGATGCTCATTTGTTCTCCAATCTCAGCACGGCATCGTGCATGCGATCCATGCTGGTCAGGCTCGGGCCGAAGCCCGTGAAGTCATGCTTGAATAGCGGCTTGCTGTAGTCGTAATCTCCCTTCGGAGGTGGAACGTGCCGCTCCGTCACGAGACTATCTTCGTAACACAGCCCACACCGAAACTCGTCACACACTTCAACCATTTGTGTGTGATGCACGGGACATTCAGTCATCGTCTTCGACTTCTCCATGCTTGCGTTCGAATTCCTCAGCCGCTCGACGGCCAATCTCGTTCTCGATGTGGTCATACGCTCGGGCATGACCCTTCTCATCGAGCCTGCAATTGCGGACCCTGCACTTGAATGTTCGCTTGTCTGCCATCGTTGTACCTCGCACTTCGATGAAGTCAATGATATCTCCGGTGTCAAGCATTGTCACGACCGCGATGCGATCTGCATTCTCGGTCGGCCCGACAACGATACGTGCATCCGGGTTATGCTTGCGATTGATCGCTACTGCACTTGCGATGTAGCGATCTTGCTCGGCAAGCGCACCGTTGTATCGCCGCGTAGTAGCGACGACAATCTCAGGTGCGTTGCCGATGTTCTTGGAAGTGATGACTTGGTATTTCACCTGTAGTACACCACAATCAGCGCTGCGACAAACAGCACGACTGGAATGTAGATTGCTAGACGAGACAGTTTCACCAGTCAACTCCTAATCTCGCTGCCGCAGCAGCATTCTCTGCGTCTGTACCTTCATCGTTTCGATGCAGCGCAATCATCCATGCAGGACGTTCACGCATTCTCACCATGCCAGACGAATGCTCACGAGTAGAACGTCGATGACGCTTCGTGGATAGATGCGTCACGCCTCGTGTATTCGTCTGGCACGTGTAGCAGTATTTCATCCGCCGACGACAGGCTTATCGGTGAGCCAGTACGAATTCGAAGGCTCGCCTGCAAGGCTGATGACCCTGCCAGTCAGGAACGAATAGATGGAGTCCTGACCGAACGCTCGACCGACGATGACGGCTGAGCCGTAATCAGGCAGGATGACCACCGGGTCGATGTGGACGATGCCGTTGTCGATCCACGTTCCGATGTACTCAGCGCCATAGACACCCTGCACTTGGTCTTCGATGGCCCACGTGATGCGTGTGAGCAGGTCGAGAGAGTCACGCACAGGTAGCGTGACAGCCGACCCACGCACGACCGCCACGGCATATCCGCTTGTCGGATTGACAGGCGTGAGGTCGGATGCGCGGAAGGTTCCGCCTCCGTTCTCGATTGTGTACTGCGCTGCATTCATGCTCGCGCCCTCCTATTGAGTTCGTCCCATGCCACCGTGCTGACGCCATCGTACTTACTATGTGTCCACTCTTGCAGCAATTCATCAGTGACGCTGCGTGCATTCACTTCGGCAAGAGTCGTCGCGGATACCTCGTCGCGATACTCTTTCAGTTGCGAGCCACTGATGAATGTGCCCATGTCGAATTCGCTGCCACACAGAACGCACGATCCATCATGCAGTTCATCGGGCAGATACCGACCGTCATTGATGCGCTCATAGAAGCACACCTGACAGATGAAATTCCAGCGTGCCATTTTACTTACTCCACAGGATGAACGATCCGACATGCCAGTGCCGGAAGTAGACGAATGAAAGGGTTACGAATATCAGGATAGCGATTACTAGCATCGTTGTCAACTCCCGATGCGATGGATAATTCTGGACTCGACTCCGTACAGTCGCAGCGCACCGAACCGACGCAGTTTCCATGCGCGAGCGAAACTGATGACCGGAAGCCTCCAATTAAAGGTGTGATACGTCTTCACGTACTCACAACCCGGACCCCAATTCGTCATGTCCTTGCGCTTCCGCACGTACCGGAAGACGATGAAGAACGTCGGGCTGTGTGATCCAGCCCTGCCCTCAGGGTCGAGCCCGACAGTGAATGGGCCGAAGTCGTGAAGCCGATACGTCATGCCTTGTCGTCGCATCTATTCCTCCGTTTCGTAGTCGATGCCGACGTTTGATGCGATATCTGCATCAATTTCCGCGAGCCGCTGACGCAAGGCTCGACGTTCGAATGACCGCTCGATGATGCCAAGGTCGTTGAGGTTATCCGATGTAAGGCGTCGGAGCAATTCCTCACGCTCACCTTCGAGCATGATGTAGTCGATGTCAGACATTCGAATTCCTCCGCTCGTTCGACTGCGCCTGAGTGTAGGTGCGATGCGTGACCGGGCATCGACCGTTGATGTGCAAGGCCGGAAGTGTGCCGCAATCGGGACACTCGCGAGCCCACGTGAACGGTGCGAGCGCATCGTTGCCGGTGAGGTTAATGATGGTCCGACCGTCATTCGTTGACGGCATCGACTGGAAATTGATGCTCACTTAGCCGCTCCTGTTCCGATGTAGTTCTCGACCTCGCCCGACTTGACCGAAGCCACGTACAGGTCCGCAAGTCGCGCCATGCGGAGCAATTCCGCCTCCGCAACCTTGCGAGCCTCGACGGTTTCCGCGTTCGTGATGATTGCCAGCAGCGCGGGCAGGATACCGGCCCACGTCGGAGTGATGGTGATTGACTCAGGCATTGTGGCTCACCTTCTCGTACGCTTCCCTTGCGGACAGGACTTCTGTCTGCCAGAATGTGATATCCCACGGCGATGCGCACGGGCTCTTGCGTTCCTCCGCGAGCCGCAATTCCGCCGCGACTAGTCGGCTGGCCGCATCCTCAATGGCCCGCGCGCGCGGGTCGGTACCGGTGTCCGGTGTGTACTTGCGCTTCACAATGTGTATTCCTTCCTGCTACCAGTTTCGAACGATGACGACTGTGTATTCCGGGTGAAGCCGGAGGATGCGCCACTTTGCGATGCTCGCACTGCGAGCGGTCATGTGATAGGAGTACGTACTCCCGTTGACCTTAACTGTGTACTGACTGTTTGCGGCTGTTCGCATTGCACCTTTCCTTTCGTGGATATGATCGTGACACGTGATCGTGTCACCTAGTGTGTCACTCTGTGGCATCGTCCGGTGCGAATTCGTCATTGAGCCAGAACGCGGAGTCAATCTCACGGCTGAGCGCTTCGGCTTCGCTCGGCGGAAGGTTGCCCCCAAGCCGAACGATGGATGATGTGTTGACCGCGAGGAAGGTATCGTTGACTTGCGTATCGTCAACGATGACGATGTAGACGGCTTGGTTCATCTGTTTCATTCTCCCGTGAGGTCATGCACTCGATTGACCGCGAGTGCTTCCGGTGTAAACGCTTGCGATGATCGCCGGAGCATGTATGTAACGACCCGACGCTTGCGAATGATTGCCACGACCGTATCGCCGTTGCTCTCTCCCGCCCATGCGTTTCGAACGTCGCGATAAACTCGCAACGCGATATCGCATCCAGCCGGTGCGGTCGTCGCATACGTTTCCGCAGCATCGACAATGGATCGTGCGCGTTCGAAACCTAGCGTCCCGACGATACGTTCTGTCGCGCGATCACTTCCATGGTATGTCATGACTTCCTCCCGGTCGTGAAGGTGAGGTATTGTGCTGGCGCGATGTGCGCGAACGGCTCGCGCTCATGCTGGCGACGGTACGATGCGCTCATGAAGCGCTTTCCGCACGTCTTGCATGTCTTCGGATCGGTCTTCGTAATCATGCCGTGCACCCTCCTGTCTTGATAACGTACTCGATTGTGTCGATGACGTGATCCCGGCGCGGTAGGTTGTCATCGTTGCGACGGAACGCATCCGCCAGTTCTAGCAGTGTGGACACTTGCGCATCGGTCAGATGACGACCGGACGACACGGTTTGTGGGCTGCTGAAGTGTACCCATCCGCGCCGCTCTAGGCCCTCCGACCATGTATCGTGAAAGCGCTCCGCGAAGTCATTGTGACCGCCGTATGTGACCGCGAAGAACCGCCCGTCAGGATCGATGAAAGCCGCATACACTGCGCACGGCTTGATCGGATGCCCGTAGTCGTTGTCTTGCGTCGATGCGATGCGAATACCCATTGTGTCACTCTCCCGTGCCACGAACGACGCACCATGTGATCGCCTGCAAATCTTGCACGCGCTCATTGACGAGTTTCGCAACCTCGCGATATGCATTTGCAATCGCGATGTATTCTCGACCGGTCGGGACTTTCCCGCATCCGTGAGTATTCGAACGGGTGCATGTGCATCCTTCGAAATTCGTCGCGATACGGTATGCCCAACGATCAACGGTTACCGCGTCATCGTCGCACAGGTTTCGCGTGAACGACACGATCTTGTAGTTGTTCCTGTCCTTTGTGAGGATGGCGTCGATATCAGTATCGTCGGTCGATGCAATGATCCGACGCACCTTTGATACGACCATGCGCAGCGTTCCACCGTTTCGCAGCGCATCGTATCCGTTCTCATAGTCGTTGATTGATTGCGCAGCGAGTGCAAGGTTTCGGGACCACGGTGTATTTATTGACGTAGCAGCGTAAATCGCCGCACACTGCCGAACGCGCAGACCTGAACGGTTTGCATGCTCGCGCATAATGCGTGCCATCGACGGATACCACGTTCGACCGTCGATGATATCCTGAGCGCTTGCGCGATCATAGAATGATCGGATATTGGATACGTAGTCCATCTACTTTGCATCCTTTCCGCAGAATGGTGCATTTGCGCACACCGGCTGATTGAGTCGGTTCTCCGTGAATGTCGGACGATGGCAGACGACACACTTTCGTGTCTTTAGCGCACGGTTTCGAGCCATGATCGTATTCTCCTACTCGCGATGCACATTTGGCACGCGCTGGAATGTATGGATTTCGAGCGTCCATACATTCCCGTGCGGGTCGAATGTAAAACCCTACGCTCGCAGCGTTGCGACGATGTGGTATACGTTTCGCCCGACGCTATCGAGATACGCGACCTGATCACCAATTCCGGATTGGCTGTTAGCAATTGCCTCCGCGCCTAGATGGGTTTCGACCCTGTACGTACGATGATCGAGCAGGGTTGTATTCGTTTCCATGCACGCATCAATTAGCGTGAGGACGGCTTCATCGGGGGAGTTTGAATTGACGAATACGTGAGTTTGTGCGTTCATGATATTTAGTCGTCCAGTCCGTCAGCGTGACTTCGAAACTTCGATTACCACGATGTATGTCTTCACGACTCGCGCGGTGCGAGGAGTTTCGTAAAGAGCGACAAACTCGTTGGCGAGTTTGATATAGGACTGTTCAGCGGAAACCACGAAACCGTTAATCCCATCCTTAACGAGTTGACGGGAAACGATCATTTCGGCGTGCACCTTGCACGTAGCATTTACGTGAATACTGGCCCTACGAGTCATTGTATTCTCCTACCGTTTCGGCTAGTAACTAACTAGCACTAATTCATACCGGATATCCTGCCTCAGGTGACAGAATTTGTAGTTTCCGGTGACGGTATATCCTATCGCATCAATTCCCGTTACAGGAATTGTAGGATTGCCGCGCATGGATTTACGATATCCGGAGTCTACTCGTCTGTCCGTGAGATATATTCTCCGGTACATTGATTACTACGCTGTTCGATATCCTGCGACATTTCAATTCGCTTCAATATCGAATATCCCGAAGATACCACCTGATACCCTGCTGTTATCAATTCAGCCTGTCGGGATGATTTCAGCGATCAATACGAGAAGCATTGACCTACCGCTTTACTACCATGCTTATTGATACTCGAAATCTACCGGTCCTCGATTGATTGTATCGATTAACGACTAATCGATAATCATTCTCGGGATTTACGATTTCGAATATTCGAGTTGTAAAGGTTCGAGGTTCAATCTTGCCCGTTGCTATGGCGGGTTCGGTCCTGCTAATCACTTTGTGACTCGTGACCCGTTCGCTTGGCTGAAACTGTACCCGGACGGTACAGCGAGCCTGCGAGGGGTTGGCCGGTGTAGCAAATCCCCCACCCAAGGGAGGATTGGACCGTATTCGATTGAACCTTTCATATTGGAAGATTGACGATCAATTGACCGTGCCGCAAGGCTATTCGAGCGGGATTGACCCTGTCTACCTGTTATTGTCTACATTGCGATTTCTTAACAATTCTCTTGATCCGCGACGGGAGGACCGCGCGACGCGATGCGCGATCAATCCTCCGCGCACGCGCGAGGGACCTTATACGAATTTCACAAAGCATTACATATCAAGCGTGAGGTGACTGTACTGTTATCCTATAGGCTATACGGTTTCTGTACAGCGTGATATCTCGACCGTGCCATTCCTATAAACTCTGCTTATAGGGTTTATTTCGTGCTCCTAAACCGGTTTAGTCACGATCAATTTGGCCGTAGTGCCACGATCCGGTCATGCGCCATATCAGAACGTCACTTCAGAATTTCCGGGTCATGTAGGCCGTTCTAAACCGGTTTAGTAGGGGTCATCGGGCGGGATGGGCAGGATATAGAACGGCTGTTCTGCCCGTTCAGGATTTAGTCACAATATACTCTCTTTAATAGGGTTTTGACGTGAAGGTTGCAAGGTTAATGGCCCCTGCTACATGCATATCGAGGGAATATAGAGGGTTTAGAACTGGAATAGTAAGAGTTTAGGGTGTCGTCGCATGTGTAGCGCTAAACTTGTACGAGTTTCGTGCGTGTGTGCACTCGCGAGCACGTTCTTAGAGGGTTTATGATCGTCGTTTGATACTCCGCGTTCATACCGGTATCATCCGGTATCGGGCTAGCCCCTCAATTTCGCTCCAAAACTACAGCATGAGTTTCCGACTAGCAGGTACAGAAAATACATCCATTTTCAAAAGTTGCCTGAATGTGGAAGCACAAGACCCTGAGTGTAAAGCATCCTTTACAACCTCGATACCGGAGAAGACCTCGATATTCCATTATCAGCGATCTTTATCCATTATTTACCAGTTGGTTAAATACTAAAGGAGGATAAGCCCAGAGGACTTGACAGTAGTCGGTATAGGTGGTATCCTGTCTGGTGAACATCTTATCTCGGGCCGAACTCTGAAAGGAGCGCTCATGGAGTTCTTTCTATGGATCATACTGATGTGGTTCATCTACTCAATCATCTTCAATGACGAGAATGTTGAGTAACCTTTTGTTAAGATTCCGTAAAGAAACCTTAACCAAACTGGCTCTTGACATCATGAGGCTATCCTGTTATACTTCTCTATCCTTATATATATAGAGGAGTAGTAACACTTCTTTGGGTGCTAACGCACTACTTTTCAAAAAAGGATGACCCTAAGGTTTATACCTTTGGCTTCATGATATCGGACGAGGAGGAAATTTTGATCGAGAACAAGCCATCGAGGGCAGCATTTGATCGGGCGGCAGAAAGAGCACGAGTGCTCCTCGCCAAGAGTGACGAAGCCATCGCAAAGGCCAAGGCCGACCCTAGCCTCGTCAACACCCTTGCAGCCGTGACAGCCGTTAAACTCTCTGGTTCTGCGGTCAATGCTCTCGCAGATGAGCAAGCCGCCTATGCGGCTGACGCAGCGACCTGCATAGCGAGACTCATCGATGGCTAGCGCAGGAAGCATCAACATCAATGTTCATATCACGTCCTCTGTCGGCGTAGGGCGCCCCAATCTCGCCTTAAATCCTCACATCAAGGTCAGTCGTTATGTTGGCGATCCCCACACTACCTCAGCCAGTTCTTACGGCTATGGCTTGCCCGTTAATAGGTGGGTTACCGTCATTTCCGAGTTCTCGCTGAGCACTCCCGCTAAGATCGAGGACTTCATTGTCAGGCTCAGATCAGGTCTCCTCGGTCGGAACAACCAGCAGATCGAGGCCGTCCGAAAGTTCGTAGACGGATCATATGATACTCTTGTCTCCGGCTACAATCTCGACAACCCTGAGGAGGTCGAGGAGTATCTCGTCAAGTTGCGAGCACAACTCCTTACCGGCGACAGAGAGAAGTTGTATGGGGAGAGCGATGAGTACCGAGAAAGATATGGCTACCGTATCTCTGGACGGCATGACTACAGGTACGACTACACGACTTGTTGCTGCCCAACGGATCATATCTGCTGCTGGCATGCCTGCTTTGATTTTCAGTACGGTGGGGAGTGTCACCATGACGTTCCTGAGCAGACATATGCGAACGTGTCATGGGACGGCAAATTGCGTCATTGCCCCGTCAGGTCTCATACTCCCTTGCCAGACTTCAGCCACACGCACAAGAAGGATTGATCATGTCCAAGTTCTACCTACAGGATCGCGAGACGCATCAGGATATCGAGACTGGACCATCGACTACCTTGCACTTCAATGGATACATCAAAGGTATCATAGACCTGTGGTCGAAGTCCAATCCTGCCTTCTCGGCGGTCTCGATCAGCGTTTCAATTGGTCATGACTGGACGATGGACTCTGTCGCTACCCTTGATGCAATCGTGGAGCGCATGAGTACCAAGGAGTTTGCAGAGAAGATTGAAGATGCCATCTTCGGAGAAGACTGATGCCCTGTAGGTTCGAGATAACCATGGAATCAGATCGGTACTACCCGCAGGGAGGGTACCGAGAGATTGAGGTTATCGCCTCCGGAGATGTTGATCTGGTCGGAGAGATGCAACCCTATATCAAGTTCTACATCAATACCAAGGAACTCGGTGAGGAAGGGACGCAAATCGACAGGATCAAGGATGTTCTTCGGTCCAAGGAATTCTATCGCCGGATAAGAGCAGCATTGGAGATGATCAATCGTGAATAATTCCAAGAAGCGCCGACAGGCAAAGGAACGACCCAGCGTCGGACTCAACGAGAGCAGTGGTCCAAATCGCCACGAGCGTCGGACCATGATTGCTCTCGCCCGAAGATCAAGTCGGACTCAGCGCTCTTGACGCTAAGATCATCTTGTGGTATAATGAAGGAACTTCAGTAGAAACCCCGCTATAAGAGGCTGATTCGTGCAAGAGGCATATGATGATTTCGTCAAGACGATGAACTTCGGGTTCCTCGGCATGGCGATCTGTTTTGGGTTCGCCCTTGCTGGCACACTCGTGTTCAGAATCTTCGTTCCAGACTATCCGATCCATAACGTATTCCCGGTCACGGCCTTCAATGTGGGGGCTTTTGTGATCGGGCGTCTTGTTCTCTGGGGCAAGTCGTGAAGAATGACTTCGTGTACTACACTGTACTTGGATGGCTGAGTCTCATCCTCGCGGCGATAGTCATTTACTCTCTGGTGCTGCTCATCTCATGGGGTGTCATCCTCTGGGTGTTGCTCATTTTCCTAATTGGTACGCCTATCGCGTATTTTGTTGGAGCAGTGATTGATTGACATGCTAGAGAAACTCAACACACTCATCACTCGCGTCGTACAGGGTGGATTGATAGTCTGGTCCATTCTACTCATCGGCTATGGTTTGATTCGTCTCGATCAGTTCGCTGTCGGTAGATGGGGAGAGCCAGTCAATCTGTTCCTGCTTGTTGTCTTCATCGGTATTCTTTTGTTCTACGTCATCGGATCGCTCTGGGAATGGGTGGCGGCTGAAGATGGCGAGGACGAGTATGAGACGTTCAAGCGACTGAGAGGCATTAAGTAGTGCCCCCTAAGAAGAAGGTCGCCGCTGATCGAGAGGAGATTGAAGTCTCTTACACGGTCATTCCTGCCTTTGCCGTCAGGGCCGACAGTGACCGTCTTTCTGGCACGGTCGGGATTGGATTGACCGCTAGAGAGGCCATCAACCACCTTCGAGCCGAGGTTAAGCGTAGATATCCAGAAGAATCCTATATCGTGAAGGAGAAGGCAACTAATGTTGACCTCTGGTCTGCGACTGGTTGGAGGGAGCCAACATATGATGATAAGCGAAGTTAAATGCCCGCACGGCAGAAATGCTGTCGATGGCAGGTATCAGGGCGTCTTTGCGGCACCATTCTATACCTGCAAGTGCTGTGGCGTCCACTTTCCATATATCGATAGCGGATCGTATTCATATTCCTCCACCGGAAAGGCGACAATCGAGAGCCGAACATGGACAAAGAACCTTTGTTTCGAGTGCGGTGGGCATTATGAATACTGGGGAGACGCTGCGGCATGAACTTCGAGGTTGAAATTCCTTTTGATCCGGAAACAGAATCTATCTACTGCTCATTCTGCGGATCGAGACTAGAGAAATCTGGCCACATGTTCTCAGTCCACATGCTCTGTCCTAAGCATGGAGAGTTTACGATATCGCCAATTGTGATGAGTGAAAAGGGTAAGTGGTTTATTCTGACCGACAGGACTACAGCAAGTATGTGGGAAACCTGTAGAGTCGTTGATTCAAGACATAAAGACGGATCGCCATATGATCCGCGAGAAACGAGAGTAATATGATCAGTCTAAAGTATTTCACCGCGCCTTGGTGCGTGCCATGCAAGACCTTCGGCCCGATAATGGCTGAATTTGCCGCAAATAACCCTGACCTCGACCACGAGAGGGTCGATGTCGAGGCCGATCCTAGCGCCTCGGCCAGATACGAAGTTCTCTCTATCCCCACCGTCATCGTCTTTCAGGACGGCGTAGAAGCAGGTAGATTCTCCGGAGCACGAACATACGACTATGTTGAGCGTTTTCTCAACTCATTCACAGGATGAACGTACGTGGGATATGATCTAGTTCCTCGAAACAAGAAGGCCGAAGGATTTTACTTCGGTGCCTTCTCGTGGCCATTCTTTCTAGGGCATGCTGGTCTTATCTGGCCCGCTATCTTCAAGGGTCCGCGCTGGTTCGTAGTAAACGGGATTGATAAACGAGTTGAGAGTGACTATCCTAGTCTCATTTCGAACGACGGATTTCGTGTTACAGCCGAGGAAGCACGATGGTTGGGAAGGATTGCGTTTAATCTAGCCTCAATGAATGAAGTTCTCCTCGTAGAGACAAAGCCGACAGACCCCAAAAATCAAACACGGGGCAGATTTATTGACGGTGAGTATTACAGCACCGAAGGCCCTGACTTCCGAACTTTCCGTGAAGATTGGAATGAGATTCTATACCGATTTTCGAAGTGGGCACCAACCTCGTCCGGATTCACAATTCACTAAAGGACCGCTATGACTTCTATTGACATCACCCAGTACCCCGACACTGTTACCGAATTCGGTGGCAATGAGCAGCGTGCCACAGTCTTCCTTGATCGCTACTCTCTGAAAGATCAGCAGGGTAATCCCACTGAACGCAGCCCCAAGGAAATGTGGGCGCGAGTGGCAACAGCCATCAGCAACGACGATCTTGAGCGTGCTCAATTTCGTGATCTGCTCGATGGCTTTAAGTTTGTGCCCGGTGGTCGAATCTTAGCCGGTGCCGGAACTGGAACAGAAGTTACCTACTACAACTGCTTCGTGATTCCAGTTGAGACAAAGGCCCGTCGCCAGAACCGTTGGCCAGCCACGGAAATCAAGGCTGAAAATGAATTTGAGGAGTACGAGTGGCGAGTTCCGCCAATTCTTCCTGATCCCGGTTCTGACTCTCGTGAGGCGATCTTCGACACCATTGGCCTGATGGTAGACATCATGAGCCGTGGTGGTGGCGTGGGAATCAACTGGTCTGTCCTTCGTCCGAAGGGCGCACACCTAAAGAGAGTCAATGGAACGACATCTGGCCCGGTTTCGTGGATGGATGTCGCGTCCAAGGCAGTTGGCGTCGTGGAGCAGGGTGGCTCTCGTCGTGGTGCTGCCATGTTCATGTTGGATGACTGGCACCCAGACGTAGAGGAGTTCATCGATGCAAAGCGGAATTTCGGCGTCATCACTAACGCGAACGTTAGCGTTGCTGTATCAGACGAGTTCATGGCAGCCGTTGAAAGTGACAGTGACTGGGAACTTCGATTCCCCGACACAAGTGATCCTAGATATAACACTGACTGGGACGGAGACCTTGAGGGATGGATCGCTCGTGGAGGTAATGTTGTCAATTACCGCACGGTGCGGGCCAAAGACCTTTGGAGAAGCCTTGCGGCTGCTGCTTGGGCTTCAGGAGAACCCGGTGTGGTCTTCTTGGGTCGATACAATGGGAAGTCTACAGGACGTGGCGTGGAACGTATCATCAGCGTCAATCCGTGTGGGGAACAGGGTCTAGGCCCATATTCGGTCTGTAATCTAGGCGCGATGAATCTCGATGCATATGTTGAGCAGAAGAAGGATAAGAATGTCTTCAATTGGAAGCGCTTCCAAGATGATGTTCGAACTGCTACCGCATTCCTTGACAACATCATCGACAAGACACATTACTTCATTCCCGAGAACGAAAAGGTCCAGAAGGAACTCCGTAGGATCGGGCTTGGCGTGATGGGTCTTGCTGATGCGTTGATTGGTCTTGGTCTCCGATATGGATCGCCCGAGGCGCAGGAATTCACGCACGAAGTCTTCACTGTCATGAAGGTTCAGGCAATCAAGGAGTCTGCGTCTCGGGCTGCGAGCCTAGGACCGGCTCCCGCTTGGCGTGACGAGATGACGAAGCGTCCATACTTCGATAGCCTTCGAGATACGCCGATGTTCTCGTCTGTTCGAAAGAACGGCCTGCGGAACATCTTCCTGCTCACGCAGGCTCCAACGGGCACAACGTCCCTGCTGGCAGGTGTGAATTCTGGCATCGAACCATACTTCGCGTTTGAATACACACGCAAGGACCGAACCGGTACGCACATCATGAAGGCTCCGGCTATTGAGAAATATGCCGCCAAGGAGAGCGCCACAAAGAGGCCATGGCTCGTGACCTCTAATGATGTCTCCGCAGAGGAGCATGTCTACATGCAGGCTGCGGCACAGGATAACATTGACTCGTCTGTATCAAAGACGATCAATGCTCCGAACAGCCACACCATTGAAGATGTAGAACTAGCGTACACCTTAGCCTATATCAATGGCTGCAAGGGTATTGCTTATTTCCGAGATGGTTGTGGTCGAGACCAAGTTCTCTACAAGGATGGCGTTCCTGTTGTCAGCGATGAGAAACTGAAGGACGCGCTAGCAACAATTGAGAAGTTGGAATTCGAGAATGCGGACCTATACGAGCAGATTGACTCTCTCGCCCCGTACGGAATATCCTATAGCCGTCCTACGGTCTTGCAGGGTGAGACCCACCGCATCGTAACCAAGGCTGGAACCGCCTATGTCACAATCAACCGTGACCAGTATGACGGCAAGCCGGTAGAAGTCTTCTTCAATGTCGGCAAGGCAGGATCAGACCTGACGGCTATGTCAGAGGGTCTGGGTCGAATCGCGTCACTTGCCCTCCGTCATGGAGCCTCACTTGGTGGGGTTGCTCATCAACTCGAAGGTGTCGGAGGTAATGGTAATCTTCAGAAGTCTATACCGGCTGCTATTTCTGAGGCGCTGACCAAATCGAATCAGAAGAAGAACTTCAAGGTAGAGGTCAATAGCGAAGAAATCAAGAGCGTCAAACTTGAGGATATCGGTGTATTTGATGCAGCCGACCATCCCGAATTACCAACGCTCTCTGTTTCTCGCGCCGACCTCTGCCCCGAGTGTGGCAATGCTTCCCTCGTCAGAGAAGAAGGATGTTCCAAGTGTCAAGTCTGCGGGTACAGTGCGTGTTAGTCCTATTATCGGTTGACATTTTCAGGTTCTTTGGAGTTGTCATCTTCGCATATTGCCTCGGGTGGTTCGCCTCGTGGTTAGCCTATGTCGGAATCCCAAATTGGAAAGCAAGGAGAAAGTAAGTGCAAACCTATCAATTGGCTCTCATGATGAAGAAGAAGCCAGAAGACGAATGGTTGATCGCACAGATCACCCTTCAGCCGAAGGATTACACGGATATCCCCGCTGCTGTTCATCGAGCAGTTGACCCAATGCTCTTGTCGATGCTAGAGAACGACAAGGACGGAAAGGTCTTCAACGTGAAGAAGTAGTGTACGATGTTACTGTGACCGTCAAACTTCCAGATGGGGAGGAGGTTCGTGCCTTCTCAAGGGTGGATATTGATTCCTTTCCAGATAAAGAAGAAGCGATGGATGAAATTGGATCATTAATGATGCGAGAAGTCTACGAAGCCATTTTGGAGAAGAAGTCCCGAGTGTCCGTCCTGCACCTACCGTGAATCCTATGTTCCACAATCCAGTTGGAGAATGTAATGGCGATAACGCTTAACTACGACGATCCCGTAATCTTTGCAAAGTGCTCTGGCGAGTGCTGCAAATCCCGACCGGGGAAGAAAGTTGGTAACTACTTCGCCAAGGCATATACCGAACGTCGATGGCGTCACGGTCCTGTCTGCGACAACTGCAACGCACCGATGGTGAAGTTGTATGAGGTTGAGCGTGAATAAGGGATATACCGACAACAAGTGGCGAGAATGCTGCTCTGCGTATGTCAAAGATAGCGGCGGGCTAATGATAGAATGGCTAGGAGAGGCCCTTAATCCTCGAAGGCAAAGTTCCATAATCCGTAGGAGAGTCTATCTTAGTAGTATCCTTTGGTTGCTCAAGATCGACCTTAATATCATCACCGGACGCTATGCATACAGGGACAATGGTCGCTGCCCTTGGCACAACATGACCGGAGTCTTCGGTTGGCAGAATTACCAAGGCGTTACGAAGGCAGTCAAGGACGATCCTGATTTCGAAGAACACCTAGGGCCGATAGAAATCATCCCAAAAGAGATGTTGTAGGTAGTTAGTCCCAGTTGCAGGGATGTCTAATTCCTGATACACTAACGGCATAAGTGTCCAGTTTATGAGACACAGACAATGTACGGAGGTACAATGCGAAAGTTTGCATCTATTCTAGCCATTGGGCTTCTGCTGGCATCGACCAGCATTGCCCTTGCAACCAAGCCTGATACTAATGGCCAGCATCAGGTTTGGGTTTGTAAGTACGTAGGCCAGCCCGGTGACTTCGAGACCCTCAAGCCCGGTAAGAACCCCATCATCGTTGATGTCGCCGCTGCCGACGCTTTTGTTGGAGCAGACTTCGCAGATGGCCAGACCCACTCATTTGTTATCGACCTAGCCACGGATGAAAACACCGGACAGGGCGAGAAGTATACAGGCGAGGCTACATGCCCAACGCCTGAGTCAACTCCTGCACCAACTGAAACGCCTTTCGTGACGCCGGAAGTTACTCCTGAGATTACGCCTGAGCCGACCGTCAACCCAACTCCTGAGATTACACCAGAAGTCACGCCAGAGGTTACACCTGAAGTGACGCCCGAGGTTACTCCGGAGGCCCTACCTTCGCCTGATACTGGTGGTGGCCCAACGCTTCCGCCGACCGATACCATTGATTCCGGCTCGACCCAGAGCAATAGCCCTCTAGCATTCATACTGTTGATGCTATCGGCTATCTCTGGTGCGTTTGCCGTCCTACTTCCTAAGAGGAGTTAACTTGGAACCTGTAGTCCGTCTGCTCACGACCACTCAGCCAATTTTTGAGAAAACATTAACAGAAACTATCGATGACTACCAGCGCTTTGAGGCGTTCTATGTCTATCCGTATCTGAAGGATGAACTTGATATTGTTGAGTACGCGGGCAGATGGGACTACGGGGAGAATTCAATCTCAAAGATGGGGGATCGTAGCATCATCTCTCGATGGCTGGCCTCTGGCGAGGAGAGCATGATCGAGATGGTAGATGCTACGTTCTTCATCGAATGTAGTCGAGTGGTAACACACGAACTTGTTCGCCATCGACTGGCTTCTTATCAGCAGGAGAGTCAGCGTTTTGTTCGGTACGATGGAGTTGATGTTGATGATCTATTTATCATGCCCGACGAACTTACAGAAGAACAAGCAGCGCTGATGAAGGTCTCGTTCCAGCAAGCGAAGGATGCCTATCTTGCCCTCAAGGCTGCTGGCGTCAAGAATCAGATCGCTCGCTATGTTCTACCGAACTCGACTCGTACGAGGATCATTGCCAAGATGGACCTCAGGGAGTGGCGTCATGTTCTTCGTCTTCGGGCTCATACATCCGCGCAGCCGGAGTTCAGGGTGATTGCTCTCAAGATTCTTGATATCTTGAATGGACGATACCCGGAGGTATTTGCCGATGTCAAAAAAGACATTGAAGCACAAGTCCGCGCAGCCCGCTGAACAACAGAAAGGTCTGAGTCTTCTTGACTGGGCTATAGCCAAGCATACAGAATGGCAGTGTCCCGGTCGATGCTTCCCAATAGTTCATCGTCCTTGGATGCAGGTAATCCAATGATCACGATGTACCCACCGACTAAGCAGTGCAAGAACTGCTTCACATTCAAGACACTGGATAACTTCAGTCGCGATAAGTCGCGTGGCGACGGGCTGGACCGGAGATGCAAGCAGTGTCATAAGGACTATGACGCAGCAAGAAATGTTAAGGCATCTAAACAATTAAACAGCAGACAAAAGCCCTTCCAAAACTGGACAAATGAGGACATTGGGGCCTTTCGTGTCCCACAAAGGTAGTTCACCCCGCCTATATTGAGTAGAGAGGGCTTTGTATCTCTGTGTCTGTTTTATAGTTGGCCCACCGGTCAGGGTGGCCGTGGGGAGAGCAACTGAATGGACAACCAAGCACTTGTTGCGCTTCTTGCCCAACTACCACTCGTGGGCGCTTTCTTCTTCGCGCTGCAAAAGAAGTGGATATACATTGGTACCAATGTCACCCAACTCCTAGAAGAAAATGATCAGCAGATTGCTGACCGACAAAAACAAATCGAGACTCTTGCTACGTTCAATGCTGATCGTATCAAAGAGATTAAGGCTGAACACCAAGTCGAATTGGCAGCAGCGAACGCCCGTGCGGATCGAGAGCGTGAGGATCGCATCGCCGCAGATGAGCGCACCGCCAAGATGGCAGTCTCCTTAACGGAGGCGACCAGTGTTATGGAGCGATCTGTTGCCCTACACGAACAGGCTGCTCTAGGAGCGGGCAATGCTGCACGACCAAGACGAACAACGCGCTAGTCATCAGGAAATAATCGATATCGCAGATGAAGCACTGTCCGTGGCAGGAGAGGCCATCAAGGTAGCACGAGAGAAACTAAAAGTTGCCCAGCGCAACTACGCAGACCGTATGCGCCTGCCAACCCTTGAGGCCCAAAATGGACAACGCAACCATACTCAGCATCTTTAACTCCATATCACTAAGCCTGTTTGTCACGATTAGTCTCCTTATTGCTGGTAGAATTGGCTATCGAGCACTGGTCTATCGTAAGGCTCAAGAGAAACTTCCGATCCTGCTTAAGAGAGACTTGTACCTGTTCTCATCCATCGGACTGTTCATGATCCTGCTAGCCTTCATCAGGGTAGCCGGGATTCAGGGCTTACAGCAAAATATCTTCTGGCTAGCCTTTACGAACTTCCTGTTGCTTGGTCCATTTGCCTTTTGGGCCTACGTGGAGTGGACACAGTAATGGCTAAGTTCGAGGCTGAGATTCGCAGGATAGATCAGTTATCTGCGGCAGAGTCTCGTCGCGTCGATGGTATCCTCCGCGAGCGCGAGTTAGCCGTGAATGCAGCGCTAGTCTCTCAGGAGAAGGCAATTCAAGCCGCTCTTGCTGCATCCGAGAAAGCCGTAAGCAAGGCCGAGACCGCAACAGAGAAGCGCTTCGAATCAGTCAATGAGTTCCGTGGACAACTAGCGGATCAGACCGCTGGATTTCTATCAAGGGTCGAGTATCTTGCAGACCAGCGAGCAATGAACGAAAAGTTGGACGCTATCAAGGGCTTTCAGGGGAATCAGGTCGGGGCTAGTAGCGCGATTACCAATGGCTGGAAATACATCCTATCCGTTGGCTCTTTGATAATCGGTATAGTTGGCATCTACATCGCCACTCATCCCTAAAATTCCCTCTTGACAGGTCTTGCCAGAACGGCTATAATCGCACCCATGCAGTTCAGGAGTAGACGCCTGCCGACTGCCCCCCGGAAATAAGAAGGCCAAAATTACCTCTTGACAACGGTTAGGTAGACCGCTATACTTCTCGACAGCCCCTCGGAGATAGGGCGATACTGCTTGGAAGTAAGGCTTGTAGATGAAACAACCTTCATCTCCCCTGAAACCTACGACCAACCCGAAACCGGTTGTTCTCCGAGGGGCTCTAGAGGGGCTTGAAAAATTCTCCGAAAATAGGGTATTGACAAACTGCCAGAAACATGGTAGAATGCTCTACTCAATCAAAAATCGTCTGGTGTAATAGGTCTTCGGGCTCTATGGAAAACGGGCGATCTGGTATCTAGGTACCACTCACGCTGAGATATGTCGTGGGCTAGGTCGTAATCCTAGAGTCTGAACTTCAACACTAACGTGAGAGTCAACCAATCAGGGTGTGGTGTAATGGCCGCGCCGCCGCTTTGGGAGCGGACGATGGAGGTTCGATTCCTCTCTCCCTGACCATAGATTCGAAACTAACTTAGATGGACTAAGAGCAGCCTCCAAATCTGCCAGTAAGGGGTTCGATTCCTCTCGTCTCTGCCATAGCAGTCTTCATGGTAGGTACCCGACTGGCCTCATAAGCCAAGTCTTTAGCGGCTCAATTCCGCAGGCTGCAACCAAATACTACGGATTGTTGCAACTCTCCGTATGAGTCAAGGGTCGCGAGGTACGCTCTATATGGGCTACCTAGAAGCAGGTGGATGAAAGAGAACAGGCCACTAAGGTGACTCAACCTCGTCCTTGATAACCAAATACTTTACTCCGGCCCGATAAACGGAAGTCAGCAACGGGGTAGCCGGAACAAATCGAGTGAGTGACTCTAACAGGCTCGATCAATCAAACGCTGGGGACACGAACGGTTCCCTTTCATAGATGTCGCGCATCTATGGCTCAACTAAAGAAAGGATGGTGTTCCATATGACTATACTCTAGAAAGGAGGTAGTCAATGGACGGCAAGACGGCTCTGGCTCTCTTGGGTGGCAAAAAGAAGTCACGCACGAAGCACAACAGTCGCAAGGTCGGAAGAAACTACCGTTGGGGCGCTGGCCCGGACGGGAAATCGGAAACACATTCTCAGACCAAATATCGTCTTCGTCACGGTATCGGTCCCGGTCCTCGTAAGAGAGAGGCCAAGTAGAATTTCATAAGATTTGCCGGAGTTGAACATAAGCAAACCGGCACATGGAACTTTGGCTGAGTGGCTTAAAGTGCTCGCCCGGAAAGCGAGTGTGGGTAACACCACCGTCAGTTCGAAACTGACAGGTTCCGCCAACGTTCTCAGGAGTGCTTTGGACACTCACGGCCTCGGCTGTCCGGTGAAATCCCGGCGAGAGCGACAATGGAAGCACCTATGGGTGCAGTACGCGATTTGCTAAGTCGTGAGAGCCGCAAGGCTGTAGGGGTTCGAGTCCCTTTGCTTCCGCCAAGCGCCTAAAGTGTATGGTCGAAAGAAAGCACGCTGATCCTAGATATCTGTCGGATCAGAGGATGAAGGTCCGAATCCTTCGGGTTGCGTCAATGGATGCTCGTATAGGAGCACTTAACCGCCTTGAAAGCGGCGATCAGGTAACACTGGTAGGGGTTCGAGTCCTCTAGCATCCGCCATCCTCGGTAAGGAAAGTCCATCGCGTGTGTACATGCGTAGGTGGTAGTAACGTCTTTGCAGAATCCTCGTAACAGAGGAGCCGGGGAGCAATGGAATCTTGACAGAACGGTATTGTACCTGCCTCGAAAGCAGTGGTCACGTCAAGTGGTGTGGGTTCAAATCCTACAGGTTCCGCCAATAATGAGTGCCGCTATGCACACAACATCAAGGTCCGAAGCATGCTTAAATGAGGGGCTTGACAGTATTAGTCGAATGTGCTACGATACAGCACGACATCTGACCGTAGTGTAGCGGTAGCGTACTCGCTTCGGGAGCGAGAGGCAGAGGTTCGATTCCTCTTGGTCAGACCAGTGGGCTGCTAGTGATAGCGGAAGCACGGGTGCCTTGCACGCACTTAGGAGGGGTCCGAGTCCCCTGTGGTCCACCAAGGGCTTTTAGTGTTATGGGTAACACGGCGCTTTCGCAATGCGCAGGACAGAGTTCAAGTCTCTGATCGTCCACCAATGGGCCAGATGGTAAGATGGGAAATCACGGCGCTGTAAACGCCTCGCCATAGGCTACGCGGGTTCGAGTCCTGCCTGTCCCACCAACATCCGAGAAACGCAGTTGGCTAGCACCTTCGAGCGTTTGGGGCGTAACACTTGCTAGAGTGGTAAGTCTTAGGGCCGCAGTGCCACCAGAGGATGATCATGCCGCTGTCTGTTGGACAGAAGTCTGTTTCGTAATCAGACTATGTGGGTTCAATTCCCAACTGTGGCTCCATGGGCCTTCGGGTCACCGTCAAGGCGCTCGTCTAACGAACCGCCGACTCCATGGGCAGATGGTTCTCCCTTCGGGTTCGAGACCGGCCCTTCATGCCTTCTAAGCACATCTGGATGTGCGCAATCTTGGTAAGATTGAGGAAGTGAGTTCGAATCTCACAGTTGGCTCCATGGCCCTTAACCGGTTAGGGCCTTCATAGCGGACAGGACAAATGGCAAGTCGTCAGTTTCATATGCTGAAGATACAGAGTTCGAATCTCTGGCCCGCCCCCAAGTCACCTTGGCCAAATTGGCAAGGCACCTGATTCTCAATCAGGAAAGTGAGGGTTCGATCCCCTTAGGTGATACCAACCGAGATTGGTGTAATCGTTAACACGAGCGCCTTCCAAGCCTTCGTTACGGGTTAGAGTCCCGTATCTCGGTCCAAGGCTCCCTACCCGAGTGTTAAGGGGCCTGCCCGCAAAGCAGGAGCCGTAGGTTTAAGTCCTACGGGAGCCTCCAATTCCTACTTGACAGGAGACAAGAAATGCTGTAGACTCGTATTGATGTTAATGGCTTCATCGCTCGTCGTAACAAGGACGAGGGACGGGAAGACCCCGCTATTCGTATCACACAGGGAAACCAAACGTGGTACTGTAAAGAGGTCAAAATCCTAGGGCCATCAACAATGATACAGGCTCCGGTTAATCGGGAGCAACCGAACAAACCATACATCTGGCTTGAGACGGAGGCTCCAATCGAATGGTCTAAGTAACATATGCTGCTGTCGCTTAATGGCAGAGCGGGAGTCTCTAAAACTCCTAGTCAGGGTTCGAGTCCCTGTAGCAGCGCCAATACCCCTTTCGTTCAACGGAAAGGATGAAGCCCTGCGAAGGCTTCGATGCGGGTTCGATTCCCGTGGGGGGTGCCATACCACTTTGGTCCAATGAATAGGATGCCTGCCTTCGAAGCAGGAAGGTGCGGGTTTGAATCCTGTAGGTGGTGCCATGATCGAGTGGGTATACACGGGGTCGCTCCCGGTGAACGCGGTTCGAGTCCGTAATCGGTCAACTATCAGGCTGTAGTAGCAGCGGTAAAACTCGTCTCTGGGGGAGATGGATCGTCCGTTCGAATCGGACTAGCCTGACCAACACAGCAATCGGGTCATGCCCGGTTGTGGTGAATATTCGTACCGACAAACCTGTCATTCTCCGAACTTCTAGAGAACGGCTAATGATGTCTCGGTACAGCCTATGGGACCGGTTATCCACGATAGGCCCAATGGCTCTTTACCCAAGTGGTAAGGGGGTCGCCTGCAAAGCGATTTATCGTCAGTTCGATTCTGACAAGAGCCTCCATGGGAAATGATGAAGTTGCAAGACTGATACAACTTCTGATCCGCAAGTCAGTCATCCATGCCGGTTTTCAAGCGGTTCGCCAGTTCGGGGCGTATCAATAATGCATCCCGCACACACCGGCCACATACCACTGTCGTTCAATGGACAGGACGAGCGTCTTCTAAACGTTCAATCAGGGTTCGATTCCCTGTGGTGGTGCCAATGACCTATCGGAGTTCCCCCTTTGTGGGATCGCTGCTACGCAGTCAGGTGAAACCCCTGCGAGGGTCTCTATCTCAACTCAGCACAGTGGAATTGTGCAGGCGTTTCCTAAACGCAAGATCGACGGTTCGAGTCCGTCAGTTGAGGCCAATGGTGGTCTTCGTCTATGTGGTGAAGATTCTGGCCTGTGAAGCCAATAAGGTGGGTTCGAGTCCCACAGATCACCCCAATGTTCCTTAGCGCAGTGGTTAGCGCACCGGTTTGACATACCGGAGGTCATCAGTTCGAATCTGATAGGTACAACCAATGAGATATAGCGTAAAGGCAACGTGCTTCTGTCACATAGAAGCGTTCACAGTTCGAGTCTGTGTATCTCAACCAAGCACACGTAGTTCAGCGGCAAGAACGCCAGTGTTACATGCTGGGCGTCGAAGGTTCGAGTCCTTCCGAGTGTACCAATCTTCACGTATTCCAATTGGCAGAGAAAAACGGCTCAAACCCGTTACAGTGGGAGTTCGAGTCTCCCGGTGAAGACCAATGCCCCCAGACCCGGCGACATCGTGCTACGCGAACACGACACGTCAAAGGGAGCGGCAATCACCTGTTCTGGTGTTAACGCTAGAGCATGAGATTTCGGTTCAAATCCGAATGTGGGCACCAAGCCCTAATAGGCCAAGTAGAGCCGCTCCCATTTATAGGGGAGTGCGTTGCAGGTTCATCTCCTGTGAAGGGCACCAAATACTCACCCATAGCCGTGATGGCTATCTCTTAGAAAGAGGAGGGCGTGATGCCCAAGGAAGTTATACTCGACAGTCAGAACACTCCGACCAAGATTCATGAATTTGCAACCCAAGTTCAATGGGGTATAGACGGAACCGTTGAGGTTGCAACTGTCAACCTCTCTAAGGAACAGTACACTAAGGAACGTGGCTGGTTCGTTTATCTCGATAGAAGTGCAATCAACAAACTGATCAAGACCCTGCGTAGGGCAAGGGATCAGGCATATGGTTCCGACGAATAGAAGACACGTCTGACGTGCTACCGAAGGAGGTAACCCGTCATGATCGAAATTCTTATAGCAATCATACTCATCATCATTATCCTGCGACTACTTCATATCGTTTGAGGTAGTCATGGACCCCATACAAGAGACATATCACTTTTGCTCTGGGTACAGTGGGCTCTGGAAAGATTGCCCCAAGGTAAATCCAGACATGGTAGCAGCAGCCAACCACGCCGTAGTCGGCGCAGTTCTCCTCGTAATCATAGTGATCGGGGTCTTCTTGGTTGGTGTCGCAATGCTGATGATCTTCTCTGATGACAATTAAACCCTTCTAAGGCATCCGTCAGGCCCCTCTCAACAAGGGGCTTGACAAAACTCTCTGATCCTGTTATACTCTCGCTAGAGAGATGGAAAGACCATCGCGCATATCCGAATGACTTGTTCTTCGGTGAGTGAGGAAGGTCGGCGCTCCCAGTTGCAGTCTAGTGGTTAACGGCCACCTACCGCGAGGTACGACACGGCAACAGTGACGAACCGAAGTAATGTTCGGGTGAAACGGGCGACAGGGTAGACGGAGAAAGTTGGGTACCTATTGGGGCGCAACGCTACGGTACCGGGTAACGAAATTGAGGCGTCTGGTAACAGCCGCTCAAGTTGGATGATGGTCCTTCAGTTGGGAGACGTTTCATACGTCGTTTGAACCAAGGTCTGACAAAACGCCGCCTAATGAAATCTCTCAAACTATATGCACCGAGGGGTCGCGGGTTCGAGTCCCGTTAAGGACGAGTTGATGGATTTGCTAACCGTATCTCCTTATAAACTCAGTGGTAGAGTTCCTCGGCAATTATGATCACGAGTGAATAGACCGGGACGGCTCATCGCCAAATCCGGAGCGTTCAGGTCCCGTAACCAGCCGGGTAGACAACTTACTGACAAGACTATCAGATGACTCGTGATACTACATAGATGGAGCCTGATGGCAAGGGTAGTGACCCCGGCAAGCCATCAATAGGATCGATTGCGAGTTCTGTCGTCACAGCAGGACTTCCGGATGACGTACCCGGAGACTATATGCAGCGACTACGAGAGGACCACCTTCGGGTAAGACTTCGGTCGGGGTTTACAAATCGCTGTACACTACATACACGGTACGGAAAGGTCTAAGTGCCCGTGCCAAGGCTGGATCGCACAACTAGACCTGTGCCAGCCAACTAAATAACAGGAGATGACTATGCTAGACATTATCCTACTCGCAGTCGGTGCGATTCTATTCGCTCTGGATGCGGCTAACGTGAAGGTCGGCACTGTGAAACTTGTCTCACTCGGTCTTCTGGCTTGGATTCTTGTACCGCTTCTCGGAGCGCTCAAGGTCGGCTAACTACATTGCGTCCTAGTTTGTGGTGATGGGGACGGTATAAATTCAATCCACATACATACATTCCGGAATCGTCTAATCGGTAGGACGCAGGGCTCTGAACCCTGAAATCGAGGTTCGAGACCTCTATTCGGAACCAAGGGGACTTAGCACAATTGGAAGTGCACAACTCTGGCAGAGTTAAGGTTGCGAGTTCAAGTCTCGTAGTTCTCCACCATCGGGTCTCAATGGCTCGTAGATTTTTGGGTTACGTGTTCAGTTTCGTTAGTTCGTTAGTTCGTTCGTTTCGTTTCTTGGCCGCTATTGAGACCCGACAACTAAATATGGGGATTCATCGAACGACTCAGCGGTGAGACGCCGTGAAAACCGTCAGGTGTTTACATCTGACTCTGTGGCTGGTCCGCAATCCCCTACAAACATGGCGCTTGAACATAGGGTTGAGTTGTTTGCCTTTCAAGCAATCGAAGCGGGTTCGAGTCCCGCAGGCGCTACCAATGCTTGTCTACTCCAATAGGTAGAGAGAATAGGTCGAGAGCCTATGCAGTTCGGGTCCGAATCCCGAGGCGAGCACCATGAAGTTGGCAGTAACATACTTCTGCCCTAACGAGGCCCCGAAGGCTGAGCCCGACTTCGACAATGCTTTTCTATCCCAATCGGTAGAGGAACAGCCCTCAGAAGGCTGCAAGTGTGAGTCCGAATCTCACGGAGAGCACCAATCGAGATATGCTGGAATTGGCATACAGGCTAGTCTTAGAAACTAGTGCCGAAAGGATTGAGAGTTCGACTCTCTCTATCTCGACCATCCGCACGCTGTTGAAGTCAGATAGCAGTTAAAGTCTGCTGGTGTGGGTCATACCGTTGTAGCACAGTTGGAAGTGCGTCGGCTTGCCAAGTCGAAGGTCCGGGGTTCGAGACCCCGTAGCGGTACCAATGCCTAGTGGTGTAACGTTAGCACGCCGTCCTGATAAGACGGAAGTTCCTTGTTCGACTCAGGACTGGGTACCAACCTTATTGAGCACGGCTAGGTATGCGTGCAGGTCCCTGATAAGGACAAGGCCGAAGGTTCAATTCCTTCAATAAGGACCAAGCAGATGTAGTGTAGTGGTCTAACATCTCTCCCTGTCAAGGAGATGATCGCCAGTTCGAATCTGGTCATCCGCGCCAATGGCTTCGAAGACAAATGGCATAGTTGTTCGATTGTCAATCGAAAGGGAGTGGGTTCAATCCCCATCGGAGCCGCCAAGGTCTTGTAGTTTAACGGAAGAACAAGGGCGTTGTATCCCCTTGGTCACAGTTCAATTCTGTGTGGGACCTCCAACCGCTGATTAGTGTAACGGACAGCACGCCAGTCTTTGAAACTGGAAGAACGGTTCGATTCCGGTAGGTGGCATCAAACGGTCCCGTATCGCTATCCTGCAAGATAGGCGATCCTTCATTGCAGTGGAGTGTGGACTCCGGAATCGTCACCGGAGATTATATGCTAGATAGTCTGATGCGGATGCATCCGCTTAGGCCGGTCATGAACGGGCGTAGACTATCGAACAAAACGTCTACGGTTCCCATGACGTAAAAGATTCCGGGGGAATAAGCGTACAGTATCGCACTGCAAGGTGACCTGATACTCAGGCTATGCTCGACATAGACGATCTAAAGAGAGTGCGCAAAACGCAGCAAACGTGGTCGGAGGACCCGAATAAGTCCGTAACCCTTGTGGTAGACGGTGAAGGTGCGAACGGGCGGAAGCCTTTGGGTGAAAGTGGCTGCGAAATAAGGGCTTGACAAATGGTTGGCAACCTGCTACAATACGGCTAAGCCGATGAGGACACTCGAACCTCGACGGTACGCCCAAGGGGACCTTTCTGCTGACTCCCTAGTCGCGTCAGGTTGGGTGATCTGGAAACGGAATCACGTCGGAACTCTCCTAACCGACAAATCATTAACCGGTCGTAGGAGTGCTCAATCACTTCCCTTGGCAATTGAGAAGGCCATGGAGAACCCGACGCTGGCTTTGCGGAACCAGCAACTATATGTAAAGGGTGTCGTGCATGCTCCTGACAAGTGTGCTAGTCAGAGTCAGGTCTGATGATACGCGACTTCAGGAGCCACCCTGAAACTATATGATGGTAGGGCTGTGGAGCAACCCGAGTATGACGCGATTACTTCTCGGGAACAGCGGTGAAGCAGCCCGTCGCGCTTTTCATTAGTCCGTTTGTGGGCGGTAACCGGACGTTAAACCGAAACCCTCGTTATATAATGCGTCGATGTGGAAGTTACCTGCTAGTCACAGGACGACTCTCCCGGCTATCCCTTGACTAAGGATGGTGTTCCGACCGGCCCAGCAGAGGTCGGCTACGGAAGCGCAGTAACAATGCTTCTTTGGCTGAGTTGGTCAAAGCGGGGGCCTGAAAAACCTCATATCTCAGTTCGAATCTGAGAGGGAGCACCAATGCTCGTCTATTCCCAATAGGCAGAGGAAAGCGTCTTAAACACGTTTCAGTCTGAGTTCGAATCTCAGGACGAGTACCATAGATCGCTGGCGCAACGGTTAGCGCTCTTGTCTTATAAACAAGCGGTTTCTGAGTTCGAGTCTCAGGCGATCTACCAACGTTTCTTCGCCAAGAGGAAAGGCAGTGGTTTCATAAGCCACTATGCGATGGTTCGAATCCATCAGAAACGACCATGCGGGAGGAGAGCCAATCCCTCTCCTTCTGACAATTGCTCTGGATTGGAGAGTACAATGTCTAGATATGGGCCTCTAGCACGACGGTCGTGCATGCGTCTTTTAAACGTTAGGGTCGGAGTTCAAGTCTCCGGGGGCTCTCCAATGCAATGTAGTTCAGCGATAGAACTGGTGGCCGTTAACCATCGTGTCGTAGGTTTGAATCCTACCGTTGCAGCCAAGGGTCATTAGCACAATGGTGGTGCAGAAGGTTCTTACCCTTCCGGATATCGGTTCGAGCCCGATATGACTCTCCATACTCGCATCGACTAATTGTTAAGTCTACTCGCTGTTAACGAGGAAGATACAGGTTAGAATCCTGTGACGAGTGCCATAGGCAGATGACTACTGGTCGTCTAACTAGTCCCTTAAACTAGGATATCGGGGTTCGATTCCCCGTCTGCTTACCATAGGGCGATGTTGTAGTCCTGATAGTTAACACCGCGCGGCGCTTGGCATCAGGTCACATTCTAGCCCTCTCCAACGAAGTTCCGTACCCCAGTGGACATCTTGCTTGCATGAGTGTTCGCGGCTTGCAACAGGGAGGCGTCCTGTTGACTTCGATCAAATCTTCTTCGGGGCAAGAAGTAAACAATGCTCCACCATTCCCCTCTCGTCTAACGGTAGGATTCGTGGCCTTGAACCATGTAGATGCTAGTTCGAATCTAGCATGGGGAACCAACATCATTTAGTTTCACATCGAGAAGCGCCCGTGATCAAGGGAAGCGCAGGGTCACGATCCTGCAATGATGAACATATTGTCGAGCCGTGATAGTAAAGGCCAAATATCCTGATCCATGCGCATGGCGTCAGGTGAAGCCCGGATCATATAGGCGGCTTCCGGACCCCGTAACCGTGAACTATATAATTGGTCGTGAGCGGCGGTAACTGCTCTACTGGCATCCTTACCGGGATGGAGGAAGACGCGACTCTGGATCAGGCATAACCAGAGACTATATAATGGCCTAGGTTAGCGCCTAGGTCAGGGATGTGCCGGAAATCTCCTACTGTGAGGCGGGAGAACAACGGGACTACGGCAAGAGTTGACGCAAGAGGATATCGACCTGAACTGGGGGACAACGAACCAGCAGGCACGGGGACTTTTGCGGAAGGCATGCCAGTGCTGAACTTGTGTCGGGAGACTAACGTAGGGTTGTGGGTTAACTAGTTCACTGCTATTGACCAGCCACACGCGCACATATGGGTAGGCAACCCCATCGTCCAACTCATTAGCACTGAGTCGAAATAGGCTAATACCATGGAACCCTTCTCCTAACCGGAGAGGGGTTTTTTGTTGCCCGGAAATTGGAGGTATGAGATGCCGTACAATTCGATATCAGACTTACCTCAGTCAGTAAAGGACAACTACAGCAAGCGTTGCCAAAAGGTGTTCATGGAAGCATGGAACGCCAATCACGACAAGAACAAGAAAGAAAGCATGGCATTCGCAGCCGCGCACACAGCGGCCAAGAACTGCATGAAGGCAACATCGTGATCGAAGAACCCAAGCATGCCAATAGTCGTACCGCAAAGCGTGCGACTGAGGGCTCTCGAAAGAACTCTGGTGTAGCCCGATCAGATCGTATTGTCACGAATCGTGGTCGTGGTCGCCCGCCCGGAGTAAAGAACAAGCCAAAGTCTCTAGTCCCGACTGAATTGGCTAATGAACTCCTCCTGAAAATGGAGTCGATGGTTCCTCCGGAGCACTTCAAATACCTCAAGGGTGTCATCAAAGACGGCAAGGCCGTATCGACCAAGCAAGAACTCGATACCCTGATTCTCCTGCTCAATAGGAATCTCTGGCCAGCCCTTGTTGCTGAGGGCCGACTGACCAAGAGTTCCAAGGTCGAAGATATCGTCGATGTCGATCCTGACAAGGAAGACAAAGAAGATGATGAAAAGGGTCCAGTATTTCGTAAGGATGTAACTGAGCGCTTGAAGGTTCTCAATTCCCTCCTTACCCTCCGACATCAGATTGAAAAGAACGAGGTCAGCCCGGATGACGGCAGCCAGCCGCTCCTAACGATCTTCGCAAAGCGAGGCGTTTCTAGTCGCCTTGGAATTCTCATTGGTGAAGTAGAGCCGCCAAAGGCGCTCCCTGCTGTCACAGAAGAAAGAGTCGCGCATGACGGCCAAATTGTCATTGACCCAGAGTGATGCCCTCGGGTATCTCGTCTATCCTGCGGTCTGGCTCGAAACACTAACCGAACTCGATGGTGCTCCGTTTGTGCTTGAGCCCTATCAGGTTCGGTTTCTTAATGATCTGAGTTATTTCCGGATCGTTAACAAGAGCAGACAGATCGGATTCTCTACGGTTCTCGCCGGGGAAGCACTTGCAAGAGCGTCAACACAGGAGGGCTACCGGGCCAACATCGTCTCGATCAATCAGAAAGAAGCATCTGACAAGATCGAGATTGCGCGTAATCTCTATCATTCGATCCCAGATGAATTCCGCGAGGGCAGTCCCAGTCTTAAGCCAATCCTCTATACGGATTCTGACACTGAACTTTCCTTTCATCGACCTCCTAAGACCTCAACAATCATCAGTCAGCCTGCGTCTGCCGCTATTCGTGGTGGCCGCAAGGATATCTACTTTGATGAGTTCGCGCATATTCGAGACGCTGCCAAATTGTATCGAGCCGCTACACCGGCCATTATTCGCGGAAACAGTCGTCTCACAATAATCTCGACGCCTCTAGGGCAATCTGGACTGTTCTACGACATCATGTCGGGGACCGACGCCTACAAGAATTACTCACGCCATGCAGTTCCGTGGTGGGAATGCTCTGCCATGGTGAAGCCCGGTTACTATGAAGAAGCGCTAGCCTACGCTGCATCGATCCCCGGTAGTGAGGATCGTATCAGGAAGTACGGTAGCGACAAACTGCTTGTGGTCTTCCAAGAGTTCGGTGGTGATCTACTCGGATTCCAGACAGAGTTCGAGGCGACCTTTGCCGATGAGGCCACGGCCTATTACCCGTGGGAGTTGATCATTGGTTGCACTGACAACGACCAGAATGTCTGGCGAGAATGGCCACCCGGCTTCGAGTCGGATGGTGGCGAACTCTCTATCGGCGTTGACCTTGCACGCGACCAAGACAAGACAGTCTTTACGGTGGTCGAACATAAGGAAGGCAAGGCCACGGTCTTGCTTGCAAAGGCGACACAGGACAAATACAACGAACAGTTCGAATACTTGAAGCGATTGATCACAATGGTCAAGCCCGGTAGGGTGACCATCGACCAGACAGGTGTCGGACAAAAATTCGTAGAAGACGCACAGCGCGAGATTTTAGACACGGCCATTGAGGGCGTTGTCTTCACCAATGCTGGCAAGGAGCGATGGGCAACCGCCTTTAAGGGCGATATGCAGCAGCGTCTTGTCTCTTGGCCTAACCTCGCAGACCTTAAGCGACAGATTCACGGAATCAAGCGCACTAAAACAGAAGCCAATTTCTATCGATTCTCGGGCACGCATGACGACTACTTTTGGAGTCTCATGCTTGCCCTCTATGGATCAGCCAATCGCGTAGAGCCGAGAATTTCATTTTTGTGAGGGCCGAGAGCCATGAGCACTGGGAAACCCGTAGCCATACGGTGCAGTTGCGGAACGTTATTTGGTTACAGCGATGAAGCCAACGAACGCCTCGTGATTAAGCATCGAGACCTATATCGAATGATTTATGGCGAGGTTAAGGGTCCATGCCGTAAGTGCGGCAATGATGTTTCTTGGTCGCCCACGAAGCATATCAAGGGTGGCGATGCCGCATGATGGAAACCCGAGACCTTGATCGTCTAGTATCGCAAACCAGTCTCAACCCGTTCGTGAAGATCGCACTTCGCCGGGTACGAAAGGCCATTGCGTCCGGTGATGTCTCTGGCTTCTCAATAGATAAGCACAAGTGGAGTGTCCGCGTGGTTGATCCTGCGGGACTCTCTTGCACGTGGACGTTCTCCCTTCGGGATAAAGACGAGGAATCAGCCTAATGGCACAGAGTAAACAGGCGACAGAAACGCGAAGTAGAGATTCCTCGGGACGCTTTACCAAGGCACAGGTTGACGTGCCCGTACCGGGCCGTATCCAAGCCAACATCTTCTCTTTGGGCCTGAAGCCTGACGGTCAGAAGATCGCGATCAACCCAACTCGTAAGGCTCGTTATACCACGTATTACGAGATGTACCGTCAGCATCCTACGCTGCGGGCCGGTATTGAGAAGATCGCCAAGGTTACCGTTGCTAACGGTTTTCGCTTTATTGCCGAAGACGCAGATATTGCCGTTGACCAGAATCAGGTCAAGGAACTACGCAGGTTCTTCCGTGCATCAAACGCACATCAATTACTTCGAGATACGTATCGCGACCTGATGATTTACGGCGAAGCATTCTGGCTGATCGAGAAGCGACTGAATAAGAAGCCAATTAGGGCTCGTCGTCTGCATCCGTACTATATGGATGAGGGGACAGTCGTCGGGGAAATCACTGGGTGGCGCTTTGGCCCGATTCAGGCATCGGATAAGGCAACGGAATACAAGGCCGATCAAGTCATTCAGTTCAAGTTCGACGATCCTGACAATGACACTCGCGGCCTGTCGCTCCTCGCATCGCTAGAGTTGACGGTTGCATCCGATCTGTTCGCGATGAAATACAACGAAAAGTTCTTCGAAAACTCTGCTCGTACCGGCATCATCTTCAACATGAAGGGTGCTACCGAAGCAGAGGTTAAGCGTAACCGCGCTTGGCTCGAATTGAACTATGTTGGTGTTGAGGCTGCTCACCGTCCGATCCTCCTTGAGGGTGGGCTTGAGGTTCAGAAGTCCGTCAGCACTCGCGCTGAAATGGAATTCATCGAAGGCCGACGCTTCAACCGTCAGGAGATTCTGTCTGTTCTGGACATCGATCCAACCAAGTTGGGCATCAACGAAAACTCCAACAGAAGCGTCAGCAAGGAAGCAGATAACACCTTCCGTCAAGAGAATATTTCTCCGTTGCAGTTGGTTGTTGAGGAAGAAATCAGCAACCGCCTCATCATGGAGATGTTTGGCTATGACGATATCTTGTTCCGCCAGAACGATTCCAGCCGCCGTGACCTCCTTGAGAGCATGAAGGCATACGGTGATGGCGAACGCATGGGTGTCTTCACTATTAACGGTATCAGAAACGAATTCGGTATGCCGAAGATCACAGGTGGCGATGTCGCCTTCGTCCAGACAGCAGCAGGAGCAATCCCTGTTGAATGGCTCGATGACGTGGCTAAGCGCTTGATAACGGTTGGGCCGGGTGGAGTACAGACACTTCCACCGGTTGACACTGGCTCGCCTGCCGCAGGTGGCGGCGACCAAGGCGCGGCTAATGACCAGCCAGCAGGATAAGAGCATGAATCAAGAAGTCAAATTCAAGTATACCTTCCCTATTGCCAAAAGCGAAGCCCGAGAGGACGGCAACTTTCTAATCGGCTACGCCTCTGGACCGGAAGTGGATAGCGAGAAAGAGCGCATGTCTCCCGAGGCTATTCAGGCTTTCTCTGATCAGATCAATGCCAGTAGTGATGGCCATCGCCTTGTCTATCGTGATGCCCACGCCCCTGATGGCGTCCTTCGAGACCTAGGAGATATCACCAAGGCTTGGATCAATGAAAAGATGCACCTTGGCATCGAAGTCAAACTCGATATGGAGAATCCTGCTGCCGCATTCCTGTGGAAGCAAGTCAATAACGGCAAGCAGTACGGTATGTCCGTTGCTGGCCGTGTTTACGATTACATCGATGAGTTCGTTGCTGAGGTAGGGTCGCAAGTCCGAACTTACAAGGCAATCATTCTTGATGAGATTAGCAATACTACCCGACCGGCTTGGTATCCAAGTTTCGGTTCCGTGCTAGCAAAGTCCATTAAGGACGCTGAGAGCGCTGTAGCAAGTAGCGGTGAGGTCAGCGAAAAGTCTGCGACCACCGATGAGGGAGAGAACACGTTGACAAACGAGGTACTCCTTGACGCACCGGTCAAGGACGAAACAAAGTCTGCTGCTATCACTGACATCAACGACGAACGAGTCGTTAAGTGGAGTAGCGCAGCAAGTGATGCTAGCGGTGCAGCCTATGTGCTGTCCAGCGTCCTTGCCATTCTTGGTGACGAAACCAGCGAGGCTGATACAGGCGATGCCGACAAGTTGAAGGCAGCCGTCGCAGCCATTCTCTCATTCATTGAGTCAGAAACGGCTGAAATCGGTACCGTAGGGGATGTTTCCATGAGCGATACCACAACCGAGGAAAACGAAATTGAAAAGTCCGATGACGAGGCTGCTGCCTCCGAGGCGACAGATGAGGCTTCGGCTGAGTCTGCCACCGAGGAAACAGTCTCCGAGGAAGTCGTGACTGATGACGACGCTGAGAAGTCCGACAAGGACGACGAGGCTGACGTTGAAAAGGCTGGCAAGAAGATCAGTGCTGCTAACGCAGCCAAACTGATGGCCATGTTTGCCGAGATTCAGACGACACTCCAAGATGTTGGCGTGATCGAGGCTGATACTACAACCGACAAGAGTTCCGATAATGCGGCTTCCACAGACGCAGAAGTGACCATCGAAAAGACGGACGAGTCAGAGACAGTTGACGAACTGACAACTCAGAAGTCTGCCGATGAACTGGCTGCTGAACTAGCGAAGGCACGCGCAAGGATCGAGGAACTAGAGAATTCTCCGACAACAGTTCTTCCGGGTCTCGTCACTGACGCGACAAAGAAGACTGCTGAGAGTGATTTCGAGGAACTTCTAAAGAAGGCTTCTCCTTCCGAGAGACTTCGCTACTCATTGGCTGCCCACACGGGTGGTCGTTAATCAACCAAAAGGAATCCGTAAATGGATCAGATTACAGTACGTAAGGCGTTGGACCTTGCATCTTCGGGCTCTTACCTAATCCCAGAGATTGTAGACAACGCAATCCGCGACTATGCTACGTCGGAGCCAGTTCTGGCTAACGTAGTCACTCGCGTGCCTTGGGCTACGAACACCTACTTCATCCGTAGGCGTGACGCCCTCCCGACTGCCTCTTGGGCTGTTGACGGTGGTAACCTGCCGAACGCATCTCAGAGCACGTACAAGAAGGTCAGTCAGTCGATTGCCTACCTGTACACGGTCGGTTCGGTCACTGGACCGATGCAGGAAGCCGCTGGCTCCCTGTACAACGCTCTTGCTCTTGAGGTCGAGGCCCACAGCCGCGCCCTGATCGAGCAGTTGTCAACTGACATCGCTACGGCTGATGGCCAGTCCGACGACATCATCGGTATGTTGTACCAGATCGACACCGATGACAAGATGAACTGGGGCTCCACGGGCTCTGGTGAGGTTGACGCCGCTGGTGCGTATCTAACCCTTGAACTGATCGACACAGCAATCGACACCGCTCGCGGTGAGGTTGACCTGATCGTCACTTCTCGAAAGGTACGTCGAGCGATCAACGGTCTGCTACAGGCTCAGCAGCAGTTCGTGGACAGGACTGAGGTAGCCGCTGGCTTCCGCGTTCTGACCTACGATGGTATCCCCATCGTGACCGACCTGCACTGGGAGACTGACGAGGATATCCTCTTTGTCCGTCGAGCAGACGCGAAGTTGCTTGTTCACAAGGACTTCACCTACGAGGACTTGGCTCACACCAAGGACGCATCGGACTTTATGATCAAGGGTTACTTTGGATTCAGCCTTGAGGGGCGTCCTGTACACCTTGATAATTTCGTCCTTCCGTAAGGATTAACGTGGTGAGGAGGGATCGTTAACGCGGTCCCTCCGACCCGCTAAAGGAGAGCCATCTGATGGCAGTTCGACTGAAGCACCTAACCAAGCATCACGCCCTACAGAAGCACTACTTCTATGAGGGTCACGCAGTCGCGGTTAATGGGGTCATCGAGATTCCTGCTAATCGTCCTGCTTGGGCACAGCGTATCTACAAGTTAGGTTATATGCTGGACCCCGAGACAGATCGTCGTCTTTCATTGGGCGAAGTTCTAGGTCTCTTTAGTGCCAAGAGCACACCCACGCCGGTAGAGGAAACTCCCGCAGTGACGCCAGAGGCGACTCCGGAAGCAACTCCTGTATTGGACGAGAACGCCAAGAGCGAGGAAAACACCGATGAGACTAACACCACAGCAGACACGACTACAGATGTCGTGGCAGAACCAGTCGCGCCAGATGCAACTTCAGTGGATGTTGAGCAGCCAAGCGCAGCAATCCCAGTTGATGCTGACGCAGAAGTATCTGCCAATAACGACGTACAGCCGGAGTCTCCTGAATCTCCTGTCACAACTGACAGCGCCGAGGGTCTCCTACCGTAAGGGCACGTCATGCGCGTCCTCGTAATTGGTGATAGTCCACTAATCAAGACCGGGTTCGGGCGCGTGAATCACCACGCCGCTGAAGCCTTCCTCCGTCAAGGATGGGAAGTGGCCGCTGTCACTGGTCTGCAATACGAGGAACGAGAGTCTGATCTTGCGATCCAGCAGTTCGTTCCACTCTCCACCGATGTCAGTGGTTTGTTCAAGGTTATTGAAGTAATTGAGAACAAACTCTTTGAGCCGGATGTCATCTACCTGACGGCTGATGCGGGCTCAGTTTCGGCCATGGCCTCGGTGATCCCTGCCCGTATCCCAGTTTTTGCGTATGTTCCGATTGAGGGCGAGCCTCTCGCGAGCGCGAATTGGAGGGCCATTCTATCCAACATCAACTTCATGACTTGTTCAAAGTACGGTGTCGATGTAGTAGCCCGTGACATGCGCCAGAATATTCCCTACGTCTACCACGGAGTGGACTTGAACACATTCACTCCTTTGTCAGAATCAGAGCGTGACGAATATCGTAGGCGCTTGGGGTGGCAAGGAAAGTTCGTTGTTATCTCTGTCGCGCAGAATGTCCGACGCAAGCAACTGACAAGGCTCATTGAGGCCACATCGATCCTCAAGCATCACTATAAGCAGAAGGACATTCTGACCTATCTGCATACTGTCCCCTTCCAGAACTACTGGTTAGAGGGGTGGAACCTACCTGAAGTCTCCGCTGCCTACGATACACATGAGGAAGTTGTCTTCAATCCCCTCATGAGCGGATTCGGAAAAGCGGTCCCTGAGCGCGGCAATCTTGACGTTCCGGGTATTCGTGAACTTCTGTCGGCTGCGGACCTGTTCGTTCTTCCTTCACAGGTTGAGGGATTTGGCCTGCCGATAGCGGAAGCCATGGCCTGTGGGACGCCTGTTATGGTTACTAAATACGGTGCCGGATGGGAAGTTGCTCGCCTTGGTGGAGGCGCACCAATCGAGGTAGCCGATTATGAAACCCATAAGTCCGGTACGCGCTACGCCAACGTCAGCCCGAAGGCATTAGCCGATACCATCCTAGCACTTAAACGTGATCCGAAGCGCTTAGCCCGGATGCGAGCACAGGGCCTTGAGGCAGTGAAGCAATTCAGTTGGCCCGCATTCGAGGAGACCGTCGTTGGCAAGATTGAGGAGACACTCACCCGGTCAGAGACAAGGCGTCGGGAGCAGGAACAGGCTGATTCAGGGCGGGAGGAAGCCGGGTCGTCGTCCGGGTTACTTCGAGAAACTACGCCTGTTGCTAGCACTTGAACGTCAAAACCTACCGCTTATCTCCAAGTCTCGTCTCTTGGCTGCATCCCGCAGGAATGATCTGCGTCAAAAGTCTGCTTTCCGCCGCAAGCGTCGAAAGCGTAGCGCTCTGCTGAGAGGTTCGTAATGGCCTTAATTACCTCGGATTACTTCAATACACAGATGGCCACACTCGGACTCAAGGCTAAGTTCACGCCCGAAGCAGAGGCTCTTGATGTCCTCATTCAGGAGGCATCCGACTGGGTGGAGGGCTATTGTGATCGAGTGTTTGCCAGCACCGAGTACGTGGAGGCCATACACTATCCATGGCGCTCTCGGACCCCTACAGCAGTTCTAGAGAATTGGCCCGTCACCGAGGTTACTGATATCTCTTGGGAAGATCAGAATGGCATGACCGGTGACTATGATCCAGATACCGTATGGATTGACCCAGCAGGAACGCTGACATGGAAGAATCCTACCTTCAATTCTTGGTTCGGGACACTTCGCTACACGATCACCTACAAGGCTGGCTACGAGACAATTCCTTCGAACGTCCAGCGTGCCACCGCCCTTAAGGTTGCCAACCTCATGCAGCCTCAGTACCAAGGCGTTCAGGAAAGAGAGGTCTTCATGGTTTCTAATCTAGAGGCCATGATTGTTGATCTGCTCGAACCATTCCGTCGAGAGCGATTTGGTTAAATGTATGCCATCCAGATCACGACACTGGGTTTTCCGGAGGCCATCCGGAAACTAGAGAAGGTTCTTGATATCGTCGAGAACCAGCGAGATGACATCGCTACTGCCGCCCTACATGGAGCGGCTACGGTCTTTGTCAGGAACTTCCAGACCGAAGGTAGAACGTCCGGTCATCCGTGGCCAAAATTGGCAGCCTCCACACAGTCTGAGCGTGAAATCCTCGGCTTTGATCCTGAGCATCCGATCTTGATCCGATACGGTGGACTTGAGTATGCGACATCGACCTACTTGGTGACTGCGCCAAAGACGGCTAGGCTCTACAGCGTAGACACACAGGGCAAGGCAATCGGTATTGATATCTCTGCTTCCTCGGATACCGTGACCGTCGTGGCCTACGGAGAGAAGGCAGCCAACCAAGTTGGCGGTGGTCCGACCGATGTGCCCGAGAGAATGTACTGGTTCACGACGAATCAGGTTATGCTGAAGGCACACGATGCTGCTGTGGACTGGCTCGCAGATGCCATTAAGAGGGTCTAAATGGAAGCGATTGTCGATGCCATCATTGCGGAACTGACATTATTCAAGGACACGGCCAGCGCCTCCGGTGGATGTTCAGATATCCTAGAGATTGAAGCCCTCTACTGGGGCGATCCGGGCAGCCTGCCCATTAATGCCTACCCTGCGATTGTGGCGCAGCCGGTAAATGATAGACCAGACATCGAAACGACGGGCTATGAGGTTCGTAATTTTGCGGTACTGGTTACCGTCCTGATCAATGCTAAAGAGTATTTCGATGCTGAGCCGCTTGAGGCAACTGGTGATCGCCAGTTGACACAGGTAATTGAGGCATTGAGGAACTGGTTTAGAACGGACCACAACAGATCGTTATCTGGCCTATTAGGAGTAAGAGAGGTAGTTGCCTCTGGCACCGACTACATGGTCCAAGTTCGCGGCTCCGTGATTGCGAAGTCCGCTCAAGTAACGCTGACTGTCAACAAACAGCGTCAGCGCCAGACATAAGAGGAAGTACACATGAGCCTTGGAGCCCTTGGCTACGTAGGATTTGGTGTTCAAACTGAGGAGGAAGTTTTCGTCGCTCCGACGAAGTTCCTGCCAGTCACCACGTTCTCATTCGAAGATTCTAATGACTTCATGGTTCCAGACCAAATTAGGCACAGCCGTGATCGATATATCGCCATGGCTGCTCCTTACCCGGTTTCGGGTACCATGGAAATGGAGTTGATCCCAACGGAAGTTGCATCACTCCTTAAGTCAGCATTCACCGCGTCTGCATATTCATCACCATACGCTGGTGGTGGATACTCTCACGTCTTCACTCCGGCCAGCGAACTCGACTTCTTCACGTTCGAGTCATCCGCAGCCGACACTCTCGTCATGCGCTACTCTGGCGTCCGCGTCAACACCCTAGAAATCAAGGCAGCCTTCGGAGAAATCGTGACAGCATCCTTCGGTCTTGAGGGTCTGAACAGAGCCAAGCAGGGCAGTGCATCTACACCGTCCTTCTCTGACGTTACACCGTTCAGTTTCACTGGCGTTGACGTTAAGGTTGATGATACCCTTCTAGGTACGGTCAAGGACTTTACCTTCGGTATCAACAACAACCTAGAGCGTATCGGTACGGTTCGAAAGACCCGATCATGGCGTCGAATGGCGCTCGGTATGCGAGAGGTTTCCCTAGCGCTGACTATCGACTTTACGGATACGGCTGAGTATGATCGCTTCCTAGCAGAAGACATCTTCGATGTCGATCTGCACATGGAGTGCGAGTCCGCTATCACCGGCATGGGTACACAGAAGCCGATACTTCGTATCCAGATTCCGAAGGTCCGATGGAACAAGGTTGGCATTCCGCTTTCCGCGAATGACTACCTACAGCAAGCCGTTGAGGCATTGATCGTCGCGCCGATTGGTGGAGACATCTTCACTGCCACCCTCGTCAACAACGAGGAAACGGTCGAGTCGTCCGGTTAATTGAACGCTTAGCGTTCGTATACGTCCTAGCCGTTCAGTCTTATAGAGAGATTGGACGGTTAGGACCACATTCCCGAGAGGAAAATAGATAATGGCCCTTTTGCGTCTAGCAAGTAATGAGACCAAGAAGATTCAACTAGGAGATTCTGAGGAAGACTTCATCGAAGTCAAGGCAGACATCAGCAAGCGTACCTTCATTCAACTGATCCAGTCCATGCCTGAGGGCATCACGGATGGCACTTCGCTCACGATCAGCGATAGCGTTGGGCTACAGGAGAAATTGTTCAGCACCTTCGTAACCGACTGGTCCCTGAAGGACGAGAAGGGCGCTCCTCTCCCGGCAGACGTAGATAACTACCTGCTGCTTAGTCGAGAGGCAGCCGACGCGGTTGACGCCGCCGTTGTGGCGCATTTCGAGAGTCTGTCGCCGTCGAAGGACGATGCCACCAAAAGCGCGTGATCTAGCCCGTCTGACGGCGGAAGGATTCAAGGTAGAGGCACTTCGTAAGCAGCGTCCCGACCTAGCGCGAGCCTACGATCTTTACGTCGAATGTCGTCTTGTTCAGATCATCGGCCTCGAAATCCCGAAGAACAAGAAAACATCTCTACACATTACACCGTATACCTCCGGCTATGGCTCCCTTCCTGAGCCCGGTGGCATGCTCGATCAGCCTTATCGCATGATGGAATTGTGGTCGCACTTCCTCGCTGGCGATAGGCTCGCATTCAGTAAATCCCTCAAATGAGGAGGACAAGACCGCCTATCTGCTAACTATGTCACGACACTAGAGCAGATGGGCGGTTTTTTCTGTTTAAGGCAGATACATGGCTAGTCAAAGCGATATCAAACTGAATATAGTCGTATCTGTCAGCGGACAACAGGCGCTTAATACGCTGGCGTCCGGTATTGCTCGGGTTAATGCCGTACAGGCACGTGCTGCTACAGCCGCCAACAACACTACGCAGGCAGTGTCTCGCCAGAGAACACAACTGACGGGTCTTGCCGGTCGCCTAGAGGAAGCCGAGACCCGATATGATGCTTTGTATCGCGCATCGTACCGACTTCAGATCGTTGGATCGCAACTAGTAAATGGCGGTAAAGACATCCTCGGTATGGTCAAGATGTTGACCGATGGCTGGGGCGACTTTGAGTTCATGGTCAACCGTGCTGCTGGTGCCTTGCAGATTTGGAAGAACGTAGGATCATCGCTCAATCCGATCTATACTGCTCTGATCGATAATCTTCAGGCTGCCACAAAAGAACTTCGTCTATTCCCTGCTGATGATGTAGCCAAGGCAACATACTTCTGGGCATCAACATCTGGTCAAGCCGTCAATTCTCTATCTGACCTAAAGGTCGTGATGGAGGCCGTTAATCCTTTGATGAAGGTCGCGGCCCTTACGCAGACCAGTTACGAAACAGCCATCAAGGGTGTCTACAGTATTATCGTCCAGTATGGTAAGGGCCTTGGCGATGTTGCTGATGTAACCAACAAACTTTTCCTGTCCTCACAGCGTACCGCCCTTGAGTTCCCCGACCTGATCAACGCCTTCAAGTTTGTGGGTCCTGTCGCTGGCGCCTTGGGTGTTAGTTTCGAGGATGTCGCTAACGTCCTAGGCCAGATCGGTGACGCCGGTATCCGTGGCACCATGGCTGGCCGCGCACTTCGCCAGATGTTCATTCAGTTGGAGCGCCCAACGGCAAAGACGACTAGCGTTCTTAACGCTCTGTTCATGAGCACGAAGGGCATCAACAAGTCCTTCAAAGACGTAGTATTCCCGAATGGCAAGTTCGTCGGTATCACAGGTTTCGTTCACGCCCTTGCTGTCGCGCTTAAGGACGCTGATACAGCACAACGTGGTCTTGTTCTCGCTTCTATCTCAACAGCGAACGAACTGCCTGTCTTGACAGCCCTTGTTGGTAACGAAATCAAGGTGATCAAGGGTATTCCGGGCGCATACGACAAGGCTAAGTCTTCGGTTAGCAATGCCGCCAATGCCGCTGAGCAGTTCAGAAGGTCTTGGGAATTGCTAGCCAATTCATGGAAGGGTATCACCGGGCGTATCACCGCTGGCGTGGAAGTCATTAAACTCAAGATCGGTCAGGACATTGCCAATGCCTTGCGTCCTGCTGTCGAGCGAGTTACAGAACTTCTCGACAAGATTGAAAAGTGGGTTAAGCAGAATCCGGCCATTGTAACTGCCCTAGGAAGGCTGGCCGGTATTGGCGCTGCTGTTATGGCACTTGCTGGATTCGCCCTTATTGCCACAGGCTCGTTGCTCGGCCTATACGCAGCAGTCAGGGTGCTTGCCACAGGATTTGGCCGACTGATTGCCCCGATTACTGGTGTTGTCGGTCTGGTTACATTGTTCGGAGAGGCCATTCTCCGCAACTGGACCCGCATTACTCGAACCCTATCTCCGGCTATTAAACGCCTGACGGATACATTCCGCTCGTCAAATCCAATCATCCAGCAAATCCGCGAGGCTTGGCTAAGCGCACACAAAACCATCAATGATTTCATGGACTTCATTGTTCGAGTTGCCGTAAGCGTTTTGCGCCACTTCCTAGACATGATCAGCGGGGTCGCCAATTCGAATCTCGGTAAATGGCTCGCGCAAGTTAGTGCTGAACTTGTGAAGTTAGTCACCATTGCAGCGGGCGTGTTGCTCGCGCTAAAAGGTCTGAATCTTATCTGGGTTGTTCTGGCCGGGACTGTTAAGTTGTTCTTGAGTCCTCTCCGTAGTATGTTCATGGGCCTTGTTCAAATGGGTGATGCTGCCGTGATTGCAGGCGGTGGACTGAAGGGCCTTAAGGCAGCGCTTAGCGCCATCAGCCTCACAGGCGCTCTCGCGATCATTACGGCCCTTGTCTTTGCTGTCCAGCAACTCGCAGAGATGAACTTCCTAGGCATCGGTGACTTTTTCAAGAACCTTACTCGCGGCCTGCCGGAAATAAAGAATGAAGTCAAAGACCTATTAGCAGAGATGGGTGATGCCGGTAAGGGCCTCGGCCCCCGAATTGCGGATATGGCAACAGCAGCATGGGGCGCATCGGAAAAGGCAGCACAAAAAGCAGCCGATGCCGCCAGCAATGCCGCTGAGGCGGCGCGTGTTGATCTGACGAAGGGATTTGATCTATTAGGAATCTCCACATTCAAGGCCATGCAGGCTCAGGACGCCTTAGATAAGGTAAAGAAGTCTGCTGAGGAAATGAAGAAGGAGTTGCTCGAAGGAGTAGTGGCTGCCGCAGATGCCGCTGGCGTTAATGTCGATGATTTTGCCTCTCGCGTGGTCGTTGGGCTAGGCAAGATGAGACTGTCTTGGTACGACGCCTCTAAATATGCCACTGATTTCTTCGGTATAGTCAAGGACGGAACACCCTCGGTAGAGGATGCCGTGCAACTATGGAACAAGATGTTCTCGCAGGGCCTGACTAAGGGTCTTGATCCGAAGCAGTTCCTTAAGGACACCGTTAGCCAAGAAGACATCAATAAGTACATCAATGACATCAATGCCAAGATTCTGATTGCCGAAAAGATTGGCCCTGCGCTTCAGAACAAGGATTTTGGAGTCGCCTATGGGATTCTCCTACAACTTAAGAATGATTCTAGTCAGTATTCAGACCAGATCAATGCACAGGTTGATAATTTGATCGGTGGGATTCCCGAGACGATCAAGGGTGTTGTTGAGGAGGCATCGAACATCGCTGTTCGGGCTCCACAAGAGATTGCTGACGCTATTGTTGCTGGCGTGGCCAAGATCAAAGACTTCAAAACTACCCTAAAGAAGGCCCTTGCTGGGCTGATGAAACCTCAGGATTTTGTGTCCGGTCTTATTGGCGACATCACGAGCGCTGATCTTAAGTCGGCATTTACTTCTGACAAGGTTGGCGCTGTTGATCTAGCGCAAGGCGCTCTCGACGGCTTGATGACTACGTTTGCTGACGCAATTGCATCGGCTGGCGAAGACCTCGGGCCTTTGCAGGCTGCTGTAAAGAAGGCATTTGGTCCGCAATTGATCACCGCCGCCCTAGGCGATCTTCATACGTGGAAGGGCGTCAAGTTAACTCCGGAGCAGACCAAGGCCATCCAGCAAATGGTCGATACGTTGTTCCCGCAGTTTGCTCCGCTTCCATCTGGCTCAGTTGTCACATCCACTGCCTCTGAACTAGCCAAGAAGATTCCGAAGATGCTGGCTTCGGAGTTTGATCCGAAATACAACCGCGACACTGTGCCGCTACCGAAGACTGGATCGGACGCATTTGCTTCCATTATTGCAGGAATGCGTACTCAGGTCGAGCCGATGAAGAAACTGGCCAGTGACACACAGAGTGAAATATCCCTGATCATGAGGACGAGTCTTTTCAGTGACGGCTTTACTTCGGCTAAGACGTACTCAGATGGCTGGGCATCAGGGTCGAAATACTACATCATGCCACGCCTGATCCGTACTCTCCGGTCCATCTCGGATTACGTAGCCGGTAAGTCCCCTCCACCCAAGGGACCACTCAAGGATATTGACAAGGGTGGTTTTAATGTTGGGCAGGCATGGGCTACGGCTGTTGGTTCCGGCGCGATGCTGGCAGTTCAGCAGGCATCCTCTGCTGCTGCTCAAGTCAATAGAGCCCTGCAACTCGACAGTGATGGTCTTTCTAGTTCTATGAGCCTCGATACCACTAATTCACGCAAGGTCATTGTTGAGGTACAGGTTACATCACCTGATGGTTCTGTTGGCAAGATGGACATGAAGACACTGGCCGGTGCGCTAACTGGTTCGGCCCTCACTAGATCGCTCGAAGCAGCGGCAGCCGCAAAGTAAGGAATAGGGAATGACAACGACAGTCTATTGCAGCAAAGATGCCAGCGCACTGATGAATGCCACGATCTACAATTGGTCGGGCTCCGATCTTCATCATCCCGTAGGAAGAATGTACGGCGGTGCCTATCTAGTTCGATCTGCAATCTACTTCCCTATTTCCTTCTCTGGCATCACCACGATTTCCTCTGCTGTTTTGTGGCTCCGTGGATCGAAGACGGGCTCCTCACATTGCTATGGCGACACAACGACTAAGACTGTCTATATTCGTCGTAGCCTTAAGACATGGGGTGAAGATACTCCTAACCCTGAGGGCATGTGGGAAAATAGAACATGGGATGGAGACGATCTAAACTCTACGAGCCTAACCAATCAGGCTTCACTTACTTTGTCCTCGGGCGTCACTGACGGAACGTGGTATTCAGTAGATATCACTGGCATTGTTAATGACTGGAAGAACGGGGCTCTCAATCTCGGTCTCATCCTGATCAATAGTAACGATACGGATTATCATGATGGTGTTGAATTCTATTCTCGCGAAAAGGGTAGCGCGTACCGCCCGTATGTTGTTCTCACGACCAGCAGCAATACCGCCCCGAACGCGCCAACGGGACTTGCTCCGACTGGCGATGCTACGGTTTCCTCGCTTAAGCCGACGTTCACTGGTACGTTTAGCGACCCGAACGCGGGAGACTCGTTAACCGCATATCAGATTCTCCTTTATGCTGACGACGGAACGACACTAATATGGGACTCTGGCTCGGTCGGCGGCATCGGCACAACATTCTCTAGGACATACTCTGGTCCAGCCCTATCGTACAACACGTTCTATAAGTGGAAGGCGAGAACTAGAGACAGTGCCCTTGCATACGGCCCGTACTCGTCGCTTCAGAGATTCCAGACCGTCAATGATACTCCACCACCAGTCATTACCGGTCTATCTGCAACGATCCTTACAAATTCTATCGATCTTGACTGGGACATTTCTACGCTGGCAGATGCAGATTTCGATCACTACGAACTGTATCGTCGCGTCTTCGGTGACACAGAGTGGACGGAACTATCCTCCATCTTCACCAAGACATCATTGATCTTCCACGACCTAGGTGTCTCGTTCGGCGTTCTCTACGAATACAAGATTACGCAATTCAAGAATTCTGGTGGTGGATTCGATATCGAGTCCGATGATTCCGATATCGTCGAAGCATCCCTTGAGGGTGATGCTCTCGATATCTGGATGGTCGTAGGCGCTGACGGTGATCCTGATCATACCTTTGAACTTCCGGTCACCGCAGACTCCTTTGTCGAGCCTATCCAGCAGGAGGTTTTCGAGCCCCTTGGATCGGAGCGTAAGACCGTTGTCCGAGGCAAGGTACTTGGTGCTGAGGGAACACTATCAGTGCTTTGGGACTCCTCTGAGCGCGATGAGATTCTACCGAAACTTCACTATATCACTCACCACCGTGGGCCGCATATTCTCCGCTCACCATTCGGTGATACGTGGCTGGTAGAGTTTGGTGGTCCGACCAAGGCGTATGAGCCTGTTGGTCACTTGAATGTCTCCCTGCAATGGACAGAGGTAGCGTAAATGCAAACCGTTACCGATGCCTTCATCGAAGAACTACGTCAACCTGTCTTTCAGATGCGAGTCCGTATGGATGTGCTCGACTCCTCCGGTGATCCCGTTGATGGCGGTACCTTCAATGACGTTGGTTTCAGTTCTGACTCTACGGCTATTCTTCTGGATGGCTCGGTAGACGTTGACGTGACCCGACCAGCCCGTAGAACATTCACAGCGACCCTCTTGAATCAATTCGGTCAGTGGAGTCCATCTGCGGATTGGTCGGGCTTATTCTATGTTGACCGAGAAGTCAAGTTATATCGTGGCCTAGTCTACCGTGACGGTACGGACGAATTGGTCCCCATCGGTACCTTCCTTATCGATCACGCTGATGTGATTGTCGAGCGCAATATGTCTACCGTTGTCCTGTCTGGCACCGACCGATGGAAGAAGATCGCAAAGTCACTAGCCACCCATACGCATACGTGGGCCGTAAACACGAACATCAATACCGTGATCACGGACATCCTGACGCTTATCGGTGCAGGGGTGACAACCTCCCTTGATACTCTTGGATCAAGGTCTGCCCTAGCCAAGGAATTGAATGTGAAATTAGTCGTAGAATTAGGCGACTCATGGGGCGATGTCTTATGGAAGTTGGCAGCAGACTACGGCATCGATATGTACTTTGATCCAGATGGTGTTTTCACGACACAGGATATGCAGAATCCGGATGATCAAGCGATTGTCTATACGTTCGTAGCATGAGGCGATAATGGCAGTTTCAGTTAGACAGTTCACAACGGCCTCTACGGCGACCGGTCCCCTCACGATCACATTCACGGACGACCCGATTCCGGGCAATCTGCTATTTATGTGGCAGTCTGAACGCAATGATCCGCATCCATTACTCGGAAGTTCAAGTTTTAATCCGCCTAGCAGAGTATGGACCTCTGTTGTCAGTGATGTATTTGTCGGTCATGGCAACTATCATGGCAACATGGTCTGGCGAGTCTCTGATGGTTCAGAAAGAAGCCTCTCTTACGATGGCACAGACCAGAGTCTGGTTGCCATGTGGGAGGTTGAGGGCTCTAATGGCGTTATTGCGGAAGTTCTTCAGGTCGCTGGTGCCTCCGGTGTAACACAGACTATTGGAACATTTGCTACTCCTGCTGCTGGTTCGTTGCGAATCATGGGTCTTTCCGGAGAAAACCAGAACTGGACGCCTGCCTCTGGGTGGACGGAGGATTGGGATACCTTCTATGTTGAGGGTGGCGATGGGCAGCCGACGATCTATGCTGCCCACAGTTCTTCTTCTAATGTAGCACAGGCCACGGCCAATGGCAGCACGCTCTATGCTGGCGTAGCACTCATGATCGAACCCGGTGGCCTCGATTGTAATCCGAGATTTATCGATAACTTCAATCGACAGATTACCCTTACATCTGGAACCGACAACTACGGACGAACCCTAGACGGCTTGACATGGGATGGATCGAATACCATTCCCGGTGGCGGCTCTACATCGATCTATTCCGTTGATGGATCGTCTGCCTACCTAGATATAGATATCACGAATGATTCTGCTAATAGCCATGTTGAGTCGCTGACAGTTCCGTTTGAGTTGTGGATGCTCAACAATCAGGACTATACTGTACGATTCAAGACCTCCAGTATCCCCAATGGAACATCTGGTCACCACTACACGGAATTCGATTTCGATATCGACGGGCCTACAGATGGTCCAATTCAGGCAAAGGCTAGGATTTCTTCTTCTGCGACCTACGGTAGCCTCCATCTTGGCGGCAGCAATGTCGCTAAGACGAACTGGATTGCCGATGAGTGGTATACCTTAGCCATCCAAAGAACAAATTCGAATACCAAGGTTAAGGTCTGGGCTGATTCTGAAGTCGAACCTGTTGGATACGCGGTAACGCTCACGGGTGATTATTCGTGGCCAATCGATACTGATGCAGTGTTTACGCTTGGTATCGATTGGACGCAGATCACTAGCGCCACTCCGGCGAGGATACAATTCTATCTCGATGACCTGATTGCAGGTTGTATTGAGAATGTGCCCGTCACCCCACCGACAGCCACATTCGGTACCTATACCAGAGACAGGATGCTTCTCAGCATTCGTGCCTCCTTCACCGACGACAACTTGTATAATCATGCACTTGTTATCGGTACCGGAGATAAGACCACCACATATGTATCTGAAGTCAGAGACGACGATGCCGGATCGCCAACGAGAATAGCCTCCATCGGTGATCGTGTATTCAAGTTCGAGACAGATCAGATCAGTTCTCAGGTGGCGGCTGATGCTGCCGCGAGAAAGGCGTTCCTTCAGCATTGCCTAGTGTCGGAAGACATCGACCTAGAGGCCATCTGCAATCCTGCTTTCGAGGGTAATGATGTCATTGCTGTTCAGGAATTGACATTCTCTGAACTGAATCGCAAATTCCGTATCAGGGCCTTTACGATTCCGCTATCGACATCTCGACAGGTATTCAAACTGAGTAGGGTTATTGCGCTGTGACACAGTTACCAAACCAAGAACAGAATCAGATCAATAACAATCTTGCCAGTCGAATCATCGATGTCATCGACGCTCGTATTAAGCGCAAGACTCGATCCATGGCCATGGTCGAAACAACATGGGGAGAGGTTGCTGCTCGCGATACTGGCGCTAATACTGTTGATGTCTATCTCTATGGATCAGCATACTCGTCTCCCGGTTTTCGTGTCATTGCTGGTGGCCCGCCTCTGGTTGGTGCTCGTGTACGAGTTGCCATTGACAAGGAGCGCGGTGATCGATGGGTCATGGAGCCCATTACCAGCGGCTCTGGTACCACCATTGGTGGCACTGTCGGAGCGATGGAAGACGGTTCTACCGTTGTGGCTGCCCCGACATCGATAGACTTCCGCCACGGACTTGACGTTACATCGAGCGGCACAACCGCAAGAGTTGCCGTTGACGAAACCGAACTCAGCATCCCAGAAGCAAGCCTATCTATCGCAGACAATACGACTGGCAATGTCACTAGTACCGCTCATGGTTTCGCCCCGAAATCGCCCGCTGATGCAACGAAGTTCCTGAACGGAGCCACTACACCGGCATGGGCGCAGGTAAAAGACTCTGACCTTAGCACAACCGACATTACGACGAACAACAGTTCTTCGACAAAGCATGGATTTGCACCGAAGTCTCCTGCTGATGCCACACAGTTCTTGAATGGCGCAACAACCCCTGCCTATGCGCAGGTAAAAGATTCTGACCTTTCTACTTCGGACATCACTACAAATAATGCAACCACGAGCAAGCACGGATTCCTGCCGAAACTGCCGAATGATGCTGCGAAGTTCCTAGACGGAACTGGTGCCTTTACGACAATATCTGTAGGTCATATGGCTCTTACAAATGAGGGCACACAGGACGAAATCAAAGTCCACGGCTCCATGGGAACGACAGAGACTTTTGATCCGACCGATGGAAATGTTCACACCGGAACACTTGACAACAACTGTACCTTCACGATCAATGCTCCGATTGGCACTGGTGCGGCCACGCTAGAACTGTGGATTACGCAGGATGGTACTGGTGGCCATACAATCACATGGCCCGGTAGCGTAACTTCGAACGGTACGTTAACGCCTAGCACTGCCGCAGGGGTTACAGTCCGATATATCCTAGAGAGTGTAGATGGCGGCACGTCTTGGATTCTCGATCTTGTCGGCGGTGCAAGTGTGGCTACTGTCACGACTAAGGATGAAGGATCAACTCTTTCCTCAACAGTGACAACATTTGATTTCACTGGCGGGGGCGTAACTGCCTCGGGGTCAGGGGCGACCACAACAGTTAATATCCCCACACCAGCGATTACGACCAAGGATGAAGGATCGACGCTCTCATCGACGGTGACAACACTTAACTTTACTGGTGCCGGAGTCACTGCCTCTGGTTCTGGGGCCACAACCACGATTGATATCCCCGGTGGTGGCAGCGGCGGGACAATCACGACAGAGGACGAGGGCTCAACCCTTTCGTCAACCGTTACAACGCTCAATTTCACGGGCGCTGGTGTTACTGCTTCCGGATCGGGCGCTACCACGACCATCAACATTCCGGGTGGCGGAGGAACAACTAGTGCCGCAATGAATGTCTACGCTTTCCTGAATTTCCGATAAGGAGAAATCTTCTAAATGACCGCTAATACCTCGCCTATCTTTGGGCTAACTCCCAAGACAACTGGAACAAACTTCTCAAACGCTACTGGTACAACCAAGACTACTATCTTCACGGCAGGATCAAATGGTTCTAGGGTTCTAGCGATCAACGCCACCACCGACGACACTGCGGCAAATGATGTAAACCTTCATCTTCAGCCCGGTGGCTCTGGTACGGTTTTCAACCTAGGTGGTAAGCGTGTTGCGATTGCGTCAGGTAATGTCGTAGCCTCTACGATTGCATCTGTTTCGCTGCTCGATGCCTCGCAAATGCCGGGTGTGATCCTGAGTGATGGGTCAATCCAATTAGCAGCCAGTGATGTACTTCAAGCCGGTGTCGTGGCTGCGGTGACATCTGGTAAGACCCTGACTATTGTTATTCAGGCGATTGACTACTAAGCCATGCCTAACATTACTCCTGCTGCTTTTGGTGTTCCTGCTGGTGGGCCTCGATCTTCTAGGATTATCTACCCGAGTTCTGATACGTCTATCAATGACGGTAATCCGACCGGAAACAACGACACTGGTACCACGATTTTTCTTGGCTCTAATTTTGCCGGTTCAGATGGATTCACCCGTGATAGTCTTTTCACGTTTCGCCTCTCAGAACTTACGGCCTTTTGGCCAATTGCTAGGGCCGTGCTAACCTGTCCTATTGGGGCAAGAAACGACGGCATCGGCGGTAATTTCGGAATGCGCCGCCTGCTACAACACTATGACCCCAAGAGCGTTACATGGAATAAACGGGATGCCAACAACAACTGGGCGACATCTGGCGCTCGAAGTGTTGGCGTGGATGTCTCATCGGACTGGGTGTCACTGGTGAATTCCACGGGAAGCAGCACGTCAGCAATCTTCACTATGAACGTTCCAACGAGTTGGATTTACGATTCCATACTTGCGAATGCCGATCTTCAATTGTTTCTGTATGGTTACGGCAACAATGGTAACACGCTTGATATTGGATCGCTAGAAAACACAACCTACTCAAAGCGTAACTATATGACAATCACTAGGGGATAAGTTATGACGATCAGGAGATTGCTCGTCTCTGGCTCTGGTGGATCGTTTTATGCTCGATCCCTAAGGGCGTTGTCTTCCGCTCCGCTTGGGGGTTGGACGCAAATCCAGTTCCCTAAGGCATCTGCATACAATGGCTACACTTATGTAGCATGGCTGAACGGTACGACTGGCACTAGCCAAGTCATGCCCTACCAGAACCTAACGCAGACAGCATCCTCCCCGGTGCAACTTCATGCTTCCTACGGATCGGTGGATAATCACTCCTCTCCGGCGTGCCTTGTCATGGCGACATCGCACAAACTTCTATCTGCGTATGCTGCGCACGACGGAGCGAACCTCTACACTCGTTTATCGACTAACTCTCTGCTCGCGGACCCGACCCTATCGGGTGGGGTGGCCGGAGAAGTCACTGCTCTAACTTCCGGCGACTGGACCTACGCCAACCTCGTTCAACTTGATTCAGGAACAGTATTCCTGTTTTTCCGCTATGTTTCAGGCCCCACTGGTTATCTTGAATACCTCAAAAGCACAGATGAGGGTGCGACATGGACGAGCCACACACAAATCTATGGCGGCAACTCTGGACATGTCCCATACTGGCGAATCGGACATGACGGAACACAGATTCACTTCATCATCACAGATGTTGAGCCTCAGACCGGATCGACCTTTCATTTCTACATGCTCGAAGACGGGACGCTCCATAAGAGCGATGGAACAACACTAGGATCGTTTATCCATGCTAGCGATTGTACGCCAGTGCTATCTAATACTGGTGGTGCTAACTGGTCGTGGGGCGTGTCTGTCGATGGGTCTGGTCCTGCGGCTGTTCTGATGCAGGATATCGGAAGCGATAACGCTATCAAGACAGCCCGATACCGCTCCGGATCGTGGCAGATAAATACGGTTGCTGCCAGCGTAGGAGGCCAACTGACTGGTAATCAGTTTGCCTCGGGTTGCGGTATCCTCCCGACGAACCCAAACGTAGTATACCTTGCCAAGAAAGTGGGTAGTCACTTCGAGCAATTCCGCTATGTCTCACAAGACGATGGCGTAACATGGTCGTCTACGCAATTGACTAGCGGGTCTACAGTCGAAAACATCTGGGTAGACGGGGTACGAAACGCCTCACCGGGATTAGAGGCCGTATGGCTCAAGGGAACATATACCAGCGACACGAGTTACAACTTCGGTGTCGAGGGCTGGGGATAATTCATTACAACGGCAGGCAACTCCTCGCCTGCACCTATCAAGCACTAATGAAAACTCTCCGTCATTAGTAGCATCAAATATGATGAGGACATCATAGTTATGACTATCAGGAGAAATCAATGGTAGCAGCACTTTCTGTTCGTGTTTATACAAGCACGAACGCAGCCACAGAGTCGGCAGCCGTAACAGGTATCGACTTCATCAGCGCTGACAACGCGACCAACTCGTCGGGTAATCGAACTTCGAACCCGGTTACAGTTGGTACGAATTCCTATGAGAAGCACCTTCGACTCAAGGTCGATACTTCTCCGGCAAACGGTGTAACAAACTTCCTATTCTGGACAGACGGTGCCGGTACTGCAAACGTTGGTCTTCGGGCCAAGGCAGCAGTCGGTACTGGTGGTGCTACACCGGGTACAGGCGACACAACTCCTTCGACAACCTCTATGACTGGTGATACCGATGCGTATGCGGCTACATCTGGTGCAAAGGTACAGTGGGATAGTGCCTCATACGTAACGCAGAACAACGTTACAAAGGCTCTGTTGCTTCAGTTGCAACCGACTGGTTCTGCCAATCCGGGCAACTGGACACAGGAAACTATTAACTACAGCTACGACGAGACCTGAGCCGTCGTAAGAATAACCTATTGACAAATAGGTAAAGTTCTGCTAGAATAGGCTAGTGAAAGGAGGTTGTTCAATGAATGACCAAGAAGTGCTGGCCTATCTAGGAGGCTTTGTAGACGGGGAAGGTTGTTTTTCTGTCAATTCCCAAGGGTCTTTGATGTTCTATATCAGTCAACTAGACCCTCAACCGTTGCTCTTAATGCATCAAAGATTCGGTGGCAACATTAGACGAGAGCGTGATCCTCGTGGCTTTAGGACAATGGTCTACTGGGGAATGTCAAGCCGACAAGCGGCTGAGGTCATCAGGACTCTCAGGCCGTATCTTATCGTCAAGGCAGAACAGGCTGATGTAGCCTTAGAGTACCAGAAACGAAAGTCCGGTGAGATTGAATCCCTTGAGCGTGAAGAAGAAGGCAAAATCCGAAAGGAACTTGCCGACAAACTTCGTTCTCTCAAGAGGATCACGTATGATCACATCGAACTTCCTGAAAACATTAAGTATGGTGGCGACCACACCGGTAAGCGAATCAAGCGTATCTCTAAGTCTAAGCCTCCCAAGAAAACCCGTATAAAGACTTCTACTCCTGTCAAGGGAGAATGGAAGAAGGGAAAGATGCCCGAAGTATCTGTCCTGAGAGAACAATACGAGTCACTTGGTCTATCGGCTGTCGCTCGTGAATACAAGGTTAGTCGTCAGACAGTTCTTAACTGGCTGATCAAGAATAACATTCCGAGACTCGGACGAACCGAGGAATCGGAGAAACGAAGAATTGCTGGACTGAAAAACATCTGGCAGTAACCGCCACAAACGTACGTCTATTCCCTTTGGATAGGCGTATTTTTGTACCCTGAGGGCTATAGCCCTTGATAAAGGATAAGACAACTCAATGACTGAAAGCAAAATCCGCGAATACATATTCTGGGGGACGGTCCTTCTTAATGATGGTACAGAGGAATTACTCGATCTAGAGGAACATGGTTGGGCGGATAAAGAACGCCTAGCCAATACTGTTCGTTTCTCGCTCATCCCAAAAGATGGTGCTCCTAAGACCCTCTATGGCAGTGATTTCGTTCCTATCGTAGTCAATATTCCAAAAGGTGCCAAGCCTGTATTCAAGACGAGAGTCAAGAATGCCGTTCCGGTCATGAGCACCGGAGGCAGGCATCCAGTATCCTTCCGCATGTACGGAATCGGATATAAACTAGGCAATCAAGAGCCCATGCTATGGGTTCTTCCAACGGGCGCAATAGAGGTCGGTGAAGACTCTAAATTCGCTGACATGCTCCTGAATGCCCTAACATACGACAATCCAGAATCTAGACTGGTCACAGAACCGAATCTAGTTATCGAACAATAACCCTTCAATCTACTCAATAGAATGAAGGTTCAACGCGGGACTCAACCTCGAATGAACTACATGGGAATCTCACAACAGAATATCGGTAGGGCATAAATGGCTTGGGCACTTGTAGGTACAATCGGTACTGCCGTACAGGGCGCAGCAAGCGCTGACGCATCCCCTGCATTCGGAGCATCTGAAAACAGAACTGCTGGCAACTTACTCGTCCTGTTTTCCTCGGTTACCAAGTCTGCAACACTTCCTTCGACTCCGGCTGGCTGGACGATTGCTAAGCAAGTTGCCGGTACGTCCACGTCCGCAACGATCTATTACAAGGTTGCTCTTGGTTCTGATGCTGCTCCGACAATTACCGGAGTTACCAACGGCCAGATCGCCGCGCAGTTGGCTGAGTTCTCTGGCGTTGTGGCATCTGTTGTCAACCAATCTGGTTCCGCGACCGGTACATCGAGCCCCGTAACTGCAACGAATGCTGGCGCAGATACCAGCACTAACTCACTTATCCTCATGGCCAGCGGCGATACCAGATCGGCTAACCGCGCACCTAATGATACATGGACAAGCAACCACGTCACAGCAGTAACGGCAGCCGGTAACAACAACGGTGTCTCCAATCAGGTTCACTATTCGTTCGGCTATGGTAACACCAACTCAACATCTGGTGCTGATACTGCGATCCTGACCGCCTCTGTTACGACAAGCATCACCGGTATCGCAGTTGTCGATGCAGTATTCAAGCCCGGTCTGACGGCTATTGGTTCGTTTACTGCTAATGCTGTCCTGAAGTCAACCCCTTCTGGTACATTCACGGCAGACGCAACACTCAAGAAGACTCTCAGTTCGACTTTTACTGCTGACTCTACGCTTCTAAAGACGTTAACTGGCACGTTTACTGGTGATGCCGTATTAAAGAAGACACTGACCGGCACTCTTACGGCAGATTCCGTACTGAAGAAGACGATCAGTGGATCATTTACTGCCGATGCCACTCTTGCTTCTAATGTAACGACCGTTGGTGGCTCCTTCACTGCGGACGCGACTCTTAAGAAGACCCTTAGCAGCACTTTTACTGCTGATGCCCTTCTATTGAAGGTTGTGACGGGAAGCATTGCTTCTGATGCAACACTTCAGAAGACCCTTTCTTCGACATTTACAGCAGATGCAGACCTTAAGAAGACGCTATCGGGTTCGTTCACTGCTGACTCTCTCTTGCGAGTGCCGCGATCCGGATCATTTACATCTGATTCCGTCCTTCTAAAGACTATCTCGACAACCGATCCGATTACCTTCGCGTCAGTGGATTCTGCGCTTACAGGAGTATACGGCTCTACTACAGATGGAACAAATTGGGTGGCAGTCGGCAAGAACGGTACCTCACCGGCCATTGCCTTGTCCACCGATCCTGCTAGCGCATGGTCCTTAGGTACGATATCTCCAACTCCGGACGCCAATAGCGCTGCTATTACAGACATTATTGATGATGGCGTGCGATTTGTCGGTGTCAGTCCCTCTGCTCAGGTCAGTTCATCCGACGCACAGGTTCTCTACTCCACTGGCGGGCGTCCAGATGTCCTTGATAACTTCAACAATCGAACCATCTCCGATGTACATACCGGTTCGGGTCACGCTCAGTGGGGAGTCTCCTCTAGCGGTGTGGCGCATTACTTCACCGGAGGCGTCGAGAACTTCGCAGGCGTGGCTAATGGCTATGGTAGGATCGTCTTCGATCCTTCTTCAATAGGATCGGCAGGATCGTTCGGCTACTTCACTGATTCCCTAGAGGGAGTCCCGTCGCCAACCGATGACGAGCCGACATTCACCTACAGATTCCGTACAGATACCATCCCAGACGGATCGGCAGGGCCGTTAACCGGTAGTCGTGGGCCGATAGAATACTACTACGAGTGGTCTGCCAACAATAGCAGCGAAACCATTGACATCTATGTTTACGTAAGCAGCGTCGGCGGTGTTGGTAGAATCGACATGGCGGGAGCGGCTGCCCCGGTGGCCAAGACGAACTGGGTAGCCGACACTTGGTACACGGTCAAGACGCAGCGACTACATAGTGGTCTTGTCCAGATGAAGGTCTGGGCAGATGGCGATTCCGAACCGGGCTGGATGTTGTCACACAACCTCGGTGTAGACTATGATGACTGGGGCGGTGGTGGATTCGTATTACTCGAAGTCACGGTCAATAACGATTGCGACGACGGTTCCGGTTTTGGTGGCGACAGAATTGTCCTAGAATTTGACGACTTCATTGCTGGCGGAAACGCCGCGATGACTTGGACACTCCGGACGGTTTCAATTCAGCCACCCGGTACGAATAACCTTGGTGGTCCTGTCGATGTCGCCTACGGCAACGGCATCTATGTTGTTGTGGGCCGACGCGATACGAGCACAGGCGGTGGTGGAAGAATCTGGACCACGCCAGATATGACCGCTGGCTCCTTCACGTTGAGGGTGAGCGATATAGGCGGCTCGACAGGCACCGTCACAAAGGTTGCTTTTGGTGGCGGTGAATTTGTAGCCCTTGCCGATGATGGCACAAGCCAGTATCTCATGACCTCGACAAACGGTATTTCATGGAATACCTCTGCCGCTGATCCATTTGGCGCTGGCGCTTGGGCGTATAACCTAGCCTATGGGAATGGAGTCTGGACCTTTGTGGGCGGTGATGCATGACATCACACGCTAGGATTTGGGTAACCACTGATCCGATCAACGTATCGGCTACAGAGGTCTTTACTTCGACAGGCACAGATGGCGCTCTCGGTGGCGTTGCCTACGATTCTACGACTACGATCTGGACGGCTGCTGCCGATGACACTGGTCGTATCTATCAGACTGCTGATCCATCTGGTACATGGGTAGCGCAGACTACCGTTACGGCACAGAATTCCTCCACGGTCACGGCCTCCGGGGGAACGACTGTCTCCGGTGGTAAGTCTGCCTCCCACATCCAGCAGGGTAAGACCCGTACGCCATTCACACTAGATGCTGTAATCGAGAAGACGACATCTGCGTCCTTTGCCGCAGATTCCTTGCTGCTCAAGCGCACGTCTTCTTCGCTCACTGCTAATGCCACGATCAAGAAGACCCTAAGTGGATCATTCACGTCGAATGCAGTTCTATTTAAGGTCGCTACGGGATCGTTCAGTGCTGATAGTACGCTGTTTAAGACAGTCTCTAGTTCCATCACGGCAGATGCCTTCATTGTTGCCAACACTGGCGGCGGAACATTCACTGCCGATGCAGTTCTGCGCAAGGTTCAGACCGGATCGTTTGCTGCTGACGCTACGCTGCTCAAGTCGATCAGTGGCTTGTTTGCGGCCGATTCTACACTAAAGAAGACGCTGAGTGGTTCGCTTACCGGCGATGCATTGCTGCTAAAGGGCTTCAACTCTAGCGTCACCGCTGATGCGGCAATCAAGAAGACTCTAGCCGGGTCCGCAACTGCTGATTCTGTTCTTCTCAAGACGACATCAGGCTCCCTCTCGGCCAATGCCGACCTCAAGAAGACCCTGACCGGATCAATCACTTCTGATGCGGTGCTATTCAGGGTCCAGTCGGGTAGCGTAGTGGCTGATGCGGCCATCCTCAAGACAACATCAGGATCGTTCACGGCTGACGCAGAACTGGTAGCCCAAGTTGCCGGTACTGGATCATTCCGCGCCGACGCTGTATTGCTCAAGACCTTCACTCAGTCGTTCGTTGCAGATGCAGTTCTCCTAAAGACAGCCACATCCTCGTTCACGGCTGATGCCTTCCTCAACACGAGAATTGTTGGCTCGATAACTGCTGATGCAGTCCTGTTCAAAACTCTGACAGGATCAATCACATCCGATAGTGTTCTGAAGAAAACTTTGGCGGGCTTCTTTACTGCTGATGCAGTCATTGTCGGCGCGACAACCAGAACGGGATCATTCTCCGCAGATGCAGTTCTACGAAAGACACTGAGCGGAGGCTTCACGGCTGACGCCATTCTTGTTCGCAGAACTGTCAGCAACATCACTGCTGATGCGGTTCTATTCAGATCGTTTACAGGCTCGATAACCGCCCATGCGGTATTGAAGTCATCCTTCGTGGGCTCATTCACTGCTGATGCACTGTTGCGCTTGCGAACAATGGGCTCGATTACGGCTGATGCTGCATTCCTGAGGGTTGTCCAAGGGTCATTCACCACAGACGCATCTATTGCCACCAGCCAGACTGGTCACTTTACTGCCGACGCATACATTGCACCTCGAAGTAGAGTGCATGTCAGCCAGACCCAATCAATCTTGATCCGGACAAGCCAAACTGCCTCTGTCCTGATCGCTTCTTCCTCGATCAAGACCTCGCAAACATCGTCGATCCTGATCACTACCTCAATCACGGAGAGTTAAATGGCTAAGAATAGGTACGCAAAGAGCACGGTGATATTTGCCGAGGCTGTCTTCAGCGATCCCGACAACAGCGCTAGCCCGCTTGACCCGGAGACTGGTCATACCCTGCTTGATCCATCAACGGTGATCTGCCGATTGCGTAGGCCAGATGCCAGCCTTCGGACATTCACTTATGGCGTTGATAACGAGTTAACTAGACGAGAGCAAGGCAAGTACCGCTTCACGCTCACCCTCGATCAAATTGGAACGTATCGCTGGGCTTGGGCTCCATCGGCAGGAATAACGACTGCCACTGAATTCGATGAGTGCGATAGTTACTCAGTTCACAATCTCTAAGATACCCATGGAGGTACGAAATGTATAGGCCAGTACAACGTAAGCAGATAGGAGACCCATACACTACGCTTGATGCTTCGATATGCACGATGGAGTCGGGTGCAATGGCACTTGACTTCCATACCCTAGGCAGAGTGAAGTTGTGGGGCGGTCAGTTAGTCCAGCACTGTGGTCGTTCCTACTCTGACATCGCCGCCCACGGCACCAATCTCAATAACCTGCAAACAGCATGGAAGTATTACGGTTACACGCTGACGATCAAGTCCGGTCACACGTGGGCTGATCTTCTGGCTGACCTCAAGGCTGGTCATGGCGTCGTTCTACAGGGTGACTATGATCAACTCTCCTACGGCGCTAAGTGCCAGAAGAATTTCTACGGTGCTCATGGTATCTACCTGAACCCTGAATTCTACGGTACGGCTATCCTCATGATGGACCCGCTGTGTGGTTCTCCGAAGTGGGTCAGCAATGCTGAACTTCGTAATTTCGCAGAGAAGTTCGGTCGATTGGTATTCCCGTACTCTCAGAACTACCAGAAGATTTGCTATGCCATCACGGCTGCGCATCCGACAACTGCGCCTGCGCCGACACCGACGACACACAAGATCAATATTGCTGCCAATGCCAAGGTCTATCAGGCTAACCTGACATCGACTGGCTGCATCAAGTCTTGGACTGTTACTACGTGGTATTCATCTGCTAGTTCCGCTCCTTGTCTCGCGGCGACCAAGAAGCCGGGATGCAGCAGCGGTAGCGCCACATTGGCCTACGTCACGAAGGGTGTCTTTGCTGGCAAGTGGGTCCGCATAGGCTCAGGAGTGACTTACGTCTAATTAACCCTCAAAAGTGAAGAACGAAAGGGGGTGATGTGCTCATAGACCCGTATTACTACCCAGTACCGGGAACGATACAACAAGGCCCGTAGACTAATTGGAAAACCTGAAAAGGTAACCTGATAGTCTACGGGCTCTTTTTTGTTTGCCTTGAATATTCTAGCGCGTCCTGCGGCCTCCTAGGGCCTCTCGCTATGCCACGGAACCGGAGTTCCGTCCGCTAGGACTGGCGGATCAGGGTAGTCGTAGTAGGTTGTCCACCAGATACGGGCATGTATGTAATAGTAGATTTGCCACCTGATCTGCCAGAGGAGATAGTCACGTTCGGTAATTCTGGGTCCTCCCAATCTTTCTCCGGGCATGAGTTTCGTCCGTGGACGTTCCACTCGTGCCCATTCGAGCATCGATATTGCTCCATCCTCTGACTAGGAGTATGATCGTGATATACGCCCTCCTCGTCATAGAACCTGTGGCTCAGATTCATCAGTGTCGAATAGGCCCCCAATGGAGCTACCTTGCTCTTAATCCCAAGAGCGACACATTTAGGACACTTCATGCTGGGACCTTCTTCAGTGTCTTATTCTTGGGAAGGTAGATGGTTATGGTCTGATGTAGGTCACCGGGAGGGTATGCCCAATCTCGACTGCCATCATATGGTGCGTCCCATAGGTCTCGATTAGTATCTATTTGCCCACTCTCAATTAGGCCCGTATACACATAGGTATCGTTCCCAATATTGAGTACGATAGTAGCGCTATTCTCCGTCATGATACCTAAACAATCCTTCTATTCTCGGGAGCGGTTCAACCGATCCATCATAAAGCACAAGAGTATGAAGCAGTTCTCCACCAGCCTCTTTAATTCGAGCCTCAATCTTGTCTCTTGTTCTGCCAAGATAGCAGGAATTGTCGAGGAAGATAAACTCCCTACCGTCGTAATTACCATCAAAGAATACCAAATCCATTGGCGATCCAATATTAGGAAGATCGTTATGGCGCAATCCTCCAAATACCCACTTAGGGTCGATCCATTGCGCGTATCTGTACGCCCAATTCTTGAATCCATAGCCCCATTTGCCAGAGACCACAATGGTCGGCGCGGGAGCAAGAAATCCATAGCGATTCATGAATCGATCATGCTGTATCTGGTAGAAGTAATCACTCGATAATACCGCATCCATGCGATCAAAGAACTCTGTGCCGCCACCAACAGAATACTCCAACTGATCAGTCGCGTATTCGATTAGACCGTGTGCGATTTCAAATTCATTGACCAATTGGGTTTACATCCTCCTGCCAAGTGTAGTGACATCTATTGCACTGAACGAAGAAGTGCTCTGCCTGTTTCGGATGTGTCATGCATAATTCATGGTAATCGCAATCGATGCCATGTGCCCTCCATGTTTTTTGAATATCAAGAGGTCTATGGTAATCAACGTATGGATCGACACTTTGACACTTTGGACATGGCCCAAATACTCTGCCAGTCCTAGGGTCGGGAATAGGATCGATAGAGAACTGCGGATGCGTACGACCTAGCATTCTGGCTCCTCTAAAGAGGGTAGCGAATCGCGTCCCCAATGGTCTATGATTGCGCCACCATTGGCCACATAAATCAGAGCCGCAGAGACCCTTTCCCACCCATCAGATTCGATGAGACCGACCAGTGTATTGCAGGCTGGGCATAGGATATATCGAACCGCCCCTGTAGTATGATTGTGATCAACATAAATCGCTGGTCGCTCTCTACAGATGGCGCATAATCCACCCTGTAGTCTGAGGAGCGCATCGTAGTCCTCAAGGACCATGCCATAACGAGTGAATAGTTGTCTCTCGCGGTCGCTGCGAATGGGCGGAATTATACCAGCCCTAACAGCAGCCTGTCGCTGGCCCTTAGTCATCTCTGATCGATGTAGGCCCCTGAGTTGTTCTGGATTATGCTTGGGTCGGGCGGTCATCGGTACCTTTCTCTCGGGCTTCAAATTCCATCAGGGCCATAGCATGAAAGATGACTGAGGCAAGATGATGGCGACCAGTTTCTTGGTCCATTGACTCGCCATTCCAGAACAGCATAATGTGGCGCAAGGCTGCTTCGTAACTTAAATGCCAAGCAAAGCCCTTTTCCCAATTCCTGTCGTCATACTTCTCGGCACCCTTGCCGTACAAACGGGCAACTTCCCACAATGGAATGACGGGGATCAGGTCGAAACGAGCAAGTTTCTCGCCCTTCTCACCACCGGTAATGGGGTCCTTGGTTCTGATTTCTGGATCATGCGCTATATCGGTGGTTAGTTTAGCCAACGAACTTGCCTCCCACATACATATCAAACTTGGCGCTTGTGTCCTGCCAGTTGCCCCCGAACCGGATGGCCTTGTCATCGATATAGGCGAGTGCTGGAATTTTCTCCGCTGTCGCTCCATCCACTTCGATGTCGTACTTTGCGCAATACTGCCTTAGATAGTCAACCTCATCCATGATGCCCTTAGCGATATCTCGACCCTCGTGTTCGTGCCAGACGGCAGATAGGCGAGAAGTAAATAGGATCACCTTATATCCGGAGGCGCGGACATCCTTCACCCACTGGACGACGCCAGTAAATGGCTCAGGGAATTCGTGGAGCCCTCCCCAAGGACGGATCGTGCCATCAAAGTCTAGGCAGATGATGCCCTCCGCTACGGGAGGATGTCCATTCTCTTTGGCGAACTTATCGAGTTTCTTCTGGCGAGGGTTACTCGCAGTCGATTTCTTCTCTGCTACCGATGTAGTCAAGAATTTCCTCCAAGGCTAGATTGGTTTTGTCATCAGGGTCTTGCTTGCGCATCATGGCTGCCCACTGAACGGCAAGGTCGAGGGAGGTTACAATGAACCCATCCTCGAATGCTTCCTTTAATTCCTGAGGTTCGGCTTTCTCCCACTCATCACCGACCGTATCGTAGTACCATCCGCCGATTCCTATCTCACCCTTCAGGGTCAGGAAGATCAGATCAACAGCACCGCCATGGGCGGTAGGTTCTAGGTTCTCCCACGCTACAAAGACCTTACCATAGAGGGCAGGGATTAGATCAGACCACTTCTCTTTCGAGGCTGCCGATTCCTCAAAGGGGATCGGGGGAGTATAGAGTCTCAAAGCGAGGGGCCTCCTTCATTTTCCAGTCTCTCTACTGCGTCACCATTGCTCTGTTCCTTGGCTAGGATTGCCATGGCCTCATTGTAGTCCTCGGTATTCATGATGACCCGAAGACCAATGACGCGAGCGTATTCCAGTTGCTCTTTGACGGTCCAATCCCTAAAGTTGTACGGAACACCACGGTCATCGATGTCCATGATGATGATCTTGCCACGTTCTACGAATCGCGAGCGCGTTATCTCCCAAGTCCTAAGGCTGTCCATTATAGCCTTTAGGCGCTCGAATGTCAATGGCTCATCTGAATCCAGAATGCTCACGTCATACTCCTAGTGTCAACTTTAAGACTTCTAATCCCTCGGGACCAGTGCAGATATCGCTCGTCTGTCCTGCGATTCTTGCCTCCCACGCCCGTGCCTGCAATTCAATCTGATCGACCATCGGCCCAATATCCTGTCTCACGCCCTGTGCCCAGACACGCTGATTGGTAAGGTCTGCGATGATGTTGTCCTCGCCCTGAAACTCCCACAGCCTTATACGACTAGAGGAGTCTGGTTCGAGGTAGCGAACCTCAAGAGTTCCTGTTAGATTCTTCTTTGGAACGGAGAAATCGTAGGCGGCTTGGTCATTCGAATCATACCTGAGGTTGATCCTCAAGTCCTTACCGAAGGTCCAGCGAAGTAGATCGATATCATGGCTGGCATGATCAACGGCTACGCCTCCGTATTCTCCCTTCGGCTTTGGGCCAGCCCGTTCGATGCGCAGATCACCATTATACAGGCTCGCCCTGATGAATGCAAATGCAGGATTGAACCTGCCTAGGTAGCCGACAGATAGCGACACGCCAAGTTTTTCTGCGGTATCAACCATGACTTCTGCCTGCGCGATCTTATGCGATAGTGGCTTTTCCACCAACACAGGCTTGCCCTCGGTGAGGAACATCAATGTTGGCATCCCGTGATAGGGTGTAGGAGTGGCTATTACCGCTGCATCTGATCGCAGAGTAACCTGATCGTAGTTGATCGGACCATCAATGATATCTAGGCGCTCTACGTCGTGGCCGAATGATTCGAGGATGTTGGCATGGAGTTTACCCATCTTTCCCTTAGCCCCAATGACGGCGATTCTCAATGACTTATCTCTCCCATTTTCGCATAAAGGGCATCAGACTTCACGATATCTGCTCCACCCTTGCTGTGGATTAAGTATGCCTGCTGTGGGGCTCTTGGCAGCCTATCCGATCCACGCAAAGTGCTCTCGTGCTTTCCGTCGAGCATCATCAATTCATGGAGCGGGCGAACCATCCATGAGCGCTTCGTCTTCCAAAGCCTCACATGCCAATGATACGGTTCCTCTGGCCCGAGTACGCCGTCCCACCAGTTCAATGACAGGTATAGCCAGCCTAGAGCGGCAGGGTGCTTGGCCATTCCTGCGGCGCTGGTGACGAACTTCATATGTTCGAGCATCTGATATGAAGGTAGTTCATCTGGATCAAGCCCGAACGTCCATTCATATCGATGACGGGCTAGACCCTTATTGCGAGTCTTAGAGAAGTTTTCAAACTTCTCATGAACAACCCTAACAGGAGCCGTGTTCGGATAGTTCCACGACTCCATCTTCTCGATGTCTTCTTCTGATGAACCCGTATCAACGATAACAATCTCCTGTACATGAGGTAGTAGGAAGGTTGTAAGTGCCGCTAGACGATCTATCGGAGGATTGAGGACCATGAAGTGAACGGATATACCGGGTAGTAATTCCCGATCATCGTGTTCGAAATCATAGTCCTCAGTCGGGATCAAAAGTGATGGGTCGTCTGCCGAGTTGAGCGTGGCTAGGGGCTCCGGGCGTTCCGTCGAATCCAATGTCATGTTTCCTTCTAGCAGGAACTCCCATCACGGTAGTTCCTTCTTCAACATCTTTTGTCACGACTGATCCAGCCCCGACAATGGCATTCTTCCTAACGATTACTCCGGGCAAGAGAATCGCTCCACCACCAATAGCGGCTCCGTTCTCGATTTTCGGCGCATACAGATTCGTGTCGTTCTGGTTCTTGCCCGCAAAGGAGTTATCATCCATGGTCAGAACACCAGTCGAAATGAATACATCATTGCCGATGATGACGCTGTTAGTTATGTGGCTAAGGTCGATCACCCTTGAGCGCCTGCCCATCCTGACAAGTTTTTGGAACGTGGAGTTCGAGCCAACGATAGAGTCATCGTAGACAACACAATCTTCTCGAATACGCACACCGTCCCCAACCAGCACCCTCCGACCAATATCAGTTCCAGTGTAGATAGTGACATTGGTTCCGATAACGGTATCCTCACGAACGATGGTATAGCCATCGGAATATTCCATGGGCTGGCCGGGGCGGTGCTTGGGGCGACCTATCACGCTGTTATCGTGGATGGCAACGCGATCCGCAATGATCGTGTTCTCATGGATAACGACATTAGCCCCGATATAGAGTCCCTTCCCAAGCCTTACGGACGGATGAATAACAGCCGAAGATGCGATCCATGAGCCCTTAATGCCCTTATCAGACCAAGGCATGTTACCTCCCTCAGACGACATTGACGATCTTCGTAGTATCGATATTCTTGATGTAGACTAGCGTGCCATTCGAATCGGCGCTAGAGGTCTTGATCAGAATCACGCCCCAGTCCTTCGAGCCATTGACAAGGCCCAAGAACCAAGCATTGCCAGCGGTGCCACTGTAGTTCTTTAGTAGATCACCGTTGGTCCCACGGTAAAGCGGCATTCCATACGTGATCGGATACTTCTGACGAATGGCTCCGTTGCTGAATGCAATGCCTTCTTCGTTAGTTGCATAAATCATCTTATCACCTGTTTCATAGAAGGTTCCCTCTGGAAAGACCCAAGAAATCATATCGTCCACGATGATGGAGACATACGATAGATGGCCAGTAGAACCGGGTGTCTTACCAATCCATCGGGCGGTTGCTCGATAGATGTCCCAGTAACCGTAATGGTCGCGATACCAATCGAGGTACCTGATATAGTCAAGAGTGGCATTCTTGTAGTTATCGTACGTGGCATAGGTGTATCCGTTACCCGGAGAATACTTGCCTGTTGCGAGCACCGTCAGATTAGCATCCCAGAGCATGTTACCCCACGAGCCCGTGGTCTTGGCATAGCCACTAGTTCCGAACTGACTCTCGACGCGGAACTGGGAGAGAGCAAACGTAGGATCGACACCGCCAGCCACGAATTGATCATAGATCAGGCTCGCTTCCGGTACTGCCGGTGAATTCTTGCTCTTAAGCAACTGTGTAAACTTATCCTTCGAAATCCTCGGAGGAAAGTGTGTTGGGGAATTTTGACTGGGAACGTCTGTCATCTAGCGACCTGCATACTTTCTATGCGGCACATGAGGGGCGGCTTGGTGGCCATGACTTACTTCTCGACCCTCGGCCCATCTACGGGATAGGCGACCTTGCGGACCTCGCCCGCAATCTTGGCGACAGCCTTAGTGGCTCGTTCCATTTCCTCGCGAGTAAACGGTCGCGGGACAGGAATGCGAATTGTGACTTGCGAGTTCATTATATCCTCCTAAAAGATAAAACGGTGCGCCAAACTTAATTGGACGCACCGCCTTCATTGCTGACTTACTTCGAGTCTGGTGCTGGCAGATCAACCGCAGTCTCAACCGGTGCATCCGTAGTATCAGATGCCGTGTCGGCAGTGACATCAGACGTATTGATCGTAGTATCCGTTGTGTTAACTACGACCGACGCATTGTCGCCAGCCGGGTTGAATTCTCGCAGAACCGCAGACTCAACGGCAGATGACAACTGCTCGGCTGAAACCTTGAGACCAGCCTTTTCAAGAGAGACAGATGCGTAGTTCAGCGCAGCGACCTTCTTGTCGGCAACATAGCCTGCGATCTTGCCCTGCTCAGCGGCCTGAACAGCATCAGACACGATGGCCTGTAGCAATTCGAACTGCTTAGCGTTCGTATGAGCCTTGATCCAAGACAAAAGATTCTTCGATGCAAGACCAACAACTCCGGTAATGACCAGCAATAGCGCATTGGCCAGTGCCTCATTCAGTCCGGATGACTGTAGAATAGTAACCAAATCTGGCGTCATTTGTTTCTCCTAGTTGACCCGGAGGGCTATGGCTCTTTCCATGCTCTCTCGAATCTGCTGCACGATTTCGACGAGTTGTTGGGCGGTGATGCTATCGTTGCCAAACAAATCTTCGACATCAAGCCGTACCTCTACGGCCAACTTGTTATTCCCTGCATCTGCATGGAATTTTACCACTTCGACATACAGGATCGGGATTGCAATTTCATCAGGTTGCCTGCCGAGAACATTGCTCCAATCCAGAGAGACTGTTGCGACATCCGCAAAGTCAAATCGTCCTAATAGATCGGCCAGTACCCTCATGCCTTCCGGCGCGAATCGTCTAGCCTTGGTAAGAATAGGCGGGCGTGACCCTAATTCTACTGCGATGACTCTCACGGAATTCCAATCTCTTGTAGTGTACCACCATTTAGCAGGTGGAGTGTAATGTCCTTACCCTTTGTTGGTCGGACCCTTATGGCCTTTTCGTTGAGAACACTCGTTGAAATTTCAGCAGCCTTGTCTCCCGCATCATCTGCATCGAATGCTAAGTATACGCTCTTTGCCCAGAAGATGTCAAGTCCCCATAATTCGAATGTAGTCTTCGTCATGGATGCACCGGGGATAGCCCCGATACCCCATGTCTCATCAAGATGTCGAGTCTTAGACCAGACGGCGTGAGCATCGCTTTCACCCTCTGCGAGAATGACATTTGGCCTGCCTCGAAGATCATTGATGTTGTACAGCACTCGACGGCTGCCAGTCTCCATGAACTTCTTGCCAACCTTTGGTCGATATTTGATACCGGCCACGGATTCGTCATCGTAGTAAGGATAGGCTATGCAATTACCGAAGGGCTTCCAACCGAGACCAAAGTGTTTGACTACCCTTGGGTCAAGATCGCGGCGTACGATATATTCTGTGACCTCCTGCGGAGCCATGGAGTAAAGGTTGCGCCTTAGTTCCTTGGCCAGATCAGCAAAGTCCCTGCGTTCTTCGTACATCTGGTTCGATGTTGACTCATATGCCTGTAAGGCGACTTGAATCTCATCAAGTTCTTGACCCTGCTTTCCGGCTAGTTTCCAGATGCCACCCTTCTCGGGGCAGCCGAAGCAGTAGAAGAATCCTCGATCCAGATCGATAGATAATGATGGGACTCGATCATCATGGAAGATGCAGTTTGTCAGAAAGTTCTGACTACGCTCATGTACTGGCCGATCTAGAATCTTGGATATCAGATCGGTGTAGGCGTAACGGCTCAAAGGTTATCCTCGGCCCTATCAAAGCCCTTTCGCAATTGCCTAGCCGTATCAGTATGTTCATGTTTCACGAGTTGGGAATCGACCAGAACAAGCGTACGAAGTAGGTCGGAGATTGCTTCCTTCACAATTGGCTCATGATATTCAAGTCTTGCTAGAAGATTCTCCACCCTCTGTAGTGTTATCCGTTGATGTTGTGCCACTGTCGGCCTCCTTGCCTGCTGCTTGCTGGCAAAGCAAGTCATATGTCTGTCTGTCGATAATCATCTTGCCATCATCGGTAGCGGTGAAGATGAGTTCCGAGATACCGGGTTCATCCGAGTCGCTGAACTGCGCTGTGAGTTTCCGGCCATCTTCAGTTCGGGTGCCCCATTGATCGATCAATGCCTCGGCTACCTTCACTAGGCGTACGCCCTCCGGAAGATAGATATTGAGGATATCGATCTTAGCAAAGGCCCTCATCAGAGCGCCTTAATCAGGGCATCAATGAAGATGTCGTAGTCGTCGTGTATACTCTCTACCCAGCCATGTTCGTCCAAGACAGCGAGGCTCTCTCCATTGGGAAGTTTATATCCGGCCCTAGTAAGGTCTGCGCCTAAATCATAATCCCATCCGGAATTCCCAAATGGCCTCTTGCCCGAGAATCCTTCCTGCTCGTCCCACAGGGTCAGTAGTAGTTTCTTGAAGTAATCCCTTGCGCTAGTGGCGCCAGAGTCATAATCATTGATAGGAAAGTCGAGGGCATCACGAAGTTCCGTTGGCGTTATCTTCATTGTTTACATATCCCCCGGCTTACGGTAGGAAATCTTGGTTACCGGCGTAGTCGTAACTGTTCCTCTATTCTCGGCATAGAATTCCATGTGCGATCCGACAAGCAGACGATCAACCATTATCATTGACCCGCCGAAGGTGGCGCCATTAGGACGACCCCTGACCCAATCTTCGCCAACATACCCGCCACGAACGAAACCATTGCCAAGATCGAATTGGTAGATCGTGTTCAGAGTATGAACTGAGAGCAAGCCATTCAACCCAGAGAAGTCGAACTCCTCACTATGATCCAGTTGGTCAAGAAACTGCGGAGCATTGACATCAAACCCATCGTGGTTATTTGCCATCTGCCTTCTCCCTTGCTGCTCTCCTGTTTCCGCATTCCATGGCAACAGCCTTCTGTTGCTCGGGTGTGACTGTCTTGCCGGTCGGGATGTGACAAGTGTAGATCATTACTCCTGTCTTTCGATCACCGACCAGCAAGGTGTCAAATGGCCCTTGCAGTGTTCCGCAATTACCACAGGTTCTAGTAGGCATTAGCCAACTTTGCTGCAAGCAGCATTAGTATCACCTTATGATCAGCGGTCAGTGTCACAAAATACATCTGGTTGACGAGTTCGTTATAGATTCGAAGGACTTCTGCTGTCTTCTCTCTTGTAGTCATTAGACCGGGAAGACTTCATCGATAGAAAGTTCCTTGCCCTGCGCAGCATCGGCTACTGCCTGATAGAAGACGCCGGGATAGTTCGCTGCGACATCAGCCTTGGAAACAAATTCCTCGTCTACCTGTGCCGTGCCATCGGCAAAGACTTTAAACGGGGCAAGACCTTCCTTGCCCGGACGCCGAATGAAACCGTCGAATGTAACTTCTGCCATGTTAATTGCCCTCCTGAGGCCATACTTCATCGATACTCAGCCAGTTATCGGCCTTGTAGTCTTCTAGTGTCTTGTAAAACCTGCTGCCATATTCGTCAGCAAAGTACGCTTTGTCTTCTACGTCGTCGGCTAGTTCGTCGTTGACATAGATATCAACGAATGGCGGGTCAGAGTAGATTTCAATCCGCTCCAACCCACGATCATTGTTGAGTTCGATATATCCTTCCCAATACGCCTTACGCATCGCGATTGATACTCCTCTCACTGTCGAATCCAGAAGGATACCGGGCCTTGAGTTTGTCGATATTGGCAGTCGCTACCTCCGACAGAGAAAAGCCATACTTGTCAGCAAGACAGGCAACGTACCACAGTTCGTCACCCAGTTCCTTAAGCATCTTGTCTCGGTCCTCCGAGTGACCATGCCCAATTTCCTTCTTGACGATATCCGCAATAGCACCAGCCTTCATGGATAGACGAGTCGAGAGTTCCAGAATCTCAGCCGCCTCGCCCGCCAGACCTAGGGTGAATACGGCCTTAGCAATATTCGAATCCGGATAAATGGAGGCAGTGCGGAGGGCTTCCATTTGGTATCGATTGAGCGTTTCGATGTCACTCATGCTTGTATCCATACCATCTAGTTCCCCTAACATCGGGAAACTCAGCATCAAAGTTCTTGATCACGATCTTGCTGATTGGAACAATCAGGAAGTGACCGCCCTCTGGTCCCCTCGTCGCTATAGCAGCAGTGCCATTGGGAAAAATCTCCAATAACACTGCTTCTATGTTGTCGAGATATGCTACCGGAATCCTCATCAGAATGGAAGTTCATCCTCGAAGATTTCCTTCGCTGCCTTGCTGACCTTGGCTGCATCGGCATCCGACAACTTTGAAGCGGCAACAGATGCCACATCCTCATCGGCTGGCTTCACCGGGCGGGGCTTGCGCTGACGGAGAATTCGGTAATCAGTAACCTTGTGCTTGCCATTGTTGTGAACAACGGAAGCGACAAGGCGCTTCCCTTCAAGGTCTTTGAAGTCCTCAAGGTCAATCTCGTCATCGACAGCCACACCAAGCGCGGCGGCAAAGAACTTGCGGGCTCGGGCCGGAACTGGCAGAAGCCCAACGTGGGTTGGATCAATGAAACCAAAAAACAGACGGTCATCACCAACAGGGTCGCCATGCTCGTCTACGAGTTCGCCGCCATCCAAGAAGGAAATGGGACGAAGTAGAACCTTGAGCGTGTCGCGAACGATGTTGTTGCCGTCTGCATCCTTGCGATACAGGTCAACCTGATTCTTCTGGACCTGTACTTCCTTGATTTCGACAATGTAGTCGTCTTCTGGAAGAAGTGTATAGGTTGTGTTAGTACGATTTGCTTCATATTGCTCGGCGGATGGAGCGTGGAAAGCCATAAGGAATTCCTCCTGATCTTAAACAGAGACTCTGCTTCTAATTACGGGATGAGTCGATCCCAATCAACGGTATTGATTATACCACAGATGATGGAAGGTTGTCAAGTCTTTTATCGAGATATTAGTTGGATGTTTGATTCTCCCTCGAAGTAGATATCCGCATCGAGAGTCATCGTGACCTGAGCCCATTCATTTGTACTCACATGGAAACTGATATCAGTCAGTCCCCTAATCTCTTGACCGTCCATCTCCACCTTGGTAAGGATGCCCTTACCCTCCGGGCACGTAATCTTGATCTTGTGTGGATGCCATTCAGCAGCGGGACTCATTTCTTCCTCCTGCCCGGTGAACGACTGGTTTGATCTTCTTTGGAGTATCCGATTTTCGCAGCAGTACCCTGCGCCTTCTTTGCAAGGAATAGCCTTTCATAGGAAAGCAATTCTGCATGACGATCTTCGGTGATGATATGCAGCGGCGGAACGCGCTTGCCATTCGGAAACGAGATAGCGTCATTCGTTGGATTGATTCTGATCATTGGGGCCTTACCCCATTCCTCTGCTCGTTGATTAACCTTCAACCAGTATCTCCCTAGTTCTGCCGGTAAAACTTCGGAAACGATCTGAATGCCATCACGGACAACAGTATTCCATTGTGTCCACAGAAGTGAACCCATCTTCTCGTTCTTGTTTTCCATAGCATAATGCAGCGACAATGCATCAAACTGCAAGGCGGTTACATGACCGACTCTACCAGTCGATGAAACTATCCCGCCACCCGGCTTGAATTTCGGGTCGGGACCATCGTGCTCCATGAGCCATTTTGCTCCGCGTCTTTCATCATCCTTGCTGCGGCGCAGCCTGCGCTTGGCATCTGAGTTAATGAAGATGTTGACGGATTTTGCTTCAATTTCCTCATTCACTCTTGGTATCAGCCTTTGAGTTGTTGTTAGACTTGATGAACGTTACAAAGATCATCAGCATAACGACAATACCAAACGCACCTTGAAATGACAGTGATGGCCAACCCATGTCCTTGGCTGCTAGATTTTCGGCCCAAGATAGAATTGCCGCAATACCAGCAGTAAACGCAATAGTTAAGGCAAGCATCCCAACGCTGCCAATGATGATTGACTTCAAAACAAACTCCTCACTCGTATTGCAGTTCTGTAACTGCCACGAGATACTTCCCCTGTTCACCGAACACCATGTTATTGGTGCAACCACAGGGCACATAGTCAATATTGCCATCCTGCTGCCTGCGCAGGGTCAGGATCGTACAAGATTCTAATGCTGCATGGTCAGGGTCCTTGCAGTTTAGGCACCAGTTCGCAGGCCAGATTGATACGGGTATTACTCTCGGTGCCATCATGATTGTCCACGTCCCTGCCTCCGTCGAGCAAATGCAGACGAAAAGGGAATCTCGCGCTGATGTACTGTTCGTTCTCTACGGCGATTGATCACGCCAAGTTTACGTAGGGATACATGATCGTGCTTCGCCATGGCCTCTAGGAGGTCTGTGGCTTCATCTTCTAGTGATTGTTGAATACTATGCTGCGTCATCTGCAACACCATTAGCGATCTTGGTGATCGTCCTTTGCATACGCTTCCTAGCAGCCGCAGTAGTGGTTGATCGCACGGTGTGAGACGTGATGTTCGCCCATTGGGCTGCTTGTTTCGGTGATAAACCATCACACCAAGCGAGCGTTTCAATACGTTCCTGTAGGGGCAACTTATTGACTGCCTGCTCGGCGTCGAGTAAATCTAGATGATAGTCGTTTCCGATGACTGATGAATACGATGTTGACATATCGTCTGCATCAGCCGCTCGGGCTGGTCCTGCCGTGATGATACTCCCACCGGGATTCTCAAGAGCAGCGCGGATACCATGGCGTTCGATTAAGAGTTTCTTGATATATTCGTTGAGCCTGTATAAACCCTGCGAATCGTAACTCTCTCTTACGCCTTCATAGGCGCTAGGATTACTGGCCAATATGAATCTCCACTGACTCGGATTAGACTGGCACGTCCATCCGAGTATTCCACAGTGACGGTTGTTCCATCGACTGTCGAAAGGGCCTTGATCAGTAGCGAGGCATCGACAAGAATCTTACCCTTGCCGGTGACATTCGCTTCAATTTCAACTCTCCCTGATTGTGCGCCACTGATGCTAAGGGTTTTCTCCGTGGCGTTGAGAGTAACCTTGTTGAACTCTGTTCTACCCTTCAGCGATTTGAAGGATTCGATAAGCGTCTTACGGTTGGCTGATATTGAGACATTATGCTCGAATTTGGGTAATGATGGCAGTTTGCCATAGCCCGGTCGAAGCACGGAAACGACTCGATATCTGCCTGATCCTATTTGTACTTGTGGAGATTGCGTATCATTTCGAATTGGGAAGTAGAATCCACCAGCATCCTCAAGGCCCTTAAGGGCCGAGAATAGTGTTGACGGGAAGTGAGCATCAAAGACTTCCGAAGCGGGCAATGGCCCTACCTCGACGCCCATATGATTGTCGTTGGCTCGCAGCCAGAATGAATCCTTGACGACTGATCCATACACCTGATCATGCGGGCTAAAATCGCCTACTGCAAGATCAAGATATTTCGATGCGGCAGGGAGAAAGCCTGCATCAAACTTCACTACGGGTCCGTCACCGAATGGCTTGGGCCGGAGCAACATAGGAGTCTCATGGCCAATGTTGTCCATCGTCACGCTGCTACCAAAGGCTGTCTTTAATTGTGCCCCATCTTTGTCGATTGTGAAGAAGACCTCGCCCTTCCCCTTGAGGGCCTTCAGGGTCGTCAGGAATAATCGAGATGACACGATAGCGGTACCATCTTGGTCAGTAGGTCCAACGGTGGCCATGATCGTCTTCTCGTGGTCCCCAGCAATGAGTTTCAGGACGCCATTGTGCGCCTGAATGATGACCCTATCTGTTGGCCTATCCGCCTTCTCTCGGACAGACGCAAACCTACCTATCGTCTCTCCGATTTCCCGTAGTTCTATGAAGGTTGTCATTCGCCCTTCTTCAGTGCCTCATCTGCGGACTTACGATAGACTTCAAACCACTCACCAGTGTCACCTGTTCCTGTCTGTGGTCGGTACTGCTTGATGATGCGAGCAGGGTCTTCATATCCCTGTGACTTCATTATAGCATACATCATGGCAGGGGATCGATTGATTCCGTGGCCACAATGCACCAGTAATTTCCCTTTGCTTGGGACTGTCTTCGAGAAAGCAATGCCTCGGGCGAACCAAGAGGCTGGCTTTGGCTTACCATCGTCAAGCGTCTCAGGGAGACCAGATAGATCAAGATGCACGAATGCATCCTTGATTTCCTGTGGCTCAGGCTTATCCGGCCAGTTGACGTTGAGGATATGGGTAATACCCTCTTTCTTGAGGGCAGGGATATCGGTTATGGCTAGCGTGCCGCCAATATATAGATCGCCAGTGATCCTTGAAATGCTCAACTTGATACCTTCAACGAATCTATCCATTCTTCATAGGTCTGCTTAACAATACAGCGGACAGTTCTGTTCTTCATGCCGTATGAGTATACCACATCCATATGGTCCTCGTCAACATGCTCGAAAGCGCGACACGAGACAGCCGTCTCGACAACCCATTTATGCTCATGGGGCTTAGAATGGTTCCATCCGTGAGCAAATTGATAGTCTACGCCTAAGTTATGGAAGTATGGATCAGTATCGCAGTATGTCCAACTCTTTACCTGCAATCCAACTGGAAGAATTACTGCATCGTCAGGCGCGTTATGGCATAAGGTCAGGAATGCCTCAGCCCTGCCGGGATGCGTTGCATCTTCTGAGTCCACGGGTGTCTTCCATCTATAGGCAAACGTACCAGCACGGTAGTCTTTGTAGTCAAGTCTGAAGTCGAACGGCTTGGATTCTTCCGGCACTTAAGTCTGCTATCCTTTCGAATGCATCGGCATAGAGGTCGATACTGCGGGTTGCACTACAGTTACAATCAATGATACGTACCCTGACTTGTCTATCGTGATATCGAACGATGATATATCGTCCACGCAGATAAGATAGGTCGGGCGAAATGGCCGCATAAAGGCCGTGTGAATATCCTCTAGCGCACGCCGAAAGCGGGCCGCGAGACGAGTCATGATTGCAGTACCATGTCGCACTAACTGAGATGCCCGTACCAGATATGGTTGCCCTTGGTGACGGGACAGATGTTGGCTGCGGCATACTGTCCCTGATGGCAAGCAACGCAAGTGTCTGATCGGGACGAATCGCCACCGGCAAGAATGCCACGTCGGGGACCGGCGAAGATGAGGGGGAATGCGCGGTTGAGACGCTCGACCACATCAGCAGGAAGACGGATGCGCATAGTAGACTACCTCGCCCTCGGTAGGTTAATGTTCGCGCTCGGCGCAGAATCAAACTTACCAAGGAACTTGATAGCATTGATATTCTGTTCGACAGCATCGAGAAGATGCGTGATCTTCTTAGCCTTCGTACGTGCATTGATTTCCTCCTGCTGTTCATCTTGCGTTTCCAGCATGGCGTAATTGTTTGCAGCGGCGTCTGACAAAGGCTTGTCGGATCGCATCTCTTTAGCCCGCTTAAAGGCTTCTGCTTGTGCATACTTTCGCTTCATCTCTGCCTCCTCAGCAAGAGATTGTGCATCCGCAGCAAGGTTGCCGAGGATAGCGAAAGATGTCACTAGATCGTCTAGATGTTGTGCCGTTGGATTGCTCTTAAGCAACTCCATTGTGTGCGTTAGGAATTCATCCCTGTTCAATCTGTACCTCCAAGATACACATTATACCATACCCGTATGGTGGCTGTCAAATCTCATCGTACTGTAGGGAAAAGAATAAAGCCTCCCCAATGAGTGGCCTATTCGTAAAGGCCAATCGCTGAGGAGACTTATCTTCAACTCGCTCCCCATATAGGAGCCATATGTAGGTTGGGTAATCCTTAGGCATGCCGAAACGATCTAGGTTCAACTTAGGAGGCGGCATGACGGGAGTTCGAGCGCCCATCAGAAGCCGAGAATAGCCTTTCGCTTCGCCAATCGCGCAGCCTTATCGGGCTGTCGTAGGCCCTTGATGCGAATGTACCTACCCTGTCGAGAGGCTGAGGCAATACGGTCCCTGAGTTGTCGCTTCTTCCGGTAGATACCCACCCTCGGGCGATCCGAGACATCGCTATCCACTCGGTCTTTCTCAGGGAAGATAGGACCAATCCTGATCTTCTTATCCTTCTTTAGCATCTCTTGAATCCATGGCAAGCGCACGGCTAGCAACCTAGCCTTGCTTGCCTTTTCTTCCTTAGTTAGTTTCGCCACAGCGTACCTCTGCTCTCTTGCCATTCTCACTCACAGAGAAATGTTTCTTAGTTGCTCCGCACTTAGGACATGGGGTATTTACGAGACTTCTCCATGCCTTGTCGGCATTGCCCGGATCGGCAGGCTTACCGTATGGGCTCTTAGTCAATCTAATTCCTCCCCCGACAGGTCTGATTCTTCGACCATTCGACCGGTTCGAAGATCAATGCGCATTGGGACATTCCTCTGCGCCTCTCCGTGACGGTTCTTCACTAACTCGCAGTCCAAGATATTCGGGCTGATATATCGGTCGCGCTTGAGGATGATGCCAATGTCGGCTGCATCTCTGATTGCGCCGCTGCCTTTGAACGTGTAGTATCCGGACTGTTTGTTGGCAGGATCATTTTGAGCCTTCGCCTGTTCGTTGGAGAGTTGAGAAAGGGCGATGACCGTGCAGTCCAGTTCCTTTGCAAGATTCTGAAGTTCAAGGATCGTTGTGCGTGCATCTTTAACCTCATCTCCAGTGTCGTAAACATTCTGTACGAAGTCTACAATCATCAAGTCGAGACCCAAGGTCTCTTTCTGGTGAATCGCCTTACTGCGAATATCTGAGAGCCTGTAGGCGGTATCATAGATACGCAGCGAAGTTGTCGGTATCCATGCCTCTGCCCGTTGGACTGCCGCTACTTCATCATGCCCAATGAAGGCTCGATTCTTGATTGTCCGCTGAGGAACGCCACTCTTGATAGACGCAAGCCTGATCAAGTAGTCTTCTTGTGTCATTTCCAGAGAGAAGACCTCGACCCACTTGCGAGTTTTCAGCGCGTGATAGATAATGTTCACGGCAAACAACGTCTTGCCTGTGCTAGAGAACCCACCTACGACCCAGAGATGTCCGGGCTGTAGTCCACCTGTCAATTGCTGCAAGGTGGAACTAAATGGCAGTTTGATCGCATTGATTTCCTTGACATTCTGAATACGATAGAGAATATCGCTCGGATCAGGACTACGATCAGGGACAGGTAGAGTCATCCTTACGTTTCGCAAGAGTGATTCTGCCTCTGCCATCAGGCCGTCGCTGTCTGCTCGCTTCTCCTCTGCCAGCGTAATGAATGTCGCGCCTACCTGCTGTAATTTTCTTGCAGTGGAGAGGCCCTTAACGATCTTGGCACTCTCAATTGCTTGCGGCACGGTGACGGGAATCTTGTTCAGTTTCTCAACGTACTCCATCGCGTCACCCTGTCCATCAAGGGCTTCGAGTAGCAATGGGAACTCAGGGGTCTTTCGGTCTCCGCTCACGCTGAGAATGGCCTTCATGATCTTCCGTGGTGTCGGTCCTTGGAAGTCATCGCTCCGAAGTTCTTCGCTATTGATAGCCCAGAATGAATCGGGGAATCGAATGATCCCCGCTAGGACTGTGTTTTCCGCCTCTATGTTCGCAAGCATTACTCTCCGTTGTCTTTTCTAATCTGCTTTAGACCGTCTCTAATCTGCTGACGCATTGTTCTAACGCCCCATGTAAGGTGCACGGGAGGAGATGGCCATAGCCAGCGATCTGCAAGCACGAGTTGGGCCTGTGATTTCTTCTCAATCAGGTAGGGCTCGATCAATGTCAGGAAATCCAATGCTTCCTGCCCATTGAGACGCCACTTCCATTCCTTCTTGCTATCGGTTACGACTACTCTACCATCGTTCATGACATCACCGGCAAAGTGGTTCTGCCCGCCCGAAGTAATGGAACCACCAAAGTGTTCTTGCATCCATTCATGCATCGGTCGGTAGTTGCCAGAGACGGCAATGGAGAGCGACAATTTCTTATCGACGCTGATCGTACCCTCGCCATCGAATAGACCAGCAGCGTAGGCGATATCAAATGCGGTGGGCCATGGCTTGACTCGATTAGCGGCCAAGTCGCTTCGGCCCTCAGCCAACGCGGCCTGAAATGCCGGATCATCCATGGCCTTATTCCAATGGTAATCCCCTATCATGACTTCCCCATATATACGGTATGAAGGGTTCTGACCTCAACATCGCTGTCGGTCAAATCCAAGTAACCAAAGTCCAGCCAGTCATCGATGCTCGATACGTACCTAGCCTTCGGGGTCGTGATCGTGATGAGTTCGAATCCCTGATCAACCAGTTCATCGAACTCAGTCACGGGTATATCAAAGGCAGCAGTTTCGGTGGCTGCCTTTATGAAGTGTGTCTTCTGTGTCATGACGTTGCAAGGTCCCGATAGCGTGAAGCAAGGTCTCCTGCCTCAGCATAGAACCGAAGTTCATCACTGTGGACGCGAGTATCCTGCAAGGATCGATGATCCTTTGCATCGATGCTATACGTATCGCCACCCTTGATTTCAAAGATACGGCGTGGAGCGCCGACATCGAGAGCCCAATAGGTGATACGACGCGCTAGACGAGGTAGATACAGGTTGATGTACTGCCTATCGAAGTGCGTTACCCCGGACCCGCCGTAGGGAATGTGCGTGGAGTCCTCAGTGAACTGATCCAGCCACTTGGAAATCATGGCATCCGCGACGGCAGGATGAACGCCATTACCAGCCTGCAATTCAGCGAGCAGGCCGTTGGTCTCGTGCATCTTGCGTACGACATCCTTGCTCATGAGGGCCTTCATGCCCTTGGCGGATGGCTGGATGACAACCTCGAATGATCCTATCTCCTGTAGGGAAGGATTGTCGAGCATGATGAGTCCAACTTCAACAATCTCTGAGGCATCTGGATTCTGCTTTACGACTCCCGGTGCCGGATAGAGAACAACCGACTCGTTGCCGGTCGTCTCAAGATCGAGCATCAGGATCAAACTGCCCTTAGGCATTAGGCTAGCCTCTCATCACCGTTAAGGTTCTCATCGAATAGGTATCCTTCCACGGCATCCTTCGCCACGTCTGGGTCCTGAAAGATATCTTCGAATTCATCGGGTCGGTCAACGAGCCACTGGATGAATTCCAATAGTAGGTCCCTACTTGTCATTACTTGCCTCCGTTCGTATAACCGGGAAATTCCTTGGCAATTGGGCAGACTACTGTGTAGTCTACGTAATCATCCTCGGGGTCGTTATCATCCAGCGACTGCATCACGTGCTTCCCATTCAGTACGGCAATGCCTTCCTCGCAATAGATACAGTAGATCGTCTTAGTCTTCATTTGACTCCTTCTAGAAATTCAACAATGACATCTCCATGACAGGCGAGTGGCTTACAGAAACAGAGTAGCGTCTTACCTCGCAGGGGTTCTAGGAAGTCGGGATCGAGTTCTAGTTTTCCTCGCAGATACCATCGATACCAAGCGAGCACTTCATCCCGGCCCATAGGCAGACCATGTTCATCTAGGCTGCCGACAGCAATTGGATTCCCCCACTTGCCATCGAAGCCCCGCCCAGCCCTGCCAATGTAGACAGAGTTGGGCGGGATGCCATCATGAATATTAGCGACCGTTGTGGCCAAGTCTACTTGGCGATCAACGCATTCGGGTCGAGAATGAAACTCTGGCCCGATGGGAGAACGATGGTCTGGATGGTAGGAGCCAACTTCTGAATCAGTGTGTACTGAATCAGTTCAGGCGTGAGCGACTGCTGTAGCAAATCGTTGGCCTTGGCCTGAGCCTCGGCGGCGATGAGAACGGCATCAGCATTACCCTGAGCCGTGGTACGAATCTGGTCTGCCTGAATCTTCTTCTGGTTGAGAACCTGCTGCTCGGTGAGAACCTGCTGCTCTGCAACCTGCTTGGCCTCAATAGCCTGCTTGTACTGCTCAGAGAAATCAATGTTCGAAATGGCCACGTCATCAACGACGATACCATAATCATCCAACTTGTCAGCCAACTTCTGAACTGCTTCCTTACGGATGTCTTCTCGGTGGGCAAGAACCTCACCGACGCCATACTTCGGGACAACTTCCTTGATGAGGTTGGCGAAGAACGGCCTGACAATCTTGTCAGCGTAATCGAGACCGACATTCTGGTAGAGGCGCACGACATTCTGCTGGTCGATATGAACGTTCAGGGTACCGGACATGATAACGTCCTGATATTCCCTTGATGCGGCAGCCAACTTATCGAAGTTGATACCCTGCACGCGAGTGTCAACGTCGGTGACGTTGTTCACGAAAGGCGGCAGGAAATTCAGACCCGGCTTGAGGGTCTCGGTCTGGACCTTACCGAAGGACGTAACGACGCCAACGTGGCCAGCCTCAATGGAATGCACGAACATTGTGGCGATCAGGAACCCGACGCCGAAGAATGCCAGCACGGCAGTCCCAGCAATGGCGCTCGGACTTGCCCCCTTACCTGTTACGTCGCTCTTGGTCGTCGCCACAAACAAGAACAGAGCAATACCACCAATAGCAGCCAGCAGGCCCAAGCCTGTCAACAGAATCTCCAAGTTAGTTCTTCCTCTCTTTCAGTTTCGCAAATACATAGGTTCCAGTAAACAGAATTGCGCCCAAGAACACCACGAGGATGAATCCCTTCGGGTCTCGATCAAGAGTAATGAGCGCGGCGAGAACAATGATGACTGATACAATCCCTCCTAATATAGCACCGAATGACAACTTCACTTATTCTCCTTCTTGCTACGCTTGCTACCACGGCTGATCCAGAGCAACTGCAACCTGATAGCGGAAGCCATGAACTCTGTCATGTCCATCATTTCGTCATACGAAACTGCGTTGTCATAGAGGAACTGACCACTAAGCGGATTGATCCCGTCTGCTAGTGCCTTGGCTGCCTTCTCTAGCAGTTCGATTTCACGTGTCTTGGTCACTTCTTTTCCTCCGATGGAGTCAATGCAGAAATTCTGAGCGCTGTGTCATCCGGCCAAGGATCAGATTCGTCTCCAAATTCCCCCTTCTTGGTTAACCCCGCAACAGTATCAGCAAATCTCAAATCATTGAAAGAGCAGAGCGTGTCTGCTTTTGGGCTCGATGTCATGATGGCACTAGTAAATCGACTCAGACGAACAAAAGCCTCCGCGACACGATCATTGATCATGGATTCACCGAGTCGCAACTCATGGCGACATATTGGCCCTGTCCAGTGCCACCTGCATAGAACAGGCAGTTCTCTCCGTGTGGCCCTTTGGCATAGGACCAAGAACCGTTGTCCTTAGTATCGCCACCAGAGGCGACCACTCCGGGGCCAGTGGTACAGCCAACTAGAAGGAGCGTCAAGATAATCAGTAGTCGTATCGGGCTAGCCATCAGACAGTTCCTTGGCCTCAGCCTCTAACCGCTGTGCCTCGGCCCGGAGAGTTGCCGCACGGTCGCGCTTCTCCTGTCGCTGCGTGGCGTAGGCCGTGACCTCATCGAGCGTCTCGGCAACGCCTTCGCGCCCGTTCTGGCCGCGCATGAAGGCGTCATCGAAGACATCCTCCACGCCGACGTAATCGTGGAGCCATTCGTCGGCCAGATAGGTGTCCCCGACACGCAGGAGTTTCCCGTCGAGGTAGACCGCCGTCCATTCACCGGCTGTGTGGAACTCAATTGCACTCACTTAGATTCCTCCGTATGGCATGGGCATTCACATCGACCAGTTCGACCAAAAAACAATCGACCCGGATAGGCGCACTCTCTGTGCCTTGAGTAATCGCATGAAGCGCTGACACGTCCAGCAAGGACGTTCAACAATGAACGTAACGGGTCAGCCTGCATCCGGCGATCCTCAGCATACATCCAGAGACCGAGAAGAATGAAGCCGATGACCATGATAATCTCGCTCATTCGGCAATCGCCTTACGAATACGTTCGCTGGCTTCCTCGGCCAAACGGTAGCCTAACGCTATAGCATCTTCGCACACTGGGCACGTTCCGTGCCCCGGTACTCGTGCTGCCAGATGAACGAGCGCTGCCCGTGTCTCTGCAATCTCGCGATCTGAGGCCGACGACACGGGTAGGGCGGCATTGTAGACGCTAAGAAACAGTCGTCTCTTAGCATTGCTGATCGACCCTGCCTCTCGGATGGCAGCAACGGTCAGTTGTCCCTCTAGCACATCAAACCAGTCCAATGCCTCATCCAGAGCGTTAACATCCAATTCGGCTAGCCGAAGATCATAGTCATCTGGCGTGCGGATTGGCTCCCACGAACCACCGACACGCTCAAAGACAATCTGTGCGCCATCAGGCGCGTCTAAGTACGGATCAGTTACTCGAAATGGCCTAGGCCAGTCAGTCACTCAGATTCCTCCGTGCTTATATCTGCTTGGAATGCTGTTTCGCATTCAGGACAGACCAGTTCAATTGTCCCGCCTCCGAACAAGAGGGCAAATGGGTCGGCCAACGTAGCGATGACCTCTTGTTCGCAGGAAGGACAAGAAAACGGTATCCCTATACTATCAGTCTCGGCCTCGATTGTCAAGTCCAGATCAGTCATCTTTGAACATCTCCATCTGCATCATCACGAGGATCGATAGGTCCCAACCCTGCTCATACCATCTTGGCTCTTGCATCTCTCCACTCTGCCAGCCTTCGGCATTTAAGAGGGTCGCTTCTTCTAGGAGTTCATTACGAAGGTCTTGAATCGCTTGAGCAATAGGATTAAAGGCATCAGCAGCCAAGACAAAGGCGCTCATGGGGACCTCTCTCTTACGAGCAATAGTCTTGCGCTCGGTCATAGCAGTTCAACCTTTGTAGTCATGTCGGGTATCCTAGCCGTTCTGCCTCTGCCCACTGCTCAGCATCTATCCTCGCAAGTTCCTCAACTAACTTCCTAGCAGTTTCCTCTATGGCATGGCCTCGATAGAAGTCTGTTACCCCAAGCGTGAGAACACCGAATTGATCCTCTCGAATGACCTTCATCAGGGCCTTCATCATGTAGAAAGTCTTAAAGTCATTGATCATCCACTCGTCGCGAGGCTTATCGACTATGTAGCCCATCTTAATTCGAGGCCGTCAGATGGAGAACATCACTAGGAAGACCAACTTCAATACTGATGAGCGATCCATCTTCATAGGTGTTGATCATGATTATCACTTTCTTGCCGTTGATCAGGACAGGAATTTCCTTCTGTTGCCAGATGTCGTTATGCTTGTTGCCATCCGTAGGAAAGCCCATACCAATGGCCTTACCCGAGTACATCTGTACTCCGATAGTATCTTTTGCGCTACCTAGGTATCCCATTACTCATGCCTCTCTCGAACAGGGATAAAGAGGGTCTTTGGAGGCTCTTGCTTCTGCGTGCTCCTCACCATACCATTCTCATCATGCGCCGCGAATTGCCCACAGTTAGGGCAATTCGTCCAACGGGACCAGAGAACATCGGGACCACGCTTCTGTAGGCTAATGCCATAGAAATCCAGCGAGGCCGTGCAATTACTGCATCTGTTCATTCAGCATCCTTCAGCATTTCCTCGCTCATGGCAGCAAGTTCCTTGGCAAGGTCTACAGAGGGAATATACTGCTCGCTATCTGATTGCAGTATAGTCTCTAGGTTGTCAGCAAATCCCAGCCCGAAAGCAGGATTCTGTGCCGCCATCCTAAGAGCGACAATCAATACGACCAGATGGGCATCCTCTCCATTGAACTCTCTAGCAGAGTCATACATCGCAGTGATAACTGCTAACGTATTGAGCGCGATTTGCGGTGTCACTTCTTTTTTGAAACCTCCCTAGGGGTGATACGATTAACTGATTCACCGGCAAGGAAGGCAGCCTTTGCTTCTTCTCCTGCAAGTTTGTAGCATACCGGACGAACTGGACAGTAATTGCATTGCCACAGGTCTGCTTCCGGTACATTGGAATAAGAGATAGGTTTTCCTGCTTTTCGCTGCGCATCGAGGACCATTAGCCTGTCATCAAGAAATGTTTCAACTTCCTCGTCAGACATTACCTCACTGACAATGCTCCTACCGTGCTTGGTGGTCCCGCCCTTCTTGAGGAAGATTTCCTTGTAGCCGTCCATCGCAAGGTATACGATTGATAGGTCAGTGAATCGAGCCTCAAGTCCTAGCAGCCATCGATAGATCGAAACCTGCTGCCTGTGCGAGAGCCAAGCGGTATCGTAGAAAGGCAACTTAGCGGTGGTCTTCCAGTCTACGATCTTCTTCTTCTTGCCGGAACCGATCACTCGGACAGTATCAGGCTGACCACTGATCTTGACGCCACGATGTTCTCGCTCATACCTGACTTCAGTATCAGACCTGTCGTCATCAACTGTTTCGAGCATGGCGTGAATGATACTTCCTCGAACGGCAGGCCAGTTATCGGCAGGAGAGATGTAGTAATCGTTATTGGCTTCTAGGAATACCTTGCGGGCGCATCCAAGAAGTTGCGTAACCGAGATAGAATCCGGGCGTTCCTTTTCTACCTGTACCCTAGTTAGAATAAGTATCTCATAGGGTGTGTTCGCCCATGAACCCTCCTGCTTGGCGATCTTAAGTGCATCATCAAACAGAACGTTCTTGTTATTGGTATCGATCCAGCCGATTTGTGGACTCAAGATTGTCCTCGTTTCTTTCTAGGCTTGATCACGAGAGGCTGAGCCTCATCAGGGGTGTATGATTTGTGGCATGTATCGCAATCGATCTTATACCCACCATCATTCCACATACAATCGCTATCCCATGATGTCCAAATGATGGCCCCACCACAAGGACAAGACTTTGGATAGCGCTTATTGAAGTACATCGCTCTCCATTCCTAGGTCTTCCTTGAAAACCACGATATCATATGTCTTTCCGTCAGCCCATACGCTCAGGACATGGGTTGTATCTGTGTCGTAACGATGAGCATTATACATACCCTGAGGAATTTCTGCAAGTTGTGAGCGTAGAATTCTACGGTACTCAGCCATCCCGTACATGTTGACGGCCTTGATCATGACGCCAATCGGGTCTTTCTCGTAGGTCCGGGTATCCCGATAGTTCGTGAACTCAGTCATCTTCGCCCGTATCCAGCAGGCTATCAATTGCAGCGGCAATCAACGCACCAGCCTTTGTCAGTTCCCTAATCCTGTCATCAGGAGTAGGCTTGAAGTATTCCCATTCCCAAGGCCACAACTCATATTGGAGGTTGGTACCATAAGCATAATCCTGCTTGCGCTTATCAACGGGAATAGCGTAGACGGCAGCCGCATAAGACAGGGCCTCGCCCTCTCCTCGGTCGTGCTCTCGATCATACCCTTCTACATCGATCTGTCGCTGTCGTTCAGCGGCTATGAGTTCAATTCCTTTTACCACTTGTCAATCTCCCCCTGTAGATAACGATTCAGATCGATAGGATTTTCATCCCAATCCTGATTCCACTTCTCTGGATTCCCGCCAGACAATACTTCCATGTAGCCTAGGAAGTGCTGTGGAGTGCCACGCTTGACTTCCAGTGGCGGCTTCTCATCGTAATACTCAACCTCAGCACCGTCCTGACAACCCCAGCCAGAGGTATCACACCAGCCCCAGACATAGGCGTACCGATCATCCTTCATCTTCATGAGGAATCCGCCTTCCCATTGTCCGTATCCCTCAGTGCTATCGCCCCAAGCGGCAATAACAGAATCAACAGATCGTTCGGAGATTCCGGCACGATCCAATGATTCCGAGAAATCATAAACAGTGTATGAACTCATTCTTCACCCTTCCATTCGATCCACCATGTCATACGAAGGGCATGATGCCATCTCTCGGCATGATTAGCGGGCTTAAGGCAGCGTAGTCCTCGTCCGTGATGAGACTTGCATTGCGACCTCATATTGTCTGCCTCACTCTAGTTGCGTTCTCGTGAACGGTATTCGGGGATACAAGGGTGAATTTACCCTTGAGTTGGAGTTCCTTGATGTTATGGGCTCCTACGTAGGACATTGAGGATCGCAATCCTGCCTGTAGATTGTGAAGAATGTCGGCTACCTTGCCCTTAGCGGGGACATATCCCTCAATGCCCTCAGGCACATATCGTTCACCATTGGACCCAAAGATGCTCTGGCCTCGATACTTTCTCCACTTGGTCCCGTCAGCAGCCACCACGATGCTCCCCGGACATTCATCAGCCCCGGCAATGAGAGAGCCGATCATAACGACACTTGCGCCAGCAATAAGGGCTTTAGCAATATCTGCTGAAGACGTTACGCCACCGTCGCCAATCAGCGGCACCCCAAGGTCAGCGTCAGCAACCTCAAGGATCGAGGATAGTTGAGGATAACCGACGCCAGCAACAGTTCGCGTGGTGCATACAGCGCCAGCCCCGATTCCTACCTTAATAGCATCTGCGCCAGCATCGACTAAATACTTAGCACCATCAGCAGTAGCAACATTGCCAGCGATGACCTTGAGGTTTGTGACGTTCTTGATGGCCTTGATCAACTTGGCAACCTTGACATGATGCCCTTGCGCCACATCGATGCATACACCCTCTAGGTAAGGCAACATCATTGTCGTAACTTCGACACTATCAAGGGCTGCGGCGATATTGCGAATGCCGACAGACATCCAAAACGGAACCTTAGCATCATTCAATTGATGCCTATCTCTGACTAGATCGGCATGATCCCCGAACCTATGCAGGATTCCCATGCCACCAGCATTCCGCATAGCAATAACCATATCTGGCCCAGTGACATAATCCATGTTAGCACTGATGATCGGAATTGTCAACTTCCTACCAAGGAAGTCAACAGATGTATCAATCGTCTGGCGAGTTTCAATATCAGATAGACCCGGAACGATGAGAACGTCATTGAAGGTAAGGGCCGTGTGCGGGGAGTACCAAACATGACTTGGCTTGACGCTCATATGTGACCCCTTAATTTGCCGCAATCTGGACATGGACATTATTAGTACGCTTGAGGACTAGCAACCTATCAAACTTCTTACCGGTAAGATCAATAAGCACACCCAATCTTATCCAATCTCCCTAGCCAGTCGAATGAAGTATGGAGCGCACTTCTCGCCGTATGTCAGCGGAGTTTCCTTTGTGAGATGTGTCACGAGGTCAGTGAATTCCTCTGGCTTTTCGCGCCAGCGCCTATCCCATTCCTCGAAAATCTTTGCAATCTTCTTTTCGCCCAAGCGAACACGATCTGATTCTGCCATGTTAATCCTCCAAAACTATAACGCTAACCTTGGGTTTGATCAATGCAATCCCAAGGCTAGCCAAGATTCCTGCCAGTATCAATGCGGCCAGACCAAGACCTAACTTCATTAGAAACTCCAATTCGAAATAGCGCCGATAGTACCGGCAAAAATCGCGACCAACAAAACAGATACAGAAACCCAATGGTCCCTCTTGTTAGTGCCTATAGCAACCAATAGAACGGCAATGACTGCTAAAACCTTCATGCTAATTGCAAATGGAAGTCCATATTGCAACAAGAAAAGGACAAATGGGTTTTGTTCTGTTCGTGTTCCACCCTGCATCATCATCATAAATGTCAGTGTATCTGCAAGTTGAGCAAGGATGGTGAAAAGAATAAGAAGATTCACTCTCCACCCGTCGAGGAAAGGCGGCACGAGTGCGGGGCTTCGCTGGTCGCTATCCCTCGCCCGGAGCGGTGGGCGACGACACCGTATCCCACATCGCGTAGCGCCCGGATCAGCGCGTCGGCATGGAGCAGTCGATCCTCGTGGCTGCGTTCGTAGCGATACATCACGGCGACTTCGTTGGCGTAGAGCGCCTCAGCGACGGCCTCTCGGAGTCGGGTCACGGTTGTCTCGTCGGAGGTCATCGGACTTCGCTTTCGTAGACGCCACATCGAACGCAGCGCCGCTCGGTGTACGGGTGCTCGGGTGTGGACATCGTGCCCGGCACTTCCTCCCAGCGGTGCGTAAGCCACTCGCGACCGTTGCGCTTGCAGAACACGACGATCCGCTTGCTCACGTCGGGGTCCCTTCCTTGGCGATCCGGTCGAGAATGGTTCTCACGTCCTGCTGAGCGTCAGCGATGCGCTGTCCGCTCGCTGCAACGACGGCGGGCTTCTCCAACGTCGCGGCTAGCAGTTCTCGTGCCGCATCCCGTAGTGCCAGCCATTCCGGGTTGATCGCGGCGGCTTCGCGTCGCCCCTGAGCGACGCCGTTCAAGTACGTGTCTCGGATGAAGTCGGCGTCGGCGGCTTCGGCTTCGATGGCGAGGATCGAGTCGAGCGGCGTCTTGGGCCACTGATAGCCCTTGGTGCTGAACTCCAGCAGCCGCTTCCCCGCTTCTGTGCGTGGTTCACCGGGCATCGGGTGATTATGGTAATCTGGGTCATCCAGATTAGAATTCGGAAACAGGTCATGCCCCATCACTTTGTCACCTTATATTGACTGTCAGGAAGACACGAGATAGAAGCATGACCATCTGTTCCGACGTAGAACCAACAGCCAACCTCTCTATCGGCATCATGAACGTACTTGACGGCACTACCAATGTTTTGTCCGACATTCTCGCCCGGAGCAGTAGCGCCAGCGCAGCCAGCAAGAACAATTGTCACGGCCAGCAAAAGAATCTTCCTCATCAGGCAGTCTCAATCTTTACATCAGGACTAGTCCCGAGAACAGAATTAACAGCCTCAATAGCCCTTCGCTTCACGTTGGTGCGGAAGGTAGCCATTGGAGACTTGTCATAGACACTCTTAGTTACTCGAACAGAACGAGAGATAACAGTCCCGTCTGCCCTCGTGTATGAAACTGAAACTGTTGCTTCAACGGCCATCGATAACCTCCTTATGTGCCTACATTATACCATGCGAGAGACGTTGAGTCAAGGTAGATGGTTCATTCGCCCCGCCTAGCAGGACATTAGGTTCTGGTACATCCCATACACCTTCGTGATAGATGTAAACAGGGATGCCCTTCTTCTCTGCGCACTTCACCGCATCTGATGTGCCCGGTGTCCTTGGGCCAGCCGCGAATATTGCCACAAGGGCATCGGACTCATCGATCATCCTTTGATTGCGTTGATGGCCAGCACCTCGTCCTGCAATATTCCAGAATGCCTCGAAGGTCTTGACGGTCTCATCAGGAAGGTCAATGAAGTCTGTTTGCGCTGCCCAAACGAATTTCACATTGGCATCAACTCCTGACGGAGCATCGCCAACATTGATGGTATGACCATTCCGTATAAGGCTCTTGACGACTCGATCAATGAACCAGATATCTGTCCAGCCATTCATCCTGCCACGAACAGGATCAGGGCCTCGACTACCACTAATGGCGACTCTCATTCCCTAGACCTTAACCACTTCTCAAATGTTTCGTTGCATAGAACTGCCGGTGACCGCTTCTCACGGAGCATGGCAATTGCCTCATCAGCACTTTGTCCCATGTACATCAAGGCACGCGCCACGACAAGAGAACTTCGATTGAGCCCTGCCTGACAGTGGACGAGAACCTTCTGGCCCTTCGCAAGGAGGCCGACAACAAACAGCGCAGCATCTTCCACGGACCCACCATCAACTTCGGTCGAGTCATACATGGTAACCTGAACGGTGTCACCCTTGGTAGGATATTTCTCCCAAGGATAAAGTGACACGATGGTATCGAAGCGATCACCAAGATCGAGGTTATCCACGTACCCGCCGTGCCAAAGATTACCTGTGACATGGGTAATAATGGGCATGCTGAATGGCGTATTGCCCATATGCGCAATGCCATCTATCCAGTGAGTGAATGGGTCCGCACCGTCAGGCGCAACCCAACCATAGGTCTTCTCAACTGTATTGGCCCCGGTATCTCCGCTCATGCCCTCTCCATCACTGTGAACCTGTCATCAAGGATAGGATCAAGCACAGGCTTGACATCCTCCCATCGCAGGCCCCCGTTTCCGCATCCGGGCCTGCACATGATGACTCGATAATCTGGCTTACCGTCAATCTCAGTTCGCATTTCCCATGCCGACCGTTCAATCAACTCAATCTCGGCTTTCGCCTGCCATCCCATCTCGCCATTAGGTCCATACTGCGGCTTAACAGGGAACGTATAGAGCGAGAAGTTATATGGGCTATCTCGATTGAAGTTAGGCTCGATGTCAAACCTGAAAACGTGATTGCCCTTGGTGCGAAGGGCCGTACCAAGATTACCGGCTAGCCAAGGATAGCGGTTTCTTGCCTCTAGAGCAATGCCCCTACCCATGACTGCCTCTCCGTTGGATTTGTAGAATCCATTAGTCGTGATGACCACGCCATCGAACTCATCGATGTAGTCCCAGATATTTCCGAAGCGCTCGATCATGCTCTCTTTTCCTCATCAATGATGTATCTCATCCATGCACGGTCGGGCTCTATGTCTGGATACCTTGCAACAGCAAGGTCATATTCGGGCTTTGGGGCTACTACCTCCAAGCCTGCCCCATCATAGAAGACAACCTCGGCCTCAGGCGCGTCTTCTAGTTTCTGTGGCCACTCTGCGTCCCATTCCCAACCGTAATCAGTCCATGACTTGAAGGAAACTGGATGCCTGCTCTCATATTCGTATTCAAATCCAAGCAGCGCAGCGATTTCTTCTAGTGCATCTTCAAGTCCTGTGCTGAGACCAAGAGAACCAGCGAACGGATCATTAGGACCGAAGTCCCACGCAAGTTCTCCGTTCACATAGAACGCACCCAGACCACTATCAGGGTCACGCACTACGACAAGTTTGTTAGTCATGTCTCAATCCTTTTAAGTCGTTGTAATTCCTGCATTGTTTCCTTCCTGAAGGCGAGGGTCTCCTGCGGTATTCGCCAATGACTTGGCTCTCCCCATCGGTTGTCGGGGTGAAGTATACGATCTACCTCTGGTCGCTTAATACTAGCCACTGTTAACGTAGCAATGAATGATTATTTCACCAGTAGCACCGAAGGCAGCAGTACCGACATATCGACCAGCGGGAACATCCTCACCAGTGAAGGCAAGGGTAATGACTCGCTGAATAGGCTCAGAAGACTGATCAGCCTCGGCCCAAATCGTAGGCGTACCGCTCTGGTTGGCGAACTTGATAGGACGCCACGTGGTAGGCAGTTCTACAACCTGCGTATAGGTCTGATCCAACGGGTACTTTAGGATGCGACGGTCAGCCATTCCGGTTCTTCCTCCTGCGTGTTTGCGTCTACTTTTGCGTCTTTTACGAGACGAATACCATTGCCTAGATTGCGAGGGTCAAGCCCACTAGCCGCGACCAAATCACCGATGTCCATAGTCACGTACTGCTGGGTCGTACTAACGCTGGCATGACCAAGCAATTTCTGGACTGCGAAGACATTAGCCCCTGCCCTGATAAGTCGAGTTGCATAGTGATGACGCAGGGAGTGAGGATGAATATTCACCTTCGCCTTGCGTGCCGCCATGTCAACGATCCCGTTTACGGTATCAAACGACAGACGGCCACCATCAGGATTGTGGACAAGATAGTCGGACTCAGCGCCATTGTCCTTGTCAAATGCCTGCAAGGCATCAATCGTCTCCGGCAGGACAGGAACTATGCGCTGCTTGTTGCCCTTACCGGTTACTACCATGTAGTAGCCGTACTCTTTGGTCCACTTCATTGCGTCGGCGCGAAGATCAGAGACTTCGGATGCACGAAGGCCATTGAGCAGGAGCGAGACAACGGCTGCTTCTCTGGAAGTTTTGGTCGCAGCGATCAGGGCCTCGACATCCTCATCGGACGGTACCTCAGGGACATTTCCTGACGGGCGCTTTGGTGCCTTGACTGCCTCAAAGGGTGAATACTCGATCATCTTTCGGGTCGCCAGCCACCTATAAAACGTGCGGACAGTATTGAATCTCCGTGCCGCACCATTAGCCTTATAGGTCTTGGTCAACCATGCCTTGTATTCAGCAGCACCCTCGACCGTGAGAGGAAGGCCCTGCTCAAACCAAAGGCGCAAGTCATTCCCATACGCACGCACAGTTTCAGGACTGTTCTGCGTATTCAAGAATGCTTGCGCCTCAGTAGCAAATGTGGTCATCGAGTACCCTTTGCTTGACCTCATAGATAAGTTCTCTGGCTGCCTCTGGATGGCGGCGCACAAACCAATAGGCTCGTGCTGTAGACCTTCGGTCCTCGTACCACTTGGGTGCGAGATGCCTAAGGTTTCTCCACTCAAAGAGAAGATCGTTGAGGATGTCTTGCTCGTTCATTGTCCCCCAAGTATACCAGTATCAGAAAGGATTGTCAAGCCAATCCCCCACCGTGTGTTTCTTCCTGATGATAGACCATAGCCCTACCTTCGCCCATCTCAACTGTGAAACCACAGTCATCGATGTCGCAGATCATCCAGCCATCATCGAAGTGCCATGTAGTCGGAGTAGCCGTTGCCTTGCCTTCTGGCTTCGGCCCAAGATCATAGGCTGCTACGGCTGTCCAGCCATAAGGGATACTTTCGGCAGGATCAGTGACAACATGATAGGCAAGGATGACATCTCCTACCTTAAAGGGCTCGCCTATATCAACGGCAGTGATTGTCACTTCGCTACCTTCCTAACAGTAATCCACGCATGAACATTTCCTGACTGCTGGTCCATGGCCCATTCAATCTTACTGACGAGGAAATTACCTTGGGCTCGACCGCGAGTAAGAGAGCCCATCGCTAGGATATCACCCTTCTTTTTCCATACATACGCGCCAACAGGATACGCAATAGCAAACGTCAGGTCAAAACAAAACCACTGATAGACACTCACTGTGGCTGGTAGGTGCTCTCGTCCGATTGTCCAAGCCGCTATCCAAGCAATAGACAAGAACAAAGTCCATACCCACCAGATGAATAGCAAGACCTTAAGTGTCACTTCTTCTCAGCCTCTTTAGCCTTCTTGGCAATGATAGGCAGCGTCACCGTGATCAAGCCACGGGCATTGACCTTCATTGCTTCTTTGCGCTTCTTCAACTTCTTTTCGCGCTGCTCGTAATTCTTTGGCATCATGATCCTCAAATGAATTGTTGCTGACCTTTCGGGAGAGGCGACCCAAGAGGCTCCTGCAATCCGCGCACCTTCCCTTTGTACCACCAAGGGAGGACTATTGGGGATGCACTCGCCTCATCATTCTATAGACAAACGTGGTCCGTGACTACATTCCTGATGGACCTCTCCCGAGAGGCCAGCAATTGACAGGCGGCGACTCGGTAATTACTCCGATTATGTGGCTCTTATCAGTCCGTATCCCACGGGCGACCTGTCTCCTGCCATTCTAACGGTTGACTATCGGATTGTCAATACCTGAATGACGGTCTGTCATGCTTCCATCACCACTTCATGGTCAGTGAGGGCATATCCTTCCTCATAGCCACCATGATTTTCTAGTTCCTCCATGGCTATCCTCTCCGAGATAAAGATGTTCACAACACCCCAGATGCCATCAGCATGCTCGTGCCAGAGAATCCAGACTGTCATGCTTCCTCTACCCATCCTCTCACAACATTGTAGCCTCGACTAAGAGCCTGCATCATTCGATGCCCTCCCACACTGTTACTAGTATGGACAATGAATAGGCC